TGGTGCATTCCTAGAAAATATTACTATACAAGGCTATTCCATAGCCATAGATGTTCAAATAACCACATCCATAACTGATACCAGTATATATTTTCAAATTAAGGTATTGCATTCTTATTCTATATATACTATACTTATATATATTGTTAGAGAGTAGTCTTACTGGAGAGACTATAAACTCCTTAAGTGCATGGAAAGGCATACATATATTAGGATTTATCCCTTTTTCTTATCCTATACTTCCTGTATCGCATCAGTGCTTTTGTTGTATTATATTAAAGGGCTCTTTGTCAATGTATATTTATTTATACACTACAGAGGTATTATACTTATTAGCGGCGTTTTATATCTAATAGGTGTACTATATAAGCAATGCTTGGTTCCTGAATTGGGCTGTGAAGCTGTAAGGTTACGTCCCCAGCGACATCGTGTGGTCACGGTGGGTATTAGCATATACAGTATACTTGATGTAATCCCTAGTATTATATTATTTCTTATTGTATTTATTGGTATATATACTAAGTGAACAACTTAATTTTTTAATGCATCCTTTAAATAGGAGCGCCCGCCGTATACTTGTACTAGTATCCGGTAGTTTTGTCGTATCTGTACTATTCATAATACTGTTTATTACAACACATGCCGCGCCGACATGTGCTATTTATCTATCTTTGTATTACTATTATATATACCTGTATTGTACCTTATATATAAAACCCACAAACACTATAAAAGCGTTTGGCTAAACATACTATTTATTCTTTTATTGCTTTTAATACACTTATATATATGTATACAACGATATATAAAATCACAGCCAGTATCTCTTATGTTCAAAAAATAATAAACACTGTATTGTTGTAATCTTTATTAGTAAAGGGGCTCGCTTACGCTCGCCCCGTATTGCATCTTTTATATCAGAACAGAAATTAGTTTTCTTATACTATATGTTCCTAAATAAACAGAAGTACGATGTCTTGTAACATTTCGTACAAGAATATCATTAATACTACTTCGGCATATGCTATTGCTACTGATAGAATCATAACAATAAGTGCCATTAAGAGTGTTAATACAGTATCACCTTTTATTTCGGCATTGTACTTACTTCTCTCAATATCCCTAGTGATAATATGTCCATTTAAAGCAGCTAGTAACCCATGTAGTATTAAACTAAAAGTAACCAAACCATTCATGATAGTTATCTCCATTGGTATTTAATCATAAAAAGATCCCACTCCTAAAAGTGGGACCTTTTCTTTTACTACATTAAGCAGCAGTTTCTGCTTTTTCACCTTGATCTACAGTACCTTCAGCACCGGAGAGCAATTCATCAACTGTTTGAGTTGATTCAGTTGCTTGTTCAGCTTGTTTAGCACCACGAGACAAACGACGTGCACGTGCTGCTTGTACACCTGTTTGCTCTTTCGGAGCTTCAGAACCGACTGTTTCAATGCTGTTGATATCGATTTCTTCAACTTCTTCAACAGTTGCTACAGGAGCAGCAAGCATATCGAAGTCTTCGGATACTACCGGAGCAGCTACACCACTACCGGCGCGGTCGAAGATGTATTCAGAAATCACAACATTGGGTACCGTAACCCAAGGTTGCCCTTGGCCAGCAATACGGCTTTCCATAGTTACACGGTTGCCGCCTTGGTAAACAATAGCAGGATTGCTGGTGATACCACGTTCAAAGGCTTCGGGGCGCGAATTGTTATTACCACGGTTGTTATCGTACAAAGTAGTACGGATAGCAATCTTATTACCTTGAGGATTAGTTACTTCCACAATACGACGAGTGTATTGAGTTTCACTACCTTGGGTAACTTGAATACCGCAGGTGAAGTCAGAATGCAAAGGATCAACATCAGCCATAGTGACTGTTGCCTTACCTTGCATAAACAGACCAGCAATTACGCGGCTTGCAGGGAACAAAGTGTTTTCCCACAAGTCTTTAGCAGTGCTGCCAGCACGACCGTAGCTTGCACCCAATTCAGGCAAAGCAATCGGTAAAAGGGTGTCACGGTTTGCATAGATCGCAACACCTTTGAAGAGTTTCTCTTCTTTCACCAATTTGGCTACTTGAGCGAGGTACTCTTTATAGAGTTCTTCCATGCGTTGGTTGATGGCGTTAACATTCATTGCCTTATCAATCACACGGATTTCACCTGAGTTATGAACATATTGGCTGTTCATAGTAGACAGGTTTTCTTTTTGGGTTTGCAAACCCAGAATTGCCAGAGCATTACGATTGATGACATCATACTCGGCTTGTTTTACAGTGTCGGACGGACATACAAAAGTGTAAGTCCATTGACCTTGAACTGACATTGCATTGAATACATCTGAACGCAAAGCAGTTTCCATAGCCCAGTGGTTATGGTCGCCAACAGGAGTGTTAACAAAGTCAACAGCACCTTTTTGTGCAACAGACCAGTGGTCATCGGCATTTGCCATAACCCAACCTGTAGCGCGGGCGTTTCGGGTATTGCTGTAAGGCGCAGGTACCATTACATTCTGTGTACGGTAAACGCTGAACACCGGACCATTATCAGTATCGCGGCGGTTGATGCTGTAAATCACACGACGGTTTTCAGGACGAGGCATGTATACAGTACCAGATACTTCATGGAAGTCTTCAGGGTTGTTGCGTACAACGCTAATGATGCGAGCAGGGTTGATTTCGAAGTTAGCTTGTTGGTTCATTTTAAGATCCTTTTTAAAAATAGAATAAAAGTGGGCGAATACCCGTAAATGAGGACAACATTATCCTCAATAAAAAATCGACACCCACTATGATGGAGTGCCGATCTTTATTTCTACTTACAGCTTTTGATGTACAGGTCTGCCAAGTTATTGCTACGAGGAACAAACACAACCTGTGGGTTATTAATACCAGTAACATTGTTTAAACTGTCACTAGCAACAACTTCCCCATCGCTATTCTGTAAAGCAAATTCAATTGCGGCTTTCTCTGCGACATTATTGTCTTTTGCCTTAATGCGCTTATAAGCCCTTTTGCTATTGTTAGCAGAGATGTATCCAATTAAGAATACACCTTTGCCAACTTCAGAAGCGTCTGCATATATCATGCTGCAGCAGCTTCTTCTTCTGTCATTGCAACCATCCCTTTACGGATGATACCTTTAGCACCACTAGCACCAAAGTCTTTGGTAGTAGCAGCGTCCAACAGGTCGATGATGCAAGACAATGCCAGCGCAGATACTTTGATAATGGAACCAATTACTTTCTTGGCACCATTATAAACATAGCATACAACACCTTTGGCAAAGTCCCACAACAGGCCGCCAACCTTGGTGAGGCCGACCATAATAGAACCTGTCCAGCCTTTCTTAACGGCTTCAGGAGTTTGCTCAATAGAATCTTTAACGGATTCTACAATAGCTTCAGCTTCTTCATGAGTGCTGACATTCATCTTCAATTCTGACAAAATATCAGCAGCAACCTCATTCACAGCTTCCATATTGCTTTGAGCAATAGTGATACCGGTGATATCATTAGTACCAAAGTGAGCAACAGCACGGATGTATTTGCGAACTTCAACATACAGACGTACCTTGTTTTCTTCGGTTGGATTATCCACATATTCCTTGTTGGCTTTCACAACAGCAGAGTGCAACAACAGTACACCGGATTCGTCCAGTTTGCTGATTTCTTTCATTTCAGCGTCCAGAACTTGTTGAGATTTGAAGTTTTTAGCGTTTACGGTTTTCATGATGGTTTCCTTGTAATTGAAAAAGATTGAATCGGCAACATTGCCAAGTTTGGTTTCAGTTTTAGTTTCATCCATAACATCGTATGGATCCGTATCGATTACACCAGCTTTGATGTATTCGTGTGCTACTGTCTTGTACTCAATGAATCCGGCGATAACCTTTTCTTCATTGAGGCGTTTAGCTGATTGATCAATAGCAGCAGCATAACCTTTGGCGGCATTTTTAATACCGTTCGCAATATTATGCAACTGCTTTCTCGCAGCTTTTGCTTTGTCGGCCATATCATTTCCTTTCTATCAGATGGCTTTCAAAAAGAAGTCGACACTACCCTAGGGAGGTGTGGCGACTTTCACTACGAAGAGCGGACGGAGAAAAAGTAGCACCGTCGACACTAATCCTATGAAAAACAACTTTCTTCAAAAAAGAATCGACACTAAAAGCGCCGACTCTTTTGTATTAGTAAGTGATACCACAAACCTTGCGAATATCAGCTACCACATCCATCCCCGTATGATTAGACTGATATAGTACATCGCCATCCCTATTGATAACTTGTACATAACCAAAGCCGCAGACAACAGAATTGCCATTATCTGCATGCATAATATCTTGTAATTCAGGATTATTAATAGTTTCCTGAATTTTGTTTTTAAGTTGGACATCAAAGTCCTTTTTGTTTACAACAAACATTTTGGATTCCTTTCTCCGTATAAAAGGTTTACTCAAAAAAGAATCGACACTTTATATGCCGACTCTTATAGATTGTTATTTACCTAATCTGTCTAACTGTTCGATGATGTCATTATGGATATCGATGTTAATGATATGCTCAAAACATGAAACCATATGACGGAAGCTTTGTTTCGGGCTGATATCTGGATGGTTAGACAAATCATCCTCTCTGTCCCGTTCTTCGCGGTATTCGAGTACATCATGGAACAGATCTGCACTGCTATATCCACGCAGGTAGTCTTTGTACTCTTCAACAGATTTATAGCCCTCTTCTTTGAGTTCAGCAATGAAGTTTTCTTTAGCTTCATCATGTGCTGCGTCCTCGAACTCTTTTCGTTCAGCAGGGTTATTCCAAATTTGGAACATGTTTTTAGTAGGGATGTATTTCATTTGGGGTCTCCTATAGCCATAAAAGTTAAAATAATCAAAAAAGAGTCGACACCGAAAGCCGTAAAGCTTAAGGTGCCGATAAAGTTACTTACACTCACATAAGGTATAAAACCTCAAAAAGAAATCGACACGTATATTAATGCGCCGATCTCTAGTGCTTTACCTACCAGTAAAAGTATCTTCAGTAATAGGATTCCACGGAGTATCAAATGTGGAACCCTTACGTCTCCATTCAGCACCATTAGTGCTGATACGGGTATCATACAGCTTAGTGCCAAAAGCACGTTGGAATCTAAACAACAAATCCCGTTTCTGAACAAAGGTGAGAACTTCCTGACGAGCATTAGACTCGATCAAGGGACGTTGTTCCATAACACCAGTATTACGTTGCAAAGCCAGTGTTAACTCTTCAACCTTGTTCTTCAGAGCCTGTACCTCCGACTCTTTCTTGGCCAGTAATGCGATCAGGTCTTTCTTCAAAAGTTTATTGTAGTTCATGTCAACTCTCCAAGGGTTAAAAATAATCATTAAAGTGTCGACACTCACCCTTAAGAGTGCCGGCACTTTTAAATAAACAGTGTGCATACTAATGATCACATCAGAAACCTTAGTAGGTCCTCACAAAAGAATCGACACTCTCTTTCCGCTACAGCAATTTGTAACGGAGCGAGAGTGCCTTTGTTCTTTTTGTTTGTACGGAGTCTTAGAAACCCATATCATTCAAGGCTGAAGCTTGTTCCTCAACAGTTGAAGAGGCCTCACGCTCAGCAAACACATTGATTGCTTGGATAGCTTTCAATGATTTGGTAGCTTTCTCGGCAGCTTCAAAGAACATACCTATTGCTCCGTAGATGCTGGCTTTAGGAGCAGTAGAGTGCTTAGTACCACGAGACTCAACCACTTTGAAGAAGTCATCAAATGTGCGACCAATAGACATTGTTGCATCAATATAGTCCTTGATTTCCTCTTCGGTTCCATCAATAGAGGAATAAATCACACCATTAAGGTTTTGCATGTATGAGCCAAACCCCATACGAGACAAAGCCAGACCTGTAGCTCTTGTACCAAAGTGGTTGTAGTAATCGTACTCACCCTCACTGTATACTTTGCCAAGTTTGACCATGTTGCTGTGCTCGATGATACGTGGAGCCTTCTCAGCAATAATTGTGGAGATGCGACGTGCCACTTCTTTGTTGCCGACTGTAGACTCAATTGCCTCTTCCCAAGCATCAGCAAGAGAGATGCTGTCATCATGAGCATTACGTTCTGATGCACTGAACAAATACATCATATCAATTAATGAGTATCCGCGGTTCTCGTGTTTCATCTGAGAGATCGCACCGTTCTGTACTGCAACGCCCATTGATGCAATAGCAATGCGTGCCTCTTCTTTGGATAACCCATCTTTCAGGGCGGTCATAGCTTCGAACAATGGGATAGATTGAACAAGGGCATTAGTATACTTACCAGTATCTTGTTTAGCTTTAACAAGTTTCTCAACACCAGCCTGGAATTCTTCTACTGGATAACATTTAATAGTGCTATCAGTAATAACATCCAAACCTTTAAGGATAGATTCTTCCTCATCGGCTACATATGCAGCCTGGTATTTCCCGATAAGATTATCGCTACCAAGAGTATGTTCAGTTGTCCATGTATCATAACCATCCAAGCCTTTTGCGAAGAAGACCGTAGCACGGTCTCCGTCGAAATCGTCTTGATTAGACAAAGCTAACATTGGAGGAATACGCAATACAGATTCTTCCAAGATATCAAACACAGAGTATTCCTCAGAAGATGTCCAGAATGGGGTACCAGACTTAGCAGATACCAACTTGAATGATTGCAACATCAGTTCTGGATACTTTATGTATCCGAGTTGATAGTCTTCTTGGATACCTTTACGCACAGCCTTGTTGGTTGTATAAATATTAACAAGGTCTTTTGTTTGAGGAACTAATACCATGTTTGCATTACCTGTCATACGCATCTTAGTGATACGGCTACCTAAGAACAATTGCTCCAAAGTCAGGACGTGTTTAGCATATGTCAACACGGCACCTTTAGTGTTTTGGAACTTGATCATTTGGTAGATTGACATCAAAGTGCCAACAAGTTTACCGCCGATCAGACCCTCGGATAAATCTTCTTCATTAGGAAGAATGATTTGGCCTTTCAGCTTATTCCATGCCGGGAAGATAAAATCATAACCAGCAAAGTTAATGGTGAATCCTGTATTGGTCAGGCCTACCCAACCAATAGAAGAATCCCCATTTAAAAGGCGATCAATAGTGTTGCTGATCATTTGTTTATCCTTGCCGTAAGACTTAAAGTTCTCGGCTTTTAAGGTACCATTGCCCGCATAAGCAATGCTGTTATCAAACAGTTCTTTCAAAACAAAGCGAATCTCACCTTCCTCATAAATGCGAGGTGACAGCTCTTTGGTAAAGATAGAAGACTCTACCAGGTATGAGTTGTCAATGTTAGCTTCCAGGAAAGATTTCAAAGCCTTCTCTCCAAATTGATCTTTGATAGAATCAAGGGTGAGAAGAGAAATTCGACCCACTTTCTTAACCTTAGTGATCAAGCCGCCACGTTTCATCTCAAGCAAAGTTTCACCCACTTTGAAATCAGTGTTAGACTTAATTTGTTCCACAAAGCTTTTCATAACAGATGACGCATTCAGAGTCTTAACCTCTTCTTCGCTAAGTGATTCTTCATCGATTTGTTCGACCCCGAGTAATTCAAACTCAGCCTCATCAATAGAGGCTTTAGATTTTGTTTCCTCTTGTTGAGACAGGAATTTCTCTGTATACTCCCAGCCCTCCAATGCGTAAAAGGATGTTGCGTGGAGCTCTTCGTTAACGATAATGACCTTATATGTCAAAGAGCCGATTTGAACATCTTTAACAAAAGAGGCCAGCTCATTATTTACTTGAGTACGGAATTCAGCATCCTTATATAAGCTGATGATGAACTCTTTAAGAGTCTTTCCTTCGTTAACAAGATTATAACCTAATCCTACAGATTTGGATTTCAGTTTTCCTGTTACATATTGAACTCCCAGTTCTTTAGCAGCAGCTTCAAAGCTGTCATCGATGTAAGCTGCGACACCTTTCATATGATTTTCAGAAATGACACGCATAGCACCATATTTCAGGTACTCATCCTTAGACGCATGAATAGCACCACCAACAATCGCTGTGTAGATACTGTCATTGAAGCGGTTATAATCCTCTGGCATATCAACACCAACGATTACTGCAACTTTTTTGTAACCGATGCTTACAGATTTGTGCTCCGATGGATTCAGACCAAACCTTGCGATAGCTTTTGTGCTATCGTTAATGCTATATACATCGTCACCATAAAAAACAGCAGCCATGCTATCAATGGCACCTTGAGAGAAGCAGCCGATAGAAGCTAATTTGCTATTGATGTCTGGGCTCAGGTTCATGCTATCCAGTTCGTTAGCCTCAATTTCCCAACCCGGAATTCTATATTGGGCAAGTTGTGCATGTGGTAAGGTATGCCCAACAGGAGCATAGCGAAGACCCGGACGTTGACGCATAGCGTCTAATACATCCTCTATTTTAGTTTTGCTATCAGAAGACAGTTTAATAACAAAACCAAAGAATGCCTCCGCAGAGGTGATGATTTCTTTGCGCAGAACTGTTTCCTTCTGTTTATCGTTTGTAACAACTTCTTTTGTCAACATGAAAAACTTATTGACAAAAGCTTCATATCCGCTGCACAATACGCGATTGATAGCGTAATTGCGGCCCTCAGTTAATTTCAAAGTTGCCATCAGTTGAAGTGCAGCAGGATTGTTTTTACCTTTAACAAAGGTTACGAACGCTTTACCTTTACGAGTAACCGATTTTACTCGCATTGCCACTTCGACACCATGTATAGATACCTTAACATCTCTGTGTTCAGTGGTCGCTACGGAACCAATTGCCGCAACCATTTGATCGGCCACCTCTTTAATGGCAGCTTTACGATCTTCAGGCAAAGAAGCGAAGAAGTTGATTGTATTGATAATGTTAGCCATGATAATGTCCTTTCTATAGACAAAATTAAAAATAAGGATTTATAGTAAGGCTGTACTATAAACCCAATGAAGAAAGTTTGACCAATCTCATCAGTAGTGGTAGGTCAATTCCACTAGACACCCCATATACCACAGGGGTGTTTCGAATAATCCCTATATTTCTATAAGGCTATATTGTTTTTAGAAGGGGATTTCATCATCCTCTTCTATTTGTTTAGGAGGTACTAGGTAAGATGTCTTACCTTGTAGTGCATCATTAATAACATTATTGATATCATCAATAGATTTACTATTGTTTAGATACCATTTAATGCACTCACGCAACCGGATATTATAAAGCATTGGCTTGAACCAATGATCACAATAATAATCCAATTGGACAATAAGATGAGATGGATCATCAAAACATTCAAATTTTGAATAGAATTGATCCTCAACATCTTTAAAAATACCAAGCCAAAGTTCAGCAGAATTCAGTGTATCAATTACTTGCTCATGATTTTGGAATTTGATAGTCATTTAAATTCTCCTTATTTAGATGGATTATAACCAGTAACTGCAGCACATTGCTCTTTAGACATCTTGGATGTCACTAAGCAGTGGTTGAAGTCTGAACGTTTCAAACTGTCATTTACAGTGTTAAACATAAACACTACAAAGATAGCGATCAGAATGTAACGGAATTTGATTGGGGATTTCATAATAAAACCTTTCTTAAAAAATAAAATAAAAATAAAAACAAAAATAAAAATAAAAGTTAGTAAAAAGAAGACAATTATTTACAATTGCCTTCCACTTGGCATTCGATTTTAGCAGAACGTGAATTCAATGCATCTGCAGCTTTACTAGACTGCATGACAGATTCAATTCCGCAAAACAGAACTGAGAATAATACGACTAAAGTGATAATGAATTTAACCATTTTGGTAACTCCTATAAAAATAAAAATTAATCTAATGCATGTGGATGGTATAATAATGTAGGATACAGTCCAGGGGGCAAATCCCGGACTACACCCCACTCCACAAGAAACCATAAAATACACACCAGGTGCCCAGACAGTAAATATGTACTATTTGATGTACATATAGTGCCCAGACTAACAGTATCAACTTTTTAACTGATGTATTATGCCCAGTCGCTAAATAGGTGTACTAAACTTCATCACCCTTAGTCTTATTCTCTCCCTCACATCACCCCAGGGGGCAAAATAAATCAATCCTTCCTTAAATCAATATTAAATTCTCCCAAAAATTATATATATCAAAAAATATTTCTCCCATTCGGCACTTTCGGTCTACCCAAAATCAAACATGTATAGTATTATATTGGAAACACTCTAAAAGTGTTTCTAGATCTAGAAAAATTTTTAATTCAATCTTACAAGGAGCGTACTTTATGGCTATCGCCAATAAACGTTTCAGTATGTATGCTAGAGTACAAAACTTCCTTGGTAAATCCGAAATTGCTCCACAATGGACAGGTGGGGTCGGTGTTGGTGCCGCTGCTGGTGCAGCCTATGGCTTAGGAAATGGCATCCTATCCGACAACACTACAGCATTTGGAGGTACGGTTGGTGGTGGCACCTTCGGCGCGATTGCCGGCGCGGGCGTTGCTTACGCTGCTCACAAATCAACTGGATTCCGTAATCTTGCTAGTGATTTGGCTGCCAGTGCAACTGGCGCTAAGAAAGCTGTTTCTGAAGCTATGGCTGGATTTGATGCTGGTTCAGGTATGAATGGAGGAAGTAAACACATGGACAAAGCTTTTGCTAGTGCATTTAATGGTGCTGACCCTGGAGATGCTAAAGAATTTGAAGGTTTGTTTAGAAAAGATTTTGAAGCAAGAAATGCTGCAAATAGCTGGAGTCCAAGTCCCAAAGGGGCCTTTGATAGAACTCCTGAATTTGAAAGCTTCTTAAAACGTAACGGAGTCATTTAATCATGGGTCTGTTTAATAAAATCACTGGTGCATTTTCTAAAAAGGGTGGTGCACCAACGGCTGATGAAACCATGAGCGTTATCGCAAATAAAGTCTTAAATACCCCTGCTTCGCAAACAGAAAAACTATTTAAGAACTCTGGCTTTATCACACAAGCAGAATCTCGATCTAGATTCTTGGGGTCTATCACTACAGGGGCTGCTACAATTGGCGGTATGAATGCTGCTATTGCTATGGCTACTGGAGGTGATGTCACTGATAAGACTCTTGATGGCTTGAAATCAGGTGCTGCACTTGGTGCCGCATTTGGTGCATTTAGAGGATTTAGAAGAGGTGCTGCTGGAAGAATTGTTTCTGATATGGAATCGTTTCAACGTGCACACATTATGAGTCGTAGCTCTGGACAAGATATTGTTTCCAAGCTACCAAGAATGTCCTTCTCACAATCTTTGATTCAGAATTCCGAAAAGGCTCGTGCTGCTTCGCAATCAGCATTGGACAGCTTTTCTATGTATCGGAAGACTGCGCCTGAGAGTGTAGGAGGGTATGGTTGGAAAAGAGCCAATATGAACATGAAAGTGTGATCATTTTGGATGCGACCCCAAACGCACTCTTTTTCAAGATCAAATCCCTTGTATGATTTTTGAAACACAATGCTAAGATAGGGGATTTAAATGTCTGAAGCAAAAGAAAGTAACAACAACGGCTACGTTGTTTTTGGAGTCACGATTCCTAAAACAATTGGTATTGCTACCTTTTGGTCGATGATGTGCTTTGTTGTATATAGTACATGGAGTTTGGCTTCCATCAACAACAATATACAGAACTCTGCAAATCAAGTTGCACAGTTATCACAGGATATTCAAAAGATCCGAAATGATATGTACACCAGATCTGAAGCTGCTGTACAAAATGAGTCCTATAAAAGGGAAATGGACGAAATGAGAAAAATTCTTGACAGACATGAATCTGATATCAAATACTTAATGAAGGAAAGATAAAATGTCGATTAAAGAATATGCTCTAAACTTTCTATCTAGAAAGTTCGTCTTTTCATTAAGCGTCATAGCACTAGTCAGTAGCATCCTATTGATTAATAAAATTGATGCTACTGTTTACAAAGATATTGTTATAACAATCTCTATGGCGTATTTGGGTTCTAATGTTGCATCTAGATTTGTAAATGAGAAGTATAAAGCTGCTATTGATGACACATCAAAAGAAACAGCTGAGGAAGATGCTCCTGTTATTGAAAGGGAAACTTCACAAGACGAACCAATATATTTTCCATATAAGAGTTAATTCATAACTCAGAACTTAGGGAGTTTAAATGGATTGCAGAAAAATATGGTGTAACCACATATTTTTGACGCTATCTTCTTTTATAATCCTAATTGCAAACATATCTGCTAATTATTATGTTAATACAAAGTACAATGCTCTTAACGAAAACATTTCTAAATTAGAGTCTAGAATTGTAGAAACAGAAGGGATGGTCAGAGATATGATTTCTATGTCATCTAGCAATAGAATAGACATACAAACTATAAGGAGGTATAGCGAAAGAGATATGAAAAGCAAGTTTAGTGCCATTCGTAGCGATTTGGATTCTATTAAATTACAGTTGAGAGAGATGAAAAATCTTGATAAGTTTGATAGAAGACTTGAGTCTATGAAGAAGTCCGTAGAAAAGATAGAAGATACTATGGATGATGAAAAATGATATTAGAAAGATTGAAACAAAACCATGCAATAGCGCGAGAGTATGGCGTACATGGACGCATTAAGCTGAATCTTTCTGGTAAGGATGTCTACATCTATACGCTTGAGTCTCCTTGGGACTACAATAATGATTCGCCGAATGGTATTACGGGTTTATCATGTATAAAAGAGGGTTCATATACCATCTCCATTGAAAAATCCCCTGTTAACGGAAAGAGATATCCATTCATATTTAATGAGTCACTAGGCGTATGTTTAAGAGCCAAGGTTAAGTCTACAGATAGAACTGGGCATTGTTTTTTACCAGTTGCCGCAGACGGAATAGATAAGATTTATGGTAGATTTATCCTTATTGGCGCGAGTACCAAGTTTGATTCCAGAGGATTCTATGAACCTATTGATGGGTTCGAGGCCTTAGGGTATCTTTTGAAGTATATAGAAGAGTCTGGTGATAATACATTGAAAATAACATGGATTAAGCCATAAAAAAGCCCTAGCACAGAAGCTAGGGCTTTCTACTTTTATAGAGGATTTGAAACGAATGATCCGCGATATACATCAATTAGTTCTCTGTACACTGCAGGTAAATTGTTTTCTGCTTTTACCTCTGTTGTGTCGTCGATTATTTTAACTTTGAATTTATCTCTATTAAATTTATTTGAGAAGCTTCCAAAATCAGAACCAAGAACATTTGCAAGAAGTTTTATTAGCAACGCTTCACTGTCGAAATCTGTTTGTTCACTATCTTGTTCTATTTTGATCTCATCCATAACAGATTGTGGGATACATAGTTCAATAATCATATCTTGGTGTGGAACAAACTTAATCGCTCTATTGTAATTAATTGCTGAAACTGTCATTCTTGCTATCAGTTCTCGTAGCGGTAATACAACACCATCTAGTGATTGTTCTAGAATTACGTTGTAATTCATTTTTACTTTAACATGACTATAATCTGTTTTTGCTACTGATACATTGCATTGAGGATGTTTTCCTGATCTATAAACCATCAATGCAGAATTAAGAATATATTTATTTTCCAGTTCTTCAATCCCTGCCATTGATCTTCTTTCCTCTTCTGAAACCATGTACACTACGGGGTATATTTCCAGTTTATAGACCTTTTCATTGTAGTCTTGCTTTTGCATATTTACAAAAGCATTTGATAGATATCCTGTGCAGTAATCATTTGAGCTCCAGATATCAACAATGTTTCCATATTTCTTATGTGTTGTTACCATAGTGCGGCCGGTACGGCACAAAGCACATGTATTTTGTAGGTTGTAAAAGGTAAGTCTTTCTGGTTGGTGAAAGAAAATTCTGTCTTCGTAAGTATTGCCAAAACGCATAATTTAAATCCTTAAATAAAAAATAATAAACACTCTTTGTGGTGACTAGGATTTGAATTGTACACATGTTTTTATAAAAAGTCAAAATTATTTTATATTCAAAAACAGATACTTATTTTTAGTATGTGTAAAAATATTTTTACAATATATTTTACACTTCCTTAACACACAACTGTATAAAATGAGAGTATAATTCGCTCTGTTAACTCGTTGAGGTTAGTATCTAGTCGGGATAAACTACGGCATCGGAACTAAAAGAGAGTTGACCTTATACCAAGTAGCTCTTAGAATAATCGGTAGAGGCCGGTAGCGAAAGTATAATGATTCTCCCAAGATGTGGGCAAGCCTAGCTAGGGAGGTATCGAAAACTGTTTGTTGAAGTAGCGTAATTCTCCCTGTGTAAGCTCCCTTACTAAAAGTAATACATAAAGAGTTATGAAAGTTGGGCAGTATAAAAATAATGACCTGTTGCAAATAACGGATTATCCTCGAAATCGAGCCGTATGGTCAGACAGACAACTTTAGGGGTATATAGATAGTGCAATGAGATATAACCTAGCAACTTATAAAAGTTGCTCGACTACAAATATAATGAACCAGAACTTAACAGAGTGTTGCGAAATAACGACACTTGGAGTAATCAATATCCTGTTAGTTAAGACACGACAAAGTGTAACAGCTTACTTCTGATGATCATTTGGATCGCTGCTTGATAATCGCAAAGGAAGTTACGAAAGTGGAACTGGGAATAACATGGCAGATACAGCTATATCTTTTTAGATGAAAGCCTTGCTTTGCTAGGCCTAATTGTATCTATTAAAAATGTATACAACTGTTTTAAATAATTCTTCAACAGATGTCTAAAACATTTTTAAATTTTTAAACACAGCGTTCCGCAAGAACGCAGTGTTATAATACACTACAAGAAAATATGGGATCATATTAAAAATATAAATAAATATATTGTTTAAAATATATACATATTGTATACTATATTAAAAAGATTATAAGCTTAAATGAAATGTCTTATTAAATAACGAGACTTACTTCTATCATTTACAGCTTTTCATATATTATTAGTTATTTAAAACATTTCTAAAAGATTATAAGATATTTAACAATAGGAAAAATATGAATAATGAATTCAATTATGGTAAAGGAATTCCTAAATCGGAACTAGATACTGTATTCAATTTGTCGGAACAACTGACAAATTCTAATAAAAATAAAACAGTTGTAGAATCTGTTTTAGAAGATAAAATGAAATCCATATCCTCTGGTAGTGATACTAGTAAAACAATTCCAATTTTGTTATCATCACAAGCAATAGCTGTTAGTGGTGATAAACTAACTAAAACAAATTACTTAAGAGCGTTTGATATTGATGAAGATCAATATAAACATATTGCATTAACAGAAGATGAAGCAAAGAATCTGAATAAGAGTATTGCTAAAATGACTTCTGGAGGTGTAACAGCAGCAGCACCAATGATATGTAGAGGTTCTAAATGTCCATTTGCTGAAACATGTGTAACTGGTGATACACTAGTATCTATGAGATACGGAACAGCTAAAAGGATAACCGATATAGTCGACAAAGATAAAATATATAGCTTTGATACTAAAACACAAGAAATCCGTAGTGATATAGTTATAGGATCAGTTATACCAACAGGTAGACAAGAAGTCTACACTGTTGTTACTGAACATGGTCATTCTTTAAAAGTTACAACAAGTCATTTATTCTATGCTTTTAACGGAGATGTATATTCATACATCTCTATTGATGATGGTTTAGAAGTAGGGCATAAAGTTTTAGTAACTGATCTATTCTACAATGAAGAATTAGAAACAAATATTGAAAATGTAAATCAATATGGAGATCTTCTAGAATCTGAAATAGTAAGTATTGAATATTCAGGAATAGAAGATGTATACGACATAACTGTAAATCTGAATTCTAATTTCTTTGCAAATGGCATCTTAGTTCACAACTGTGAACTTAATAAGATTAATAAAGCTCCAATAGGATCTCAATGTATATATGAACAAACATATCTAAGGCAATCAATAGAGGGATATCTAGATGAGTTCAATGCTGATCCTAGCAGAATAACTGAAATGCATCTAATATCTGAATTGTCTGAACTTGATTTATATGAAAGAAGAGCTACACTTATGTTAGCTATACAAGATCAAAATATGTCTCAAGAAGATTTCTATGGCTTTGATGCAAATGGTGGACAAATAATAAAAGAAGACGTATCTAAGTATTTTAATATAAAAGAGCGCATTAAAAAGAATCGTCTCAAAATATTAGAAACATTGATGGCAACAAGAAAAGATGCAGCAAAAGTAGCAGTAGATACTATTCAAAGTGGTATGACATCAGAAATGGCTTCACTGTCATCTAAGATTGAAATGATATTAAAAAATGTCGGAGCATCAAGCGGGAATGGATATGTAGATCCGGCAATTCAGGAGCTCTTAAATGCCAAGAAAAAAGAGCAAGAAAAATAACGGAATATATTTCAATAAAAATGATATGTATAAAAGCGGTATGTATAAGTCTGTTAAAAACAGGTCTTATATGAAATACCGCTCAGCATATGAGTATGCCTTCTTTGAACAGTTAGAATCTGATCCTAATGTAATCAAATATCTCTCGGAACCAATAGAGATAAGATATGTCGATGTAGACCTAAAGAAGCGCACATATATACCAGATGTACTAGTGTTGTATAAAGACGGTAGAATGGAGCTTTGCGAAGTCAAGCCTACAATAATGCTAAGAGATCCAAATGTGCAGTTGAAGGCAAAAGCCGCAATAAGAAAAATAAAATCTACTGGTAAGAACATGTCTTTCAGGTTTGTAACAGAAAATGATTTGTTCAAAAGTAATAAAGAATATTTAGCTATACTGGATAAAATAAAATGAATAATGATCTATGGCGATATGTAACATCTTTCGATATAGAGACTACATCTCTTACCCCAAACGGAAATATCACGTCAGAATATAATGGCGTAACAAGAACTGTTGGTAAAGGAAGAATCTGGTCTATTGGTGCATACGGCACTAATAATGGTAATAGTATCGCCAAAGAATTCTTTTATGATCCTGACAATTCAATAGATAAAAAAGCTGAATGGAATGCTTTAAAAGATAAAGAGTTCTATAATACAAATGAGACAGTAAGAAAATACTTTGAATCAAACAATAGACATTCCAGACAATTTGATATACACAAACATATCAATGAAGACATATTTGGCAATGGCGGCAACAAGAGAGGCATGATACTTATTCAGAACTCTCAATTCGAAAGAAGATGGTTATCATCAATTCCAGAATCTGATAAGTTATCTATACATTCGAATATGATAGAATCACAAATGTATAATGGCGAAAGAGTTAATCAGTTATACAGACCTGCCGAGGTGAGCAGACATTTACAAGAAGCCAAAAATGCTACAACGCTGGAGGCTAGTGATAAAGCTTATGATAAAGTTATTGAAGCGTATAAAAAGATAGATAGAAGAATATCTTCTATGCCTGCCGGACAGAATAGATTCTATGTCGCAGACCTTATGGATTTTACAGCAGCTACATTAACAAAAGCTGCTGCACAGGGCAAGGTTCCGTCATCTTATGCAAAAATAGGCCATAATGTAGACTTCCTTGCAAAATTAATGCTTGGTGAGGAAGAGGTACACGGAGCAATGTCTGACGCAAGGCAACAGTACGCAATCTTTAAACGCATGAATGTCATAAGAGAAGAACTGGTTTCCGGTAATATCTCTAGTGAAACAAAAGATATATTTACAAGAATGAGAGAAGCTGAACCATACCTTAGAGAAGTTATGGGAATGAAAGTCTTAAAATCAAACATTCAAAAGTATAAAGAAACTGGTAGATTTGATGCAAGACGTAGGGCCGGTGATACAGTTATAACCATAGTTGATAATATAACTAATGAAGAATCTAATATATCTGTGCCAAAATATATTCATGCTGGTTCAAAAGAAGAATCCATAAAACGAGTTATGGAAGAGGTTGACAAGTATGGTAACACTACGGCAAAGAGACACCTTGATGACGCATGGAAAAGGTCAAACGGAAATATAGACGACTTCATAGATATAATCAAAAATGCAGACATGGCCGCAATAGATAATATATCTAATATGGCCGATGATGCAGTTGAATCTATATTGCTTGGTAAAACTGTTACATCCGATATAAGAGCATTTATAGAGGAATCCAATAAGAAGGATCCTAAAAAAGAATTTATAAGAGGTGCAGAAAAGATATATGACACCAAGATAAAGAATGTTCCAATTTTAGGAGAGCTTCTTCCAGACAGCTTCAAAAAGGGTTATGGAGTATTAGGATTAGGCGTTGCTGCACTTGGATTGTATGCATCTATGGACTCATATGATGATGACCTAAAAGTTAAAGCAATAAGAGAAGATCAGCAAAGATTGAGACAAAGACAGTATGCAGACCCAACAATAAGACAATTCCATTCATTGGATTATGCATCTATGCCTGCTGGCGTAGGTAAGGCAAATTGGGAGGAACGCAATAAGCACTATGAATACTAATAATGATACATTAAAACAGAGAAAATCTAAGTCCTTCCAGATGAAAGCCGAACAGATAGATTTGCAATGGGATCAAACTGGTAGAGGTGCATCATATAAGAAGAATCTGGATTACGCTAAGACTATATTTAAAGTAGATAATAACGGTACATTAAATACTGGGCTTAGATTTGATGCAAGAAAGATAACTGGCGGATTTGATGACCTAAGGTCAGAATATGACAAGATTAAAAAGTCAGGCATATCTAATGTAGAAGATGTGATGAAAATAAGGTCTAGATCTGCCGCCAGGGAACAAACGTTTACTCAAAGATGGTTAGGGCATGGTAATAAAGACTTTGATATACTGACATCTCCTAAGTCTGGAGGTGGTATAGCTAACATGTATATGATGCCATCTTACGAGGCATTTGCAACTTCAGGTGTAGGAACACACCTTAATAGAGCAGCAGCATTTGCATCTGGTATAGGTTTAAAAGACGACCTGATGAATTCAATAGGTTTGGCAACTGCACATCAAAAGAAAATTATGGCATCAAAAAGTGTAAGAGTTCTTGATAAAGCATTTGCAGGATTTGCACCTCTTGTTGGAGCAGTATTTGCTGGTTCAGAGGCATTACCATATTTAACTGGGGATAAAGAATCTACACTTACAGATAATGCTGTTACTAGTGTTGCCGGCATGGCACTATCATTAGCAGCCGGCACTTATGGATTTAGAGTTGGTAAAGAGCTAACACATGCTGCAACATCATTAGTTCCCAAGTTCTCAAAACAGGGTCAGACATTAGGAATGCTCAGTAAGGCTCGTGGAGGCCTCAAGATGGCCGTAGGAACTGCTGGTGGACTAGTAGGCGGGTTGGGAGCTACAATGGCCGTAGACGCTGCTGTAGACCTATTTAAAACAGCTGCAGATCAAAACAACTCAATCAATAGAGTAAAGAATGCCCTGTACAGAAATGATATGACTGGCGATATATCTGTAAACACAAATCAGCTTTTAACGAGCAGGCAAAAAGCTATGGCCGCATTAAGTAAATCCTCCCTGAATGATAAAGCATATATAATGGGCAATGAGGCTTCCATATTAAAAGGAATATACTAATGGGTGTAATACCAATAGTTGATGAAAGTAAAATTAATAGTCCTGGAATAGACGTTCCAGACGATAAGGTTGCTGGCAGCATACTGGGTCTATATGAAACATACTGGAAAGATTATCTGAAAAAAAAGAATTATAACACTGACCCAAAAGAGATGTGTAGAATCTGTCAGATGAATCAAATTAAAAAATATGGGGCCATAACAATAGAATGTAGTGGCCCTAAAACAATAATAGGCAAAATGCCTGATGAATTAAAAGCGAACTTCTCAGACGAAGAGCTTGATAAAATAGAGCAAACAAAGAATCCGTATGCCTGGGCAGATGCAAATATAGATATAGATCAAGAAGACCCAGATAAAAGACTATTTGCAAGAAGATGGCATCAGGAAATGATGGTCGTATGTTCAGCCAAGAAGAAAACTATTCGATGCGGACGACGTGCCGGTAAAACATTTGGATTGGCAATAGATATCGTTGACAGATTAGTTAAGAATGAAAACTATCAAATTCTTGTAGTGACCCCATTCGAATCGCAAGCAAAAGAGATAACAGATACAGTTAGAAAGCTGTTAAGAAAAATAAATCCAGAAATCGGATCATGGAGTTCTTTAGTAGCTCAATCTGTTGCATCACCATATCAAAAGATAACGTTGAAAAATGGTTCTACACTAAAAGCATTTACTGCTGGTAATGATGGTGGCTCAATCCGTGGTCAAGGTGCAAACTGGCTAATAATAGACGAGGCAGACTTCTTAACTAAGGCTGCATTCGACTCTGTAATCGCAATTCTTATGGATAAAAAGGATACAGAGTTTACATGTACATCTACACCAATGGGTGAGAACATTCTATTTAAGTTGTCAAACTCTAAAGAATACAAAGAATTCCACTTTCCATCATTTGTTATTCCTCACTACAGCGATGAAATGGATAAAGACCTAAGGTCTTCAACCTCTGTAATGGGTTATATCCAAGAGATTCAGGCGGAATATGGTGTTGCTGACAATGCAGTATTCCAAACCGAATTTATAACAAGAGCCGAAGAAACAAAACTCGAAGCACCTATAGCAGACGTACTTATGAATAGACAAGACTATATTCTTATACTTGGATGTGACTGGAACGCTGACAAAGTTGGTACTCGTATATGTATAGTTGCATATTCTAAGAAAGAGGATAAAGTATTTGTATGTTCGATGGATAATGTCAGAAAAGAGGGTTGGACTCAGGTAGCAGCAGTAGAAAAAATAAAAGAGTTAAATAGACAATACATCCCAGACTTCATATTTGTAGATGAAGGATTTGGTGAAGCAAACGTACAACAACTTAAACTGGTTGCATTAGATGCGTATGGTAAATTACCAAAAGATCATCCAGACCTAAGATTAGCGAATGTACAACCAGTAAACTTCTCTTCTACATTGGATCTTGTAGACGTAGTTACAGGAGAAATACGTAAAAAATACTATAAAAACTTTATGGTAGAAACAGTAAAAAGGATGCTTGAAAAAGGTCTTATATCTCTAAATAACAAACTCGCCGAGCCTATTGTTGAACAAATGAAAGGTTATGTTGTAAAAACAAGAAATGCTTCTGGTAGAGAGATATATGAGGCTAAGAATCCTGAAGTTGGCGACCATGACTTAGATGCATTCATGATAGCGGTATGCGGACTGCACATGAAATATGAGTCAATCCTTGACACTAGACGATATTCAGAGTACACAATTTTGCCTTTTGAAAAACAAACGTCTAAGGGTTATAATAGTCAAACTACTATAGAGAAAAGAAAAACAACTGATGAATTATCCAGAGATGCTAAAAGACTTTATGGAAGGTCTGGATTAGTTAAACCAAGCTCTGGTAGAGCTGGCAAACTTATTACAAGAAGTAGTGCATATGGTAAATTCAAGGATTATAGATCGAATATGAGTAAAACATATAGATAGGAATAAAATTAAGTATGGATGCTAACAATATAATAGTTACAAGCGAGACAGTACAATCGGATGTTGGCATATGCTATTTTGATCCAATTGATGAAACTATAAAAGAGATTGGTTCTAGCTATATTCTGAGCAGCAATTCATATGGCCCAATAGTACACAAACTGATGATTGCAGTTTCATCTAAATCGCTATCAAAAGTTAGCATTAAGCCTATAGAATCTGAAACTTTAAGTAGTAGATTTGATATCAAATTGCTTCCTGGTGCAGTAACTCCATCGCACTATGAGTTTGACGATGTTCCAAATTATAATAGTATAAATATAAGTGGACCATTGCAACCATACTCATTAATACCGTTCTTTGTACATGTAAAAGCAAAATCAGATATAGGTTCTATAAATAACCTTCCTCTTGAGGTTTCATATGAGCTCTAATCAAGTAGAACTATCAGATGTAATGAAAATAATAGAGGACTTAGTTAACGCTAAGTCCTCGCTATTCGAAAAACTAAAAGATTTAAGGGTAGCGGTATCACAAGAAAAGAATCCTGAAATAATAACAGCAATAGTGTCATTATTCGGTAGTGATAAGGTAGTAGATGGTAAAGCATATATAACCTTCGAAATGGTAACACAATGTATGAGAGTTGTTTATAAGGCTGGGGCAGCTAAAGCCTCTGAATTGATAAAATGACAGATGCTACATTATTTACAGACTTAACTCAGAACAGTATAACTGCTCAACATAGAGCAGAGCTGTACATGAGGATATATCCATTTATGGCAGAAGATTTTGTAAATCATCAAGACTTTACAACCTTCATGGAAAACCTAACAAAATGGATGTCATCAATAGAGGAAAAGCTTACTAAGCAGGGTGCAGCATTAGCTAAACATACTCATGGTATTACTCCTCATACACATACAATACCTCAACATACGCATACTATACCTCCTCATTTTCATCCTCATGCATATGGACCAACAGGGCCAGTTCCATTAACTACACTAGTGGAATCGCCAAGATCAACACTTCCGAACGATATGCTTCAGACTCAGGTTCCAGAAGAACCATCTGGTGTTAATTGGCAAACCGGTACAATTCCGAATCCGTATTCAAATACATCTGGAGCAACAACAAATTTAGTCAATACAATAGTTGTAGGATCAGGAACTATAGGTGATGCTACACCAAGAGCGAGAAGATCTATAATAAATCCTCAAGCAGCAACACCTACAATACCGCCATACCTAACACCTAATGTAGTATAAGGAATTTTATGGAATTAGAAAGAAAAGTGTCCTCTACGGACAACACAGCATACGCTACGGCATATGCACAGCAAATTGTTGACCACTTTGCAAAAGCTTTGCAAGAAAATGGATGCTTAATTCAGGTTCCAGCATCTTTATATATAGAGTTAGATAATCTACATAATCAGATAACAGATTATATAGATAGCGCAGTGAATTCAGCATCCATAATAGATGATGATTCTAAAAATGGTAAACAGGATGAAAACCAAAATAGTCAAGACGACAGAGGTAATACAACTGAAAATGGTATAACAAATGCTGCGGTTGCATCAGCTATAAGAAAAGTTAGTAACGATTGTTTTAATTGTTCTATTCCTAAACCTAAGTTTGATTTCTCTGGCATATTTGACAGACTGATAGCCGATATACAATCGGCACTAAGTCAATTTGAACATATGTTTAAATATAAGAAATCAAACATATGCCAATATTCGTATTTCTTTTCATACCTATGCATACCTGATCTTTTAAAGCTTTTATCTTTGATACTGGCGGCAATAGTTAAATTAATGTCTAACATTAATCTTCCTAGAATAACCATAGCAGCTTTCATAAATGGCATATTATCTGCTATAATAGAAGCTTTAGTGAAAAACATAGCTATACTAGCAAGATTCGCGCTAACTCCTGTATTGTGTATACTAGATGCAATAGATTCTATAATAAATCAATTGCCAACACCAGAGAATATAAGACAGTCTTCATCAGAAGATCTTAAAAAACTTGGTGTAAGTGAAGAATTCCTTAATGGCGCATATGATACAAATCTTAAAAAACAAACTGCTACGATTAGAGATGCTTACTCTTCAAGAGTAAATAATCTTTCTAATACTGCTACATCATCTATTCAGTCATATGCAGAAGAAACATTTGCCCCACTTAAAAATACTATTAATAAGAGTGTTGAGTCATTGAATAACAGCATAGCTGAATTGGCAGCATTGCTAAATCATTATTCATGTGAACCATCTAGGTCTGGCATATCAATATCTAATTATCTATCTAATATATCAGAATTGATGGCATTAGCTAATCTGTTGAGATACATAATAAGATTCAAAGCCGGTAAAAGTGCATATGAGAAATTATGCAACACCCCAGTCGATGGAAGCAATGCTCTAAATGACAATGATGTAAGCGATATAGCTGGAAATCTTTCTGTTGAGAACATAGGATCTATAATAGCTGAAACTATAGAAAGCGATGTTGAGATACTAACAGATGACAAAGGTAATCCTACTGCATTTATAGTCGATAAAGATAATAAGAATAAGGATTCTAACCCAAATAACTTATCATTTTATTCATGTAATCTTGAGGACTTTACAAATTCTGTAAAAATCCCTAATATAATAAAAGAAATAGTTGACCACGGTATACCAACCGATAATATCCCTGGTCTTGATAATGGCGGATGGACTATAACAATAACTCCTGAAGATAAGTTTACTACTCCGCCAGATGATAAAATGATAGTGCCTATACGTGATGATAATGGTTGGGATTTACCAGATCATATTAAGAATATAATATCGCTGATAAATAAATATGACGGCACGGTTAAAAATCCAAAAACAGAAGCTGATATAATATTTGTAAATGATGATTATATTAATAAGCTTATAAATAAGAAGACCCCAAGTCTTCCTACCTCAAATACCGTTACAAATCCTGATGGTACAACAACTGCTATAACTACAAACGGCACAGAAGATATAACTCCTAGACAAGAAAGCGAATCTGTTCGTAATATCGTTGCAACATTGTCCCCAGGTAAAAACCTCGGCATCAATATGTTAGATTGTGCTAGTGATGAAGAGTTAAGCAATATATTAAACAACCTTGGCGGAGATATTTAATGAACGCATTAGACGCTCACATCATAATGGAGACTAATTATCTACCTATTGGTGATAGAAAAATATTTTCCAATGCTGTAAAGACTGCTAATAAGATTCCTAAAAGAAGATTAGATACTCCAGGATATTCATATTTTGGATCTAGAAGATATTACAGGAATGATGAATCTGGATACAGAGGTCATGAATATGATCTGTTTGAATATTCTAGAATAATAGATACAGAAGCAATTGTTGCTAGAGCATTTGAACGGAAACGTGCTCTGATATTCAAAAACGGATATTTCTTTAAATCAAATAACGATGCAAACATAGAATATATCAAGCAAAGATTGCGTGAGATAGAATATGTATCAGGTGTTACATTTAAGTCATTTGTTGAGGAATTGGCAAATAACCTTATTATGTTTCATAATGCATACGTCGTACTTGTTAGAGATAAAGACAAATCTAATGGTAAAACTGTATCTATAGATGGTAATGAAATTGAACCTATAGCTGGATGGTTCAATCTTCCAACTGAGTCAATGCAGCGGAAGATAAAGCCAAATGGTGAAATATCTGTATACAGACAATATATAGATTCTAACAACTTTAGAATCTTTAAGCCTGAAAAGATTGCTCACCTAACCTATAATAAACGCACAGGGTTTACTATGGGTACGCCGCCATTAGAGTCTGTAAAAGACGACATAATGGCATTGAGAAGAATCGAAGAATCAGTAGAAACATTAATATATAAGTCCCTGTTCCCACTTATCCACGTCAAAGTTGGTACAGAATCTAAACCTGCAACTATATTAAGCAACGGCGAAGATGAAGTGGCTTCTATGACTAGTGTTATGTCTGATTTGGACGATTACGGTGGTGTGACTACAAACGAAAGAGTTGAGATAAAAGCTATAGGTGCAGAATCATTAGCTCTTCGTGTTGAAACATACCTAGAATACTTCAAAGATAGAGTAATGCTTGGACTTGGTGTTTCTGACCTAGATATGGGTATAGGTGATTCATCTGGTAAAGCAACAGGACATATAGTATCACAAACACTAAAAGAAGCAGTAATAAATATGCAACATGTAATTGCGGACTTTATTACACAAAGGTTCTTTAAGCCGCTTCTTGTAGAATCTGGAATGTACGCTGCCGAATATGAAATATCTGACGAAGACCTTGTATCATTTGAATTCAATAATGTTGACCAAGATTCACAAATAAAATCAGAGTCACACATATTAAATATGTTCAATAGCGGATTATTGACATTCAATGAAGCAAGAAAAGAGAATGGATACAGAGAGCTATCTGAAGAGCAAATAAAAAATATTGGTAAAGAAAAAGAATACATACTACCTCCTACAGAGGTTGACTTAAATAAAGCCTCAGCAGAGTCTACTAGAATATCTGCTAAAACAGCAGCAGTTTCTACAAAGGAAACTAATAGCTATGGAAACTCTACAAAGAGTGATGGAAGTAAATCTGCTACTAAGTCAAAAGTATCTCCAACTAACCAATATACTGATTCTTTGGAATTATGCTCCCCAATAGAATTGTTAGATAGTATTGTTAAATCCAAAAACGATATTAACATAACTTCTCAAACAATATCAAATTATTTAAAATGCAGCATTGACAAGATGAACATATTTTCAGATAATATAATAGATGATATAAGTTCTCTTGCAGCATTAGAAATATCAGAGTTAAAAGATAGCGAAAATACAATAAAGGATATTGACAATATCCTATTTGACACGTATATTACATTAGGGGACTTAGTTTGAATCAGTTTTCAGAAAAGTCAGGTATCCCAACTATAGTAGATATAGATAGAGATCTAGAAATAAAAATTCAAGACTCTCTAAAATCCGGAAAGTTGAAAAGTGTCACCGTCAAAATGGAGGCAACACATTCCGGCAAAGTAAATGGGAACTACTGGTATTATTCTCCATATGGAATGAGTAACGGCGCTAAGAGTTTTATACGTCCATATGCTAAAAGGGTTACAAGAGATCATTTAGATGATTCAGAAACTCTCGGTCGTGTAATTGAAGCTAATTATATATCTTATAGTGATGCTCCAGAAAAACTTCTTAATCCTGTCAACAAAAGTTCCATCAAAGAAATAAAAGATTTTATAAAAAGCCCTAATTACAGAAAGAGTGATTATAAAGGGTTGGGTCATGTTGAGCTTATAGCGAAGATTACAGATCCAGACGCCATTAATAAGATATTAGACAACAAATATGTTTCTGTATCTGTTGGCGGTAATGCTAAATCTGCTATATGTTCTATTTGTGGTGAAAGTGTTAAAAATGGCCACAGACATATGAGGGGGGCCAAGTATAATGGCGAGCCATGTTTCTACATCGGTGGAGATATGGTTTTTGAACACGTATCATATGTAGATGTCCCTGCAGATAAAAAAGCAGTATCAACACTAATACGAGACGCCGAAGAGCATAGATCGTATTTATCAATATTAGATTTTGAAACATTAACACAAGGCAATACAACAATGGTAAAACTGGACGAACTTGATAAATCAAATGACATCCTTGTAGACCACGCTAAGGAATTAGGGATCAAAGATTTTGTATGTCCTACAGACATCAAAGACAAATCAAATTATATCTTTATCGAAGAACAGTCATTTCCGATTTCTGATGTTTTAAGCGCATCATTGGCTAAAGATTTCTTCATTACAAAAATTGAAGATTCAGAAGATAAACAAAGTATCTTGCAACTTATAGATGAAAAACTGTCTGAGCTTGGTGTAACAGATTATGCTTCTGTAATTGAGGGAGCTAAAGTAACTGAAGAGCCAGAAGTAGTTGTTAAAGACAGTATCGACATTGGTGCATTAGCTGACCAAGTGGTTGCTAAAATTCAGGATTCTCTTGGTATCAAGGCTAGCTCATATCAAAGTGCAAGAACAAAAGCATTGGCAAAAGAAAATCAAATTCTTTCAAGCAAAGTAGTTGAACTTGAAACACAACTTCGTGATTCATTAATTTCTCAAATTTCAGCTCTTGATAAAATTGAAGACTCTGATAAAATAGAGAGATTGAAAGAAAGATCAATTGATTCTCTGATGGATAAATTACAAGACATTAAAGATTCTCAGCAAAAAGAAGTAAAAGAGAATACTGATGTTAAAGATACAGAGGGTACTAAAGTAGAAGACTCTCAAGAGAAAAATACTCTTCCTAAAGATGGGCTGACAATTACAGACTCCGTTGATGGCGAAGGGCAAACAGATACTGGTAAAGAAAAAGGCGAAGCTGAACACCAAATTAAAGACGAGCAAAATTTAGTCTTTAAAGACAAAAAAGAACTTGAAGCAGAATACAAACTAGTTCTTAAAGAGCAAGGCCTAACAAAAGCTTTACAATTTAAACGCAATGCAAAAATTAATGCATAATAGCTACTAATAGCGGAGTTTTAAAATATGTTTTCACCATATTCTATTAATAAAAAACAAAACACAAAACACTACAATAAAGGTGACTGGCAGACCCCAGAGGTGATGTTCTCTGAGGGTATGCACCCTGCAGGTCAGTTTATGCCTGCCCCTTACCTGCCATTTGTTCGTGGCAAGGGCGAAGAAGTATACACCCATGTAGTTGTATCAACTGGTAAAGTTGTTGCATTTGATAGCAATGGTTACTTGGTTCCAGCTGGTATCCTAGATTCTGAAGCTACTTACACTGTAGTTGATGTACAAGAAGGCGTTGTTGGTCCAGATGGCAAAGCTGCTGTAGCTGGAGAAAAAGTTGCCGATAAAATGAAAGCTGCTGGTATTACAGTTTCTGCACCAGTTGGTGTTGCATTCTTCGACTATCTGCGCAACCCAGGCGGCGATGGTATTAATCCATTGGATCTAAACTTCCAAAACTTGAATTATCAAAACCGTGTAACATTCACTACTGACTATGTAATTGAATTGCCTATTGTTGAAAGCGATGATGTTTATGCTAAAGCTCCTATGGCTGGTATCGCTGCATTCATTGCTGCTAAAGGACCTAATGCTGGTACTGGTACAATCTCTGATTTCACAACAGTTAAACCTGGTGATTTCGTTACATTCGATAAAAACTCTAACTTGATCGTTACTACAGAGAAAACAGGCGACAAAGTCCTTGGTCAAGTATTGCAAGTTGTTAAACCTCGTGCAAATAGCATGTTGAAATATGTTCGTACATCAGCTAATGGTGGTGGCGAATTGAATAAGATGCCTGGTAGTGCGACTGATGGTGTTGGTCACAAATTATCATATTCTGGTGGCTATGGCTTAGTTCGTATTAACCTTATAAATAGATAAGATAGTAAAAAGTAAATTAGGAAAATACATAATATGTCTACAACAGAAGATAAACTGAATATCAGAGACGAACTACAGACCTTGTACTCTCTGTTTAAAAACAACGGTCGCGATATCACTGGCGAAGTGATGTCAATTAAAGATACATTGGCAACTCCAAACATCGCTACAATCATGAAGCGTGTTATTGAAGAAGTCGTTCTGGAAGGTATTGAACCTAACCTGATCGGTCAATCATTGCTGCAACGTATCGAATTCAATGGTCCATATGTTACTGAAGTTAAATTCCGTACACTAGGCGCAATCGATGTTGGTGATATCTCTATGGCGGAAGGCCAAGAATATCCAGAATTCAGCACCACTAACGGTGGTGGACAAGTAAGTGCCATTATCGGTAAATACGGTTTGGCTGTCCGCATTACTGAAGAAATGCTGAATAACAACCAATGGGATGTTGTTGGTTACACTCTGCGTGAACTGGGTAAAGCTATGGCTCGTGCCCGCGAAGAAAACATCTTCAACGTAATTAATAACGCCGGTGTTGTTGTATTCGACAACCTGAATCCTGATCAATCTCTAATCGGTCGTACAACTGGTCGTGACCTGTCTGGTGCTGGCAATGGTTCATTCACCGCTGATGACATGTATGATATGTATGCCTCAACTCTGGAACGTGGCTTTACTCCTGATGTAATTCTGTGTCACCCATTGGCTTGGGCTACATTTGTTAAAGATCCAGTTCTGCGCGAATATGCACTGCAAGGTGGTGGTCTGAACGAATGGTTCAGCACAATGCCTAATGCTAACATTGGTCAAGGTAAATTTATCCCTGAAGCTTGGAAAAATGCTACCCGTATGTCTGGCGACAATGCTTTCAATCCAACTATGAATGAGCGTGTTGGTACTCAAGAGAGCACATTCAAGTTCCCATCATACTTCCCTGGAACTGCCGGTCTGCGTATTATCGCATCTCCACATGTACGCTTCGACCCAGTAGCTAAAACTACTGACATTATCATGATCGATACTAAAGAACTTGGTGCTCTGTGTGTTATCGAGAATCCTACTATGGACGAATGGGATGATCCGGCACGAGACATCAAAAAGGTTAAAATCCGCGAACGCTATGGTATTGCAATCTTCAACGAAGGTCAAGCTATTTCTGTTGCTCGTAACGTAAGCATCGAGCCTAATGAAATCGTTCTGCCTCCACAAGCAATTGTTAGCAATATCCCACGTATTCAACGTAAAGGCTAATATAAACCCATAAGTGTTTATTGACTAATTGGGAGGTAGGGTCTACTCCCTACCTCCCTTTTTTATTGGATTAAAAATATATGCAAATAAAAATTAAACTAGTTGGTTCATCATTCTTATTTGGTGAAAAATTCTCTATGATAAGAGGACAAGAAAAAGTTCTCGATTCTGATAAATTGAATATTGCTGACCTTGAGATTATTTCTCACTACATTCGTTCTGGTACTTTAGAATCTACTGCAAATGCAGATGATATCATGAATATTGCTCTGGAACTTCGTGCTCAAGTTTCTGATGGTGAAACTGACAAAGTATTCCACCTGCAAAATGAAACATCTGTAGAAGTTGTTGATGCTGAAATTGTTGATGAAAATGGCAATGTAACAACTACAGCTGAAATCTTGGAAAGAAGACAACTGAAATCTGATATGGAAACATTTGTTGCCGATAAAGTTGTCAATGCTTCCGGCGCACAAGCGCTTGTTTCTCTGAAAAATTCTCCATATCAAACTAAAGAAGCTTTAGAGTATGCCCTAAATGCAGAAGTTGAATCTAAAAACCGTAAAACAGTTGTTGCTCTAATCGAAGAGCAATTAGCTGCTCTTGATGCTCCCGTAGAAGAACAAGCTCAAGAAGAAAAACAAGAAGAAGTAGTATCAGAAGAGTAATATAATTATGTCAGATAATATATTAAAAGTATTAAATTCGGAAGAAGAATTAAAATTTATGCCATTAAAGGGCGCGATAAAACTTAAATTATCTGGCAGTTACTCTCCATATGCGCTTAATGAACATATAACTCTAAAAAGAATTCATAATAAAGATGGACTAAATCACTATGCAAGATCATATAGTGATATGTTCAGAATTGATGAATTCAGAAATGAGGAAATAGATGTAGAATATAAAGACGGCGTAATAACAATTGTCCCAAAAGAATCACTACAAGATAATTCTAAGTACGCCCTTTATATCGACTCTGGGTTAATGAGTATATCTAATGTTCATCAAATAAATGGCAATGATACCGATCTTATATCAAGCTCTGTTAACGACAAAGATGTTTTAATAAAAGTTTCATCCGAATTTCTAAACGACACAAATAAAATATTCGTAGCTAACATATCCATAGACGGACAGTTAGTAGACAATTCAAAACTAATAACAGTCCCTAGTGATATAAATATAAGAGATATAAACATCTCATTTAAGGATGGATTTGTTCCTCATATAGGTGATGAAATATCTATAACAGTTACAGCATCTCAAATACTTGATAAAGATTTTAAACTTGAATTTGGTACTGGGACGGCAAGTCCATTAGAAGATAAAACTCCTAAATCTACATCTGGTAGAATAGGAGAATCAGACCTAAAAGAATTCTACAACGGATTGAGTGGGTCAAATACAGCTAAGACTACAGACGGCGTAACTACAAGGTCTGTATCATATAAATTAGAAGTAAGACAGCCATCTAAGGCAATGATAGTCTTTGATAAAGAAATAGATAAAGAGACTACCGACATAAACTCATTTGATGTTGAGTTTATGGAGGCATTTGATAATTATCATCTATCAATGATGGGATTGTATGAATTGCCCAAATATATACTAGAATTCTCTATAATAAGGGCAGGCAAAGTATTACAAATAGAGCTAATACAAAACGTTGACCTTAGTGCACCAGATGTAATACGTAGGTGGAAAGAATGACAGAGTTAGTAGATTATAAGAAACTTGCAGGAGATAATTATCTTGTAAGAGACCCAGAGTTTAAAACTGGCGCCACACTTGTATACAATACTCTTGGAACATTTGCTATACCGTCTGTACATTCTACATTTGAAGGATTCGAAGGTCCTCCAAGAGCAATTAAAAAAGAGCTTATACGAGAACAAGTAAAAAGGGATAATGGTAAAACAAAATATGAGACTGTGGAGAGAACAACATTCTTGTATAGAGAACCATTTCATACTTTTAAATACTTTGAAGCTCTAGGCTCTACATACGGCATGCATGAGATAATAAACGATAGAGAATTATTTGATGGGTCATTTGCATCTATTATGGATAGATGGAAAACAGAACCGGCATACATTGAAAAAATGAATGCATTAAGGTCATCGAATGGATACTCATATAATTCATCTACAATAAATGGTTGTGCTATAACTGTCCATGCGAATATACAATCAGATGGTGAAGTTTCATACTCATTCAAAGATCAAATAAAAAAGGATGAGTACGAAAATGATTATATAGATATACATATTGGTGAATTCCATTTAATGCCAAATACACCAAGAAATATATTTAGATGTAACTTAGCATATGATATACAATTCATAGAAAAGGGTTCTGATAACTTCAACTCTGATATGAGTAAAACCGCTCCAATGTTAACTGGAGTTCCTAAACCAAAGGCAACAGAAGATTCTCCAGTAGAGTTTTACTTTGGAACAACAAGGCTCGTTGATGAATCAAGTAGGCCAAAAGAATTCTATGAAAAAGATCTTAATATAAGACATCCTCAATACCTTGAAGCAGGTGCTCAAATAAGATGGAAGTCTATGAGCGAACAGTGTCAATCGTGGGTTAGAATTTACGACGGACTTGATCTCAAAAGAATAATGTCTAAAAAAGTATATAAGCCAGGGGCTTATGTATGTAATTCAAAAGTAAGAGTAAATCTTACGAAGCTAACAAAGCTTATCAAACAAAATAATCCTATACCATTATCAACATTTAAACTTATAATATACCCACCATCATATAATGTACTAGCATATGATGTAATAGATAAAGTTTCGCATCCTCACTTCTCAATGTTCATATATGAGATGGACTATATAGATTTTGATGTCCAAAGAAACTTTAAATCTAGTGGGGGATTCCAATATTCAATAGAAATATATCATAATGATAAAGAAACTCTTTTATTTAGAGATTCCACTTCTGATGATGTAGACAGATATATAGCTCCCCAGTATGCTAATATATTAAAATACGGATTATGGTATCATCACACTAATGGTAATGATTTAAAAACAATAGGTCGAGAATTCCCAGAATTCTCACATACATTCCTAGAATACAAAGGTGTAAAAACAGAAGATTATGGAAAAATACGCTACTATCCAAATGAATCATTAATAAAATTCATTGAAAGTAATGGCGGCGCATATATTTCTATAACCACATACGACGGAACTAAGAGAGAATAAATGGCAAATATCGAACTAAGACTTTCTACCGGTAGTGCTACCAATAAAGCAGTTGCAAATATTAAAGACTCTATTGGTGGTAAAATGGCCGAATCTGGATCAATATCTCATGTAATAACAGAAAACTCATTTAAATTAAATGATATATGGGATGACATAAGTCAGGCTGATAATGCATCTAATGCTTCAGATTACCGATGTCTATATATTTATAACAACCCAACTGGCCCCAATAAAGGTCCATTCTTGGGAACAAAAATCTATATCGGCGGTGTAACATATGCTAAGTTTACATTAGCAAAAGTTGATGCTAAAAACACAGACGCAAATATTGCAGCATCAGAAACAACTCCTCCAGATGGGATATCATTTGAAAAATACACCAAAGAGAATCCTCTAAGACTGGATACACTTGATGCTGGTGACAGATACGCTATCTGGGTTAAACGTACAGCAGAAAACGTATCAGGTGCTGGTGAAATTAGAGAAGCATTTGAATTAAATATTGTAGGTTCAGATTAATACAAAAGGGTAAAAGATGGCAGAAATAGAATACGGAAGTTCTGGAAGCACTAGAGAATCAGTGATGGATTATTTTGATGTTTTTCTGCCATCTAGTCTTCTAGATCAATTTGAGGATAGAGTTGAAAACTCATGGGCTCCAGTAAATGGACTAACACCCTGGGAATCTTTAGAGGGTGGAGACTCTTTAAATAAAGCTATATTAGGTATGGCTGCTGGATTATATGAAAACTTTAGTTCTCCAAGGTATCTTGACGAATGCGGATTCAAAAGATTTAAATTTTCAAGACTATATAAAACTTATGACTCGGACCAATCCATATCAGATGGCTTGCCAATAAATGCTGCAGAGCAAGGTCACTTTGCTAACGAGCTTACGAATAGATTATTTAGACATAAATTTATGTCTCCGCTGATTAAAGCATCTAATCCTCAAGAGTTAGAGTATTACAACTCAGAAGCAAATAAAGGCGTATACTCTACAATATTATCTCTTTTAATAAGAAAATTTGCACTATATACAAATAACCACAACGCCGGTAATGGTACATTAATAGACGCTGAAAGAAAAAATAACAAAGTTTTAGATGGCGGTACAGCTAATAGGACAGTAATGATCCCTATTATGATAACTAAAAATCTTAACTTTGGTGAAAATGCTCCACATGGGATACAAATAGATGTAAATGCTTATAATACTGTAGAACTTGACCAGGAATTCACATACGATATTGGTACAGAAAAAGCATTTAACAATGTAGCATTCAGATGCTACAAGAAAAGAATAACTGGCGTATCAGTTGGTGGCGCACATAAATATAATGATTCAGGAAATGTAATAGACGCAATAAGATATTGTATTGGTGAAAAGTCTTTTGCTGTTGCATCAACACTCCATTGCGATGAGGGGAATAAATGGGAACCTTTTGAGGCAGTTCCATCAGTAGAAAATAACGGCAACGGTCTATTCTTAGGAGATCGTAATGCTGGCGTCCCTCAAGTTAAAAGGCCAACAGAGTTTTTTGTATATGTAGATAAAATTTACCAAGAAGGCAATAATTACTTCGTAAATATATTTATCCCATACAAAGCAACAAGATATTGGAACGAGCAAACTAAGACTTATGAACAAAAAGATATGAGACATATAAAAATATCTAACATATCTAAAGCATCGGCAATGATAACTCTTAGTGTATGGAACTATATAAACCCATTTGCAGGTATTGCGGAAGATAAAGCTATAAACCCTAAAACTCCAATATTCCAAGGTATTGAGCCAGCAACACTTCCTCAATTATTTAGTAGAAATCACAAAGTCTTATATAGCTTATTTGCAAACAGTATATCCAGTATGTCTACACAAAGTGTAACACAGCCACTTGTTGTAGGATATACAAATGAGGGTGACTGTGCAACATTCTGCGGAGCCTCTGCTAAGAAAGAGAATTTCGCAAAAGGCGCATTCATGGTCATTATAATAGGAATACAATATAACCCATATCTTGAAGATGACTTTATCGGAGATAGATCAAATGGGTCATTTATGTCTTATATCGACAATTATACCCCTGCCTCATCAAGATATAATGGTAGCCTTAGCCAGATAGCTGATATGTTTGGTGTAAGTATAAACTTTAGGCCAATTGGGGGCAAAACAGATGTATTTGAAGCTTGATGAAAATAATAAAAGTTCCCTAAGGTACCCATCTATATCACTGAATCTTAAAGTTGTATTTGACACTTTTAGAGTTAGAACATTTAAAAGTTTATACAATAATAAGACAAGCACCGTAAAAGAAAAGATATTTAAAACTCAATACAAAATAAAATTTGGCGAAACAACTTATAAATTCGGCGACATATATTTTGTTAATAAAAAATATACTTTACGTACAAAATCATTCTTGTCAGAATTTGTATCTTACTCACTAGCCGAAAGAAGATTAAGATATAAATCTAGATATTACTTTAGAGTTGCAAATAAAAGAGGGCATACATTAACCTTTAGAAGTATATTTAAGGTTAAACTCGGATATGTTAAACGTACTGCTAAGTTAAAATCTGGATATAGAAATGATAACGTAAACGGTAAGGTATACCGTTTTAAATATTATGACTACTATAGCTATCAAAAAACTAAAAAATCTGAATTTAAATATATAGGAAGCTATAACTCTACCCACGTAAAAGATGCTAAGTACAAATTCTTAAGCGAATACAGAAACGACGATTCTTATTTATTAAATATAAATGATGGTTATACCGTTGATGCATCTGGAGGCAAAATAATAATAGATCCAAGCATATTGAAATTAGATACATCAAAAGATAAAATACGCATATTCTTAAATATGCCGCCGCTATTCATTAACTATTGCTTCAGTACAGATTATACAACTGCGCCGATAGTAATAGAAAATTCAAAATATGTAATAAACATATCAAATATACTATCAAGGGTAAACGTAGATATATCAGATTTAATCCCGTACATTTCTTTATCTATATATAGATACAATACAGAAAAAGTTGACACAAGAAGAATTGAATCTGGTAATATATTTGTATCAAATAATGTATATGACCATAATATCTTTGCTAACTTACTATACAAGCGCATAGACATAAGAGACGAATCTATACATATAGGTAAATCGTCTATTGTTCCATCTGATTCTCAACTGTGGAATATTAAAATCAGAAATAACGGTGAATGTTGTCTTAACAGAGTTATTAAAATTAAATCTGGTAAAGTATCTTGTTATATTCCTAATATCACTATTAGGCACAATGTTAATAAGATATATGAAGACACTGCTCAAGAATTAGAATTTATAGCTAATGGATTTAGACGTATTCCTTCAGGATATCTAAATGAGAAAAAACTCATAGATATAATCGAGATGGCAAGGAAACCTAAACGTGACGAAGAAGTTCCAGGTCAAGAAGAAAATTAGAGTGATATAAAATGATTAAGGCACCAAACGGCGATATTTTAATTGATAAGAAGGTGACAGGTATAGAAAACCTGTTAGATCTTATAGTTGATACAACTGGCCTTCAAAAAGGCGACATAAGAATAGATGAGTCTACTATTAGAGAGGTTTCTGAAAAAGACAGAAATACCGCTGTTGATGTTGAAATTACTAAAGGCGGCCACACAAATAGAGTGGTCGCCTATTATAATAGGGTATCACTAACAGAAGTAGGAACTGTCGAAGGTGAGTCTCAAAACGACTGGGTTTTGAATTACATGGATGGACAGAATGGCGATTTCAGCACGGCATTCAATGATAAATCTATTAAAACAAAGCTAAAGCAACAGGTCGCAGATAGAATAAATATCCCTAGTGATGAAATAGTAGTCGAATCTATTGATTATAGTAATAAGCAGGAAGGTAATACCTCCATAACATTTAAAGCAGTAGGCGATAATGCTAAAACTATAAAAGATAAATTTACTGTTAAGTCATGGTATATTCCACCATTATATACTATTAATGATACAAACTTTGAAAAGAAATTAGGTACTCCATACGATTTTTCAACTACAGTAAAAATAACGGTTAAAAATGATAGAGATGTAGTTACCGATTTAAGCACACATGTCGCAGACGGACATAGACATGCTGATAATCCATTATTCTTTCCAAAAGGTCATATAACAGATTTAGAATCTACAAATTATGAGTTCGGAAATACAGATGACGAACTCGTAGGTTTTCTAGTTGATGCATATCATACCGGAGAAATACAGGATTCTGTTAACAATAAATATGAAGTAACAGAATTAAAACAACTTGAAAACAGCTTCTCTAAGATATGGGTTGAAAACAAGAATAAAGATATAACCGATAGGAATGGGTATTACAAAATAAAACAATTTGACCCAGGCTTACATGTACAAAAAGTGGAATTTATAAATGGCACATCTGAATCCGTAATATATGTTCATGGATATTCTACTATATTATATGAGGGATATATTACATTTAAAGGTGATGATGGGAAAACTTATAATATTTCCGATATAGGAGGCGAGGGGTTTTTTATATCTCCTGAGGACTATAGGCCAGATCCGCCAAGCTTTATAAACGAAGATGATTTGATATATATGAATCCAAATAGGGGTCCATATGATCCACCACCCCCACCTGATTATAACCCTCCAGAACTTAGTGACAATCAGAAAAGAGAAATAGAGGAATATTTTGAGAGATTAAGAAGAACTCTTCCAAGTTTTTCTAATGAAAATATATTAAAAGGGTTAGAGAGTGAAGGATTATTTAATTTAAAATATGGTCAAATATTTAAGCCAGAAAGAATAGAAGATTTTACTGATGAAGAGGGCAGGAGTAGACCAAAAGCATACGGAACTGCAAAAATAGTGCAATTTAAATCTAATTCATCTAATAGTGCAATTTTTGACAAAACAAATAAAACATATTATTCACATTCGAATTATGGCAAATTATACACTCATGGCGACCCTATAGATTTAATATATTTTGCAAAAATGACTGTAGGAAAGACCCCGTCAGAAGATGAAATAAGAGAAGAAAAAGAGTTAATAAAAAGAGAAATATTTAATAGATATGGACTACCATATGACAAAATATCTATAGATTGGGACAGAGTTATTAGCTCAAATTTTGACAGCATACCTTACACTATAAATTCTTCTGTTGCATGTGTAAAAGGGAATATACAGGATATTAAGGTTTATAAACGTATAGTGCCTAAGTTCGGCGGATCACCAGTAATAAGTGCTGATATAAGATATTTAAATAGACAGATGTTTAAAGAAAATGTCAACATGCATGTTCAGCGGGACTGGGGTGAACGATTCAAAGAGTTAACTCCGGATAAAAATGGCGTAGTTGACTACTATTATTTCTCAAAAGGTTAAAATATGGAAGAATATATAAATAGGGATATAGATGTTAATGATCATCTTAAATACTCTATTGCGTCTTTAAAGGGGATACCGGCTTCAAATATAAGTGTATTAAACAGCACTATAAATGATTCTGATGAATATGGAAAAATTAATGTAAAATATTCATATAATAATCATGAATCCACAATATCTGTACTTAGGGCCGTCTTATCAACTATTAGTATATATATTCCCCCTTCTGGTAAGCCATACAATTCCAGAGACGGCATAGTGTCTAATTTCGATATTAATGGATGGACAAAAGATAAACATCTTAAATTCGTATGTGATCAATTAGATATACCCAGTAGTGATGCCAGTATTGGGAATATTTGGATGAACTTCGATTCAGGTAGAGATATCGATATATATACAGATATAGTAGCGAACAATAACTCTATGTATTTATGTGGAAAAATAAATATAAAAACGTCATTCAAAGTTGCTGGATATGTTGATGCAGAAGACGAAAATATAAAAGGGCTACTCCCTAAAACATTCAGACATGATTATGTTGATGAGTATATAAATTTATACAATGATTATCCAGATAATATCCCTCCAGAAAAATTGTTAGAATTAGAAAATAAGAAAATACAAGAAGCAGGAAGGGAAACATTTTTTATAAAAGGTCCAGAATATACATATAATCCCAATAGTATAATGTACATACATGATGACTATAATTTGGCAAATACAATTTTTGAAAAACACATGTTAGGAACATCTACTGGAAGAAAAATCTATGAAGTGTCAAAAATGCTATACTGGGGCCTAGATTATAAATACAAAGAGTCAGTTGAACATTGCCTACTCGCAGGATTAAGAATAGATGGAGGAAATGAGAACACATTTGGAATATTTTCTACAAGAAATCTTGATCTAAAAAGGGACCTAGTTCCAGTTATGCCAAAAAGAGGATATACTAGAATTCATACAACAAATAAGTCAGTATACGAATCAAATAGTAATAAAAACTTTGATTATTACATAGACTCAATAAAATATATTGAGGGATCTAAGTTTAAGTTAAGGTCAGAACCATTAATTGGTAAGATGATATATTATTCGGGAATTAAGAAAAAAGATTCGTATAGCGATAGCGAATTTGAAGATTTAAAAAATAATATTAAAAACGGAATTGAAGATCAACTATATAACGTATATAATTTGCCAAGAACAACTGTCAAGCTAAATATGTCAGACTTTGCTACATATTCCACCAATTTAGTGTATGTAGATGTAGATAGCGCCTCATTAATGGTGAAGAGTGGCAAAGTTTATATTACTATAGAATATGAGGCCAGCGATGAATAATAGAATGCTTATAAATTCTATATCTATAGGATTCAAAGACGAAACAAAGGTCAAATTAACAAATGTTGTATTTGACTTTGATCTTAATCCATTTTTTGCATCAATACACGATATAGAGATATCTTTCCCAACAGAAGTGTCATTCACAGAAGAGTTCTCAATACGTCTAAATGAGATGATATTCAGAAAATCTGTATGGATAAGTAACTATATAAAAAGGAAAAGACTTAAACTTACAGACGAAGAAATATATGCTATATGTAGAGACTATGTTATATGCGCAATAGTATCTGATGTAGCAAATCTATTATATGGTACATCTTCTAAGAATGAGTCTGTTAAAAAGATTCTTGGTGATTTTACTGTAGAAAGAACTAAATCTTCTAATTCTGGAAACAATAATTCTAAAATAGCAGATGAGGCAAAAGAATGTGCCGAATCTATTCTTGCTACAATAGATGATATGTCTAGGGTAAAAGCTATGGCATTCGTTAAAGGTGAAAATAACTGTGGCAATAAATCTAGTAATAGATTGTGGCATAGTCCTAAATTCTTAAGCAAAATGCCTATAGGTGCAAATAAATTATTGGAATCTGACGGTAAATTATATAAGACTGGATACGGATATGGCAACGAATCAGAGCCCCTTTATACAAGAAATTGACCTAAGACATGAATTCCAAATGCTATTTTCTGGTGGAGAGTTTGTTAAAAAGGGAGAAACTTACATATATAGAAAAGTAAGAATGAAGGATGGCTCAAAAGAGAAGTGTTCATGCTGGAATAATATATCAAATGAGGGCAGGTCAGACTGTCCTCATTGTGATGGCATAGGATACCTTTGGGACGATGTATTGCTTAAAGGTCATATGTGGATGCCAAGAAATACATTAATGCCAGGAGAGAATTCATATAAGTCTTACGGCGGTAAAGCTGGCAGACTTAATAATTCTGAATGGCTAATGGCAACATCTTATTCTTTAGACTTTTTTGACCGCGATATAATATACCGACCAGAAATAGATGATAGTGGGAAAGTAATACTTCCAATAAAACCTAAAAAGGTGTATTATATAACATCTGTATATAGATACGGATTTGACTTTGACAGAGAAGATTTCACGGTCTTGGGATTATCAGAAGTATGACGATAAGAATAAACAACGATAATGATTATGCACTAGATCGTCTACATAAAATGTCTGTTGATAATAGCTTTACAGTTACAAGTCCAGACGAAGTTTTAAAGAATTATAGGAAATTGACGATTGACAAATTCATAGTATTCCTGTATTCTTTACTAAGAAATAATGAGATGATTTTAGAAGATCCCCAAAAGGGGATTGGTCCAAAAGATAGGAATAAATTTTCATTTACAGAAATTTATCCAGATTACGGTGATATAACAAATACTCATAACAATGTAACATTTGAAATATGGAGCCGCGCTCCAGCTACATTAAAGGCAACTGCTGTATCAACAAACTCTACTAAATGGAATAAGCCAAGAACATTATTTGAAAAGAAAATGTCCGACGGCGATACATATGAGTTCAAAGAATTTATATATGAAAATATATTAAAGTTTACAGTATGGTCAGAAAAAGCAGATGACGCAAGAAGACTTGCGACATCATTGGAAAACTTTTTTGCCGATAATTATCATTTGTTAAGAATGCACGTTGGCGGCCTATACTATGAAGGTAGAAGCCAAACAATACTATCATCAGATTTTGGTACAAAAAGATTATTCGGAATACCCTTGGTTTACAAAGTAATAACTGAGGAACCTGGATATACACGACGTGGAAATATAGTATCTATTGATACTTCATTACAAATAGTTGACTCTTTATTAAACGAAGAGCTCGAAGAACTACAACAAAGAATAAATAAAAATTAATGGAGCATAATATTTATGGCTACATATGAAAATCTACCAGGCGTAAATCTGGAGCTTTTAGACGGTAATTTAAGAGTAGACTCTACATCTGATGCTAACCGCGTCTTAATTATCGGTCGTGCTGAAATGGGTACCTCTGGAAGAATATATAACGTTGGCGACACCAACAAAGCTGCCAATACATTCGGCCCAGAATCTCCTCTGATCAGAAAGATGTCTGAAGCTCGTCTAGGTGGTGCAACAGAAGTATCACTATACCGTATTGGTGGATCTCCAGCATCATTAAACGGACTTTGGGGTGAAGGCTCACAACTTGCTACAGTTGAAGAATCTGTTGCAGCTGGTGATAGCTTCCGTATCTACTGCGGTCCTCGTCCTAGCAATGACGGTAAATCATGCCTAATCGTATTTAAAGGTAAAAACATCGTTTACTCTAACGTTCCTGGTTCTGAGGTTGACCTTAACCAAGTAACAGTTACTGGATTTGATGAAACTACTGGTGTTGTAATCGGTACTCCTACTGAGCCAGTTCTAATGTCTAACATCATCCCTGTAACTAAAAAAGGTGAATCAAACCACATCAGTAACGGTGTTAATACAGAATTTAGACTTGTTGGTACAACAAAAACCGACAACGTTACAAACGTAGTTGTTAAAGTTAATGATGCAGAAAAAGCATCTGGCTCTGATTACACTCTGAGCAAAGACACTCTGAATAACTACTGGAAAATTAAATTCAATTCTGCACAAGATGCACGTGCCAAAGTAAATATCACTTACGATTACATCGCTACTGGCAATGAAGCCGGTGCAGCTGTATTCAGTGGCGACGGCGCTAAAACTAAATTTGTTCTTGCTGGTACTCATGCTAACAGCCAAGTAACAATTGATCGTGTTATCGTTGCCGGTGTTGATAAAACATCTGAAGCTACGGTTGAAGCAAGTGATGATAACCTGGCCAAAGCTCTTGTACTTCAAACTGCTCCTGGCGATCAAGAGGCAATTGCAGTAGATTACACTATTGCTAAAACTGGTTCTTCTGTTCCTGGTACATTTAAAGAAGGTAAAGACAGCCTGAATTGTACATGGAAAGAATACTATGAGATTCTGTACGCTGGTCTGAAAGACCTTGAAACAGTAAATGCCATGTCTGTTGTTACAGACTACGCTATCGTAGATGCTCCGAATATTGCATCTGGCTCTACTGCTAAAGACAGACTGGAATATGTATACGTATCAGAAGAAGATGGTGAGTACAAATTTGAATGGTCTACATCTAAAGTTGTATATCGCAAAGGTAGCAGCACTACCCTGAACTCTGCAGAAGCTGATATTAACGGTAACGGACAGCCTATCGTCTACAGACGTTATCATGAAGCTGACTTTGCACATCTGCTTGCAGAATTTGCATACAACATTTCTGAAAACGAACAATTTACACTTGTAACAATCGGTACATCTGTTCCTCAAACAACTTCTACATTCGCAGTAAACAAATGGGTTGGTTCTGCTCCTACTTATGATGCTTCTGGTAACATTATCACTAACGGTACTGGTCTGTTAGGTGTTCGCCATATGGTTGAACGTGCTGACCAAGCACAGGGTTACTACAAAACCTCTTCTGGTTTCGTAGATGGTGTTGTTCAAGTAGATAGCAATGGCGCAAATATCGACATTGGTAAATACCTATCTGTTGTTCCACAACTTGTAATTACTCCAGCTAGCTCATCTACTGGCACTTCTACAAGAATCACAAATGCTGCTGCAATCTATGCTGGTCTTCTGACTACAATTAATGCTGGTAACTCTACTACCAATGCTCCTCTGCCAAGACTAAGCTTGCCATTCGAAATGAAGAAAACCAAGCTGAACCAACTGTCTGGCGCCGGATATGTTACATTCCAAACCAAAAATAACATAGTTCGTGTAGTGTCTGGTGAATTGGCTACCAACATCAACTCTGACTATGATTACGTTTCTACATCAATCATCATTAACTCTGTTATTACTGGTATCCGTAACGTATGTATTCCTTACATTGGTAAAGGTCTAACAGAAGCAACTAAAGTTGCTCTGGATACAGCTATTGAGTCTGTACTTGACCAAGCAGTTGCTGCCGATGCAGTAGTTAAATATGCTCACGTTGTTAACCAACCTACTGTTATCAACGGAAAAGGTACTTTAAACGTAGCGTTAACAATCGTTCCAGCCTTCGAGCTTCGTGAAGTTAACGTAGCAGTTAAATTAGCTTTAGATCTTTAATAAAGAATAGGAGAGGGTAACACCTCTCCTTAACAATCAGGATAAAATTATGTCAGAATTTAAGGAATACCACAGCTTTGGTGGTGTAGATATCACACCTGTATTCGGTAGCAAAGTGTTTGGCGAAATGTCAATGGTTTCTTACCGTGTAGACAGAGAAAAAGCCCCTGTATTTACAATGGGCTCTCCTGACGCCAAAGCAATTGCACGTGGTAAACGTTATGTTTCTGGAGCTTGTGTCTTCACTGTATTCGACCGTGACTCTCTGCTTGAGGCTATGGATGAACAAGATAATACAACTGTTTATCTGAGCAAACATGAGTCTGCTAACTATCAACGTGGTGGTATTTATAGCCAAATCAACGGTGGTAAATATCAAGATGGTTATGCATCTACTGCTGCTTCTGCTGCAACTAGATCAGGCGGTACAGTTGCTGCTGACTACAACTTCACTGCAAACAATCTTACTTCTAATACAAACATCAATAACGCATTGCGTACAAAAACAAAAGCTAACCTTGCCGACCAAGTATTGGCATTTGATATCAGCCTTGTTGCTACAAATGAATACGGTCATACATCTAAGATGGTTATCTACGGTGTAGAACTTATGAGTGAAGCTGGCGGTGTGTCTGTTGATGATCTTGTTCTAGAAAAACAAATGTCATTCATTGCTAAACGTGTTTCTAACTGGATGGCAATTGACAGCTACAATAGCAAATAGTAACTACTAATCCTTTCGGAGCCACATATGTCATATGACAATATACGAAAGGGAGAGTATCATTCAGTGGGTGGCGATGCCACCCACATTATTTTTAACTTCCCTGGATACGGCGCATTATATATGGGAAGTTTGATATCTCTCTCATATCAGACATACAGGGATAAAGTACCTGTCTATAATTTAGGAAACACTAATATCGACGGGTTTGCTATTGGCAAAAGATATGTAGCGGGCTCTATTATAAAAGCAATGTTCCTAAATGATGATTTAAGAGCATTCTTAAATGAAGTATCAAAAGATATAGGACTAAATAAAGATATAGATTCTATATACGCATTAAAATATGAAAACTCTAAAACATATCACCATCTTATGATGGATGATATATTACCATTCGACATAATAATAGTATTAAGCTCTGAATACGGAAATTTCTCTGTATCAGAAATAATATATGGCGCGACACTAATTAATTCCGGTCAAGTACATTCTATACAAGACCTTATTGTTGAAAATACAATATCATTTGTAGCACGAGATGCTAGACAGACTCTTGAAAGTTTGAATTCTACAAAGTACAATATAACTACTGGTAGTACAGGAAAGAAAGCATCTGAACTATCAGACAAGTCTAATACAAAATATAAATCAGATAAATCTAATACAAATCCAGATCAAGAGTGGTTCAAAAACGCACTTGAAAAATATAAAAACCAGGCTAATCTTGATGGACAAATAACACCAGATGAGCAAAAGGTTATATCAACATTATCTCAATTGGCAGGGTTAGGAGAAGACCCTAATTATAATTGGGAATCTCTTCCTTCAGAGTATAGAATATATAAGAGTGACCCATATACAAATGGTAGCACTAAAAAATACGTATATCCAAAATCACAGGATATAGATTCATCATCACTTACCGCACTAGATAAAGGCGATAAGTTTGAAGTAGACGACGGCGATACCTTAGTGTGGAATGGTGGGGTAAAAACATCAACAGGAAGTGATTACAAAGGTAAATTCACTATACGTCTTTTAGGTATAGACACCCCAGAAACTGAACATAGAGACCTTAAACCTCAAGAGTATGGATATAAAGCTTCAGACTTTATGAAAGAATACGTCAAGTCTGGCAAATGGGATCAAGATGTAAGAGATGGCGTAGTAAAAATTGCAGGCACAGATGTTTATGGTCGCACCCTAGTGTATAATTATAATTATGTATTAGCAGCAGTATCAGCTGGTACAGCTCATTATATGGATGGTGGCGTTAAACAGATTGGTGAATCAGAGGATAAACGAGCCAAACTTAATGAAGCTGCATTAACAGCAAAAAGAGAAAAAAGAGGGCTATGGGGAACTGGGAATACAGTTGTTATGCCTTCTGTATGGCGTAAGACAAATAAGAAATCAGGATAGTAAATGAGTACAATAACAGCAGTCGTGGATAGAGATGATGGAACTGTAGACACAGTTTATGCATCTGAAAATAGAGATGGAAGTGTATCATTAACTACCGTAAATTCAGGGACTGGCAAAACAAGTAGTGGAGCCAGTCCAAAAGCTACAGCAAGAGCTGCAAATGCGTCTAATAATGCAAATAAAGGTTCAAGGGCAAATCCTGTAGATCATGTTCAACTAAAAGAGGTCAATGTAAAAGGTAAAAGACCTGCGCAAGGACATGGATTTGTAAACGGTTTATATAATAAGTATTACTCATCAAGCGATTGTATGATATACATAGAAGATATATGGCTTGATAAGGTTTCCGGCATAGGTATAAACGAGTCATTATCTAGTGTGCCAATATATACTATAGGTAATTCTAGGTATAGTTTCCTATCAAGAGGAAACAATATGGTAACCGGTTTTATATCAATAAACAAATGCAATAAAGACTATCTACCAAGAGTATTGGATAATATAAATAAAACCTCTGAGTTCAGAAGACTTACGCCATATGAGCAAATGCAACTGACATCAGAAGAGTTAAGAGTGTACAAAGAAAAAGAAGCGGCAATGGAAATTGGTAAAGTTTCTAATAAGTCAATATTAGACTGGGCCGACCTTGATACTTTTAATATCACAATTGCTTATAATAATGGCGATCCAACTATGTCTGGTGTAAGACAATATGTTGATATACAAGAAATAAGAATAATAGGTTTTGAAACAAGCGTCGATATAGGTAGCGATGGTCAATTAGTTGATGGCTACAGATTTATAGCAAAAGAAGTAAGAGGATAAAATGGCATTAACAGTAGAAGAAGTAAAAGGCTTAAGCACACTACCGGAGGACGATCTTACTGTCGAAGAAGCGATAGAAATAGCTCAACGTCTAGAAGAAGAAAAAGACAAAGAGGTACAAGAAGAATCAGAAATGTCTTTGATAGTTAAGACATTGGCTAATCTTGAAAATGCACCTACTGAGGCAGATATTGAGAACTGGAAATCACAGTATGGCGTAATTCATATATCAACAATTCTGAATGAATCAGATTTATATCTATGGCGCACATTGAGACGCCAAGAGTATAAACAGCTTATGAAAAGTGGTTTCTTAAACGAAGCACTTCGCGGGGAAGAAGCAATAGTTAAGAAATGCCTATTGTACCCTAAACCAGATGAGAAATTTATGGCAACATCAAGTGCCGGTGTAGTATCATCCCTAAAAGAACAGATAATGTACAAGTCCTCATTTGTACCTGAATCATTAGCTTTAAGTCAAATAAAGGTAATTTAATATGAATGCAATAGGTGTCAAATCTGGAAGTATAATAATTCCATTTAATGATGCTGATATAGAATTGGGCGGATATATTTATAGAAGTCTTATAGTAATAGCCAGACTACTTAATTCTGTAGAGATACAGAGAATATTAAGAATGGATCTAGAAAAAGGCTATGTAAGAGAAGAGCTATACGAAGATATATTCAGAGAATGCTATATCTCTATTCCAGGAATAGTAGGAGATGTAAACTTCGATGAGGCACCTGCAGGATTCATAACGACAGTAGCTAGTGTAATATTATCTAAATCACTAGAATATGCACAAGACCCACAAAAAGCATTTGAAAGAGACAGAGAGTCAGTAACTCTACTGGACCAAATGGCTGCAATAGTTTCCAGATATATGCACACTCCATACTTAGAAGTTGTAGAACTTCCGGTAAATAAATTATTTGAATTATATGCAATATGTCATGCAACATATCCAGAGCATATAAAAGAAATAAACATAGAAGAATCACAAAATAATGTTCCTCCGGTGTAATCATGTCAGTACAAAATTTAGCTGCAAATATTTTTGGCCAAAAAGTATTTGATAAAGGAATACAACCAGGGGATGTTAAATCCCCATATAATATGTATACATCAGATGATGTAAATACATATGAAGATATACAGGCTACAAAAGAAATTATAGGCTCTATAACAAAGTATGGATTATCAGCAGGTGCATTATTTACGGTAAAAGAGCTACTAAAAAGGCAGAGCGCACAAAATAAAATTAGAGATTATATAACTCTAAGTTATTTATCTGAATCAATTAACGGAACAGCAGATGATGCTATCCGATCATACGGCGGGAGAGTCACCTTAACAAACTTAGCAATGAATACTGCTAGGGCGTTTGAGGAGCTCTCCCCTTTTTCTATTTTGAGAACATTCCAAACTTCTCATATAATGCAGCCATTTGCAACAGAAACTGGTGAGCATTTCTTCACTCCTGAATTATTAAAACATCAAAAGAAATATTTTGAAGAATTAGCACAAAAGTACGGCAATAGAAGTATAACATCGGCGGACATATCTACAGGACTGCTGTACAAGGACGGTAAATTATTTTCTTCTAGTGGTGAAGAAATAATAAGCAATGCAAGACTTGTTACATCAGAATGGACAGGCCATACAAATGGCCATGCTCAAAGTTCAATGTATAATAAAATCTTAAGAAGACATATTATACATCAACAAGACATGAGCCTTTCTTCAAGAAAAGAAATATTTGAACTATCTAAAAATATCCTTGATACAGAAGCTCCATTTACAATTATTGCAGATGCAAAAGACGCAAACATAAACAAAGGATGGATTAAATCTGTAATAGGACAAGGTGTAGCTCAAGGCTTCAATATGGTTAACGAGCCATTAGGCTTCGTTGAAGAACTTGGTGGAACATTATTTAATGAGAACAATGGTCTATTTAGATTTATAAACAAATATGGAAAAATAAATAGACATGCAAATGCTGATATGAAAATATCAGACTTAGCAGTTGGATATGTTAAACATGGAGCTGTAAAACTCGGTATACTTGGAGCAGCATATTATACGCTAGATAATATGGCTAAAGTAATCGGCACAAGTGGAAGCGGTTACGACCAAGGTATATTAGAGGGTGTAGCAACAACAGCAGTAAACGCCAGGATAGCATATGCAGAAACAGTATCAGATAGGTTTGAAGAGTATACAACACAACAAGAATATGTAGCACCTGGTTCAACATCATTGCTAAGATTAGCTGGATTCCCATTAGCAGGAGCAATGCTTGCAGGTACAGTTGCCTATAGTAAGAGAGTTGTTCCATCTATATTATCTGATGATGGGTATAAAGCTGGACAAAAAATAGCACATGCTGAAAGCGATGTGATAAATTCAAGCGTATCTAAACTTGTAAGTAATACACCTATAGAATCATCATTAGGAAGAATAGCCAATACTAAGAAATTGGCAATGAGAGGTGCTTTAGCTGGACTAGCTTTAGCATTACCATTCTTACCTGGAGCATTAGCTGGTGAGTCATCAGATTCATTAAAAGATAGATATCTATACGGAGAAGACGTAGAACAAAGATCAAATGCATTATGGTTCTCTGGCTCCACAGATATAGAAGGTGGCGGTATTAAATACTTCACCAAGAACTGGTATCAAAGACTGATTGCTGGTAATAAGGACAAAATCCTTTATGGCGATGGAGACACAAAAGAAGAACTAAATCCATTCCTGAATCCAATAGATTATCTACAAAATCCATATAGACTTGAAGAGATGCATCAAGATGATATGCCATATCCAATATGGGGCATGGATGTATCAGTAGGTGGCTGGGCCGGTAAAATATTTGAACGGACAATAGGACAAATAATTAAGCCTGATAGAATAAATCCTAATATGGCTCAGCTGATGGAGAATCCTCAATCAGTACCACAAGATTATTACGCTAGTGATGAGAACTCATATGCATTTGCGTATAACTTCAGTGATATAACAAGAAAACCTAGCTTTGAAGTTCCAGTAAATTATTCCAATGTAGAACAGTCATTGATAAATGACGAGATGGTTACAAGGAGGAAAAATCTTACATATTCTCCATATGCAGAATCAGCACAGTACATATACAATTCTGCATCAGACTTTATAGGCCTTAAAGGATGGGCAGTATCTGGTGCATTATCTGATTTTGCTGTAGGTGACTTTTCTCAAAAGAATCAACTTGCAAGATCAGGTGAATCAACAAACTTTGCAAGAGAATTTACTGAACAAAACCTTGGTGGTTTATTTGGTGCAGCGGATATACTGCGTCGTATAGTACCAATGTCGTCTAGCGTATTGTATGACAGAGCGAATCCTTTACATAACAGTGTTGCCCCATCTTGGCTTCCTAGAGGAGAATATTACACAGACTTCTCAAAAGGCAACTATTACGGCAATGTAGAACTTGGTTATGACAGAATGCCAGGTGCAGGATATGAATACTACAATCCTGAAGTTGCAGGATTAAATTTAGAAGATTATCCTGACATACATAAATTCAAAGTTTTATCAGATGTAGCATATGGCTCAAGTGAATTCTACAATGCAAAAGAGCTAATGGAGTCTAGATATAACTCTGGCGAATTAACAGAATCAGAGAAAAGAATATTTGAGACTACATGGGATCAGTTACAAAGAAGAGCTCAAAAGAAAACATTTGCAGAATACAAAACAGACGAAGACTTTGATAATGTATCTGCTGGTGGAGAAGTCCTTGGTAAGTTATGGGAAACAATAACTCATAATGCAGAACTACCAACAGAAAGGTTAACGTTCTTCAGGCCGGCGGGTAAATTACTACACCAAAGAACAGCTATAGAGGATTATGAAAAGACTCAATTAATAGCATCTGATACAGCATTATGGAATGAACCATTTAAACATTTCATAAGACCATTCTTTGAAGAAAGCTATAAATCATTTGATAAATCATATATCCCAGAGCATACACAAGAAAAGCGTAATATAGATAATTACTTTGACGCATTAGAATACTATAAACAAATGAAAGTTTATAGAGAAAATGCCAAGAGCAATTTATTTATAGCAAATCAAGCAAAGGCAAAAGCTTACAAGACCACATATGGAGCATTAGCATCGGGACTTGACACAGAAAAGGATGTAAGCTCTGCATACATGGGATTGTCTAGTGAAGAGAAGCAGTATTTTACATCGTTTGTAAATGCAAAGGATTCGGATAGACAACGTATTGCTGCTATTGTTGATGGCAACAATGTGTCAGAAATGTATAAGATGTTATGGAACCGTAAAGATATAATTGAATCTGGCGGAGACATTTCAGAGTATCTGCAAGACGAAGAGCAGCAACTTATACAAAACAACTCACAGGTTTATGGTGCATATAAAAGAAGTGGCGATGCAGATATAGGTATATCATTTAGAGAATACCTACAAGAAAGAATAGCAGAACAGCTAATAATTGATGCAACAGGAATGCCTGATGAAAAGTTTGCAGGATGGGATCCTAGATTAAATGTCAAAGATATAAAACTTAGAGCATTAAATATAGGCGGTGAAAATGCTATAGACTTTGGATACTTCCAGGATGACCAGGATGATTTAAAAAGGCAAGCAGCAATCCTAGCAGAAGATCAGGTCACTACTCAACTTAATTCTATTAGAAGAACTAAAGCTCAGCAAAGATTTGACGCTGTAAATATGATAAAAGATGAATTATATCGTAACGGTGTAAGAGCAGTAAATGTTAATATAAGCAATAGTGGTCATGGAGATTTCGACATGACTATATATAATAGGCAATAAAAATGGATCCAATTAAAAACCCTAAATTATTGATAGGTGGAGCAATATTAGGCGCGGCGTCTCAAGACCCAGAAGACCATCCTATAGCTGCGGCATTAGGCATGGGTATAGGTGCTTATGTTGGCAATTCTCTGCAAATATCTAAAAGAATACCAAGAGCTAGAAGCGAAATAGTTGACGATATAGCATTTAATAAAGCTGACCTTTCTGGATACAGGGGATTATCCAGAAGGGCAGCAAATAGATTCGCAGAAAAGTTTGCTAGAAATGCCAAAGAGATGCATATGAATTTAAGCTCACAAGCTTATGCGTCTTTAAATATCGGAAGGTTTGGTAGCAATACTAGCAGTAGAGAAGCTCAAGTGGCCCTGTCTGAAATGCATAAATTAACTCAGAAGGGCATGCAATCATATAAAGAGGCTGTTAAAAGAAACTTCTCTATGATATATGGACAAGATATATCATCTGTTTTGGGAGAAGACCTATTTAACAATATATTTGATTCATGGCTAAACAATAAGAATCTTGAGCAAATAAAGCAATCACTTCCGGCCCATGTAAAAGATAAGAATATATTATCCGCTTTACTAAGTTCTTCAATGCCAAATGCAATAACAGGTGTAGTAGATGCAGAAACGGGATTACTTGTCCCAACATCTAACCTTCAAAAGTTAAATTTATCTAGTGTTCCCGAAACTAACTTTAATAGAGGTAAATCATTAGATTTAAATATTAGTGCTACATCTGAACAGAAGACTAGTGCAATAAAAGAGTATCTTGTAAAAGAATTGAATTACCCAGAAATAGATGCATTTAGAATAGCATCTAATATTGGCAATAATACAGAAAACAGCAAGATAAACTTTGAAGATAGTAAAATCAGTATTACTAAAGATGGTGTTACTGGCTCTCTACATATGGAAGAGTATAGTAAGGATGGTTCTAAATTTATATCAAAAGGCGGCAATATATATTCTGCTGAATCTTACAATCAGTTCCAATTGCTTGGTGATGGTACAAAAGTAAAAGGTAATATATATACTAATACCAGTGGGCCATTCTCTACATCGGCACAAGAAGTAAAATCACAAGCATTTACTCCTGTAGAGTCAATGCTGTTTGAACACCTTAATACTAACAAACCTCTTAATGAAGTTTCTAAAAAATTCTCAGACAGAATAGAGTACATCGGTCCTAAAACAGACCTTGTTGATATTTCTGATATGCCTATAAAAAATAAGCTTACAAATATAGGCGAACAGTTTTATAGGGATGATAGGACTGGAGAAATAAGAGGTATAAAGAATATCAATGCCGAAGAGTATAAAAATATTGTAGAAAACATAGAGCTTGATAGACTCAGGAATGGATTAAATCCGGGATTCAACAATATACGACACTCTGACCAGGCAAAAGTATTTATTGGTGACAATAATAACTCTGTATATACTGGTATAGTATCATCTCCTGACCGTGATGCAACATATGCTTCACGAGGCAATATATCTACATCTGGAGGAGAAGATGATCTAAGTAAAGCTGTTAGAGAGCTATCCAAAAACGGAATAGATACGTCATCATTTAACGGTGTTAAAAGTATCGGATTCAACGCTGTAGGATATGATTACAACTATAGCTTAGGAAGCTGGGTTACAGGCACAGCTATAGGTGATGGACAATCAATAATACAAGAATCAGATTATACAGTTAGAAAAGCCACAACAGTAACACTTGGCGGCAAAGACTTTATAGCTGCTAGTGATGCTACAGAAAAAATACAGTCTCTTATAAATGGCACTAATGAAGGTCCAGTATCATTCAAAGGTGGAGAGCTTATAGGATTCTCTGACGGAGAAGAAGTTAGAGCGCCAAGACATTTTGAAACTGTAGAGCTATCTGGTGTTGTAAATTCAGGCGGCAAATATAAATTAATTGGAACAGGAACATCTTCATTATCAAACAACGATGATAATATCGTTAAACTATTTGGGGATTTAAAATCAAATGCCATAGTTCTAGATAAGCATTCATACAAAAATGCTATGTATGGATATGCTATGTCTGAATTAGGATTGGTATCTGCGGATAAAACCAATGGTCTAAAATTCTCTATAAACAAAATGGCTGAAATAGGTAAGGCAAATTTTCATGCACTTGTAACTGGACTAATGGCATCAGACGAGGAACTTCAAAGCTATGGAGAGGGAACCAAAAAATATTTCAATAGACTTTTGAGTCTTGTAGCAAATTCTGATGACAGAAATGCTACAAAGATAAGGGAATATATAGAAAGAAACTCTGGTATTAACTTTGCATCTCAATGGCTGGTTAGAAGTTCTGATACTAAAATAGGCTCCAATATAACAGAAATAGACAGGGCTATCAGAAAATATAGATATAGTCCAGACCAGGTTAGCCTTAAAAACATTGTTAACAGGATAGTTGACAATACAGAATTGGATTCAGATGGAAGAATAAGCCCTGCCGGTAGAGAATTTGCTAGAATCAAAAAAGAAATAGATGCATCAGGTAAAGTTAGTGATGTTAATCAATCTAAAATTATTGGTGCTGCATTTGCAAATAATGCAATGTCTGATGGTAAATCATCTCAGACAGCAATGGCAACAATGATAGATATGATAAGTAAAGTTGGCTCGCAAGCCAATTCTCCAGTAACACTAAATCTTGCCGGTGGAGACATCCATATTGATCCAAACAATATAGAAAAAGGTATAGCAAAGTATATAGAACAGTCTTCATCAAGAATGATTGATTATTCAAATGGACGAATAAGTCCAGAAGATATGTTTAAATCACTACAAGATGATTTTGCTAATCTATACGGAACAATGCGTAAAAAGAACATGACGGCATTGGGGCTAAGTTCTTTTGGCGTATTACAAGAAGGTACTAGGGAACTTACTGGTGCAAATACCTCAAAAGCAACTATGGACTGGATGGCAGCAGACCAATTAAAAGCAGCAGGTGTATCAATAGATTCATTAGAGCTAATAGGTGAAGCCAATGAAGACGCAAGATATGAACTAAGGTCAAGAAAACTACAAAATATAGTTGACGGACAATCTATTGATTCTATATTCGGCGATGATCCTAAATCTATAAGAGCCTTATTTGAAGCAAAAGATAGGGAAGAGTTTGCAGCAAAACATCTTAAAGATATGATCAATAATGATGGTGTTGCATCAGTAAAACTTATAGTTCCGGAAGGTATGTCATCCAAGAAAATAGGTTTAAGATCGTTATCTATAAACCTGTTAAACAGTGACAATAGCGGCATTAAAGATATTCATGGTTATGACATTATGGCAGAAACTGACAAGTTGAAACGAAATGTCTTAGTTTCAATGATGGAATATCAAAGAGCTATGAGAGATGGCGAAAATAGTAGATATATAGATATAGCAAAACAATCTTATCTATCGGATCTTGAAGAGCTTAAATCTAAACTGAAATCTACTAATACGACTATTGCAAAAGCTGCTACAAGAAGAACTGCAAGAAATGGTGTAACCGCTACTGCTGTATCATTAACAGGGGCGGCAGAGATAATACGAGCTCAGGAAGAAAAAGCTGGACGTAATGCAGTATTCATAAATGAAGAGACTGCAAGGTCACTTGGGTTTAAACTAAATCGTAAATCAAAAACTCCATATGCCATCAAAGATAGTCTAGGATTAGCAATACGTACTCCTGCATCTAGTTCACTTAGCGCACAGGCTGTAACATTTTTTGTTGACCCATCTATAAAGCAAAAGGGTACAGTAATCGCTATGGGTGAAAACCAATTAGCATCGGCATCTGGGGACCTTGATGACGATAAGATCCATGTATTCAGGGCAGACGATCTTAATAATAACAAGGTTAATAAAGAGTTAAGAGATTTAATGTCATTACAAAATAATATATTTGTCAATGAAAAGAGTTTCTTAAAAACGTTTAACACCAAAATGGCCGAGATGGAACAATATGGTGTAGTGAACCCATTAAAGTCTGGAGCAAAAACTGTAGCAGAAGATCAGTTTCAAGAGAATATCTTGAAGCAGGTAAAATCTCAACAACGTAAGTTTAGTGCGGCAGAGATAACAGAATTCCAACAACTTCTATCTCAAGCAATAGAGAGAAAAAGAGGATCTGATTTATCAGATGCTGTAAAAGCATTAGGCGTAAGTGATCCATCTAGAAAACTTATAGAGGAATCTATAAATAAAAGAGCACTTATGGCACAGGCTGTAGCTGGTGCCATGCAAGAGAACGTACTTAAAACTGTACGTACAGGCTCAAATGCAAACTCACTTCTTGAAACTATTGCATCTATGAGAGAATCAGCAGGTAAAAGCAGATTCGCATCATATGACGAAATAGGGGAATGGATTAAAAACGTTATCCCTGAAATATTTACTGGTGCTGACGAATTTGTAGATATAGGCAAATTTATAGGCGATGCCGTTTCAACACATGGCGCGGATATAACTATAAATAGTCCTAATATGGTTGGTTCAAAATACTCTGGTAAAGAGGCAGATAAGATTGAAGCTGCTATACCAAGAATACCAAAATCAACGGCCAGAGAGGTTAATCTTAGCGAAGAAGTATTGTCAAAAGCGGCAACTAATGCTACTATTGATACTGCTACTGATATAGGAAATCAAATTATTTCAACTATAAAAGCTAATAAGAAATCAATACTCTTAGGCGGACTTGGTTTAGGTATAGTAGGTTTAACTGTTGGAGCTGAATCTCCAACCACAACATCTCCTATGTACAATTCTCCTACTGCTAGAACAAATCCAACATTACCAGTAATAGAAAACAATTCTGCATACATAACAGATGGCGCACAAGCACAATCTGTATTAGTTGCCGGATATCAAATAGATAATAGAAGTAACGACAGATTGAAGCAGTCATTAAGAAGTATGCTTCAAGGAGATTCTGCATCAAGAAGTACAATAAGGTTCCAGAATCAAAATTATTAGGAATAACAAATGTCAAGATTTACCTTTTCAATAAATGGAATATTGGATATAGAACCAGTTTCTGTTGATAAAGTTAATAAATTTTATACAACACAAAACGAGTTCTTAAGGGACACATCTGTATTGACATCTAAATCTCGATTTGCGGAGTCGCTACATTTGGCGACTTTCGCATTCGATTTGTCTAAAAGTGATAGTGTCGAAGAAATGTGTGACCTTATATCTATATGTAGGTCATTCCCATATATGTTCATAAGGTGTGAAGCTATGGGGACATCAGACTTAAGTATGCTAGGCTTAAGTATTGGTGACGGATACTTCATGTACGCACTGCATGAATATGAAATTGAATTAGGTTCATCAGACAACATGCAGGGTATGGCTTTCGTTTCATTAAGATTACAAACTATAAACTGGAAGCCACTAGCAAAAACAATAAAATTCATATCTTTCAATCAGCAAGCTGAGTCAAAAACAAATTCTAAATCTATCTCTAAAAAATCTAAAAGCTCTAAAAAATACAAAACTGAATATGAATTGAATCCTGGCGATTCTAATCTAATGAAGAAACTTGTAGACTTCTACAAGTCGGATGTAAACCAATACAAAACACAAATAATAAATCAAGGGTACAATCGTGATTTCGATTTGTATCTTGGATACCCTATTGTTTTTACAGATGCAGTTAAGCTGCATAGAGAACTTCATGACCTATGCTGGGAAGAGGCAAGAACATTTAGAATACTTAAAAAGGTTGATCTATCTGGTACAGATGCTAAAGACGGTCAACAAACTAATGCCAACATATCAGAAGTTAAATCAGATGAAGAAGTTAGATTTGATGAAACCGGTAGAATAAATGTAGGCTGGAAAAGAGAACTAATCGGCGGCACTAATTCTTCTAAAAATAAAGATAACATAGCAATACAATCTATTAATATAAGAAGAAGAAATAGATTCGCAAATCAAACAATACAGGATTTCAGTTATCCATATTGCCAATATTTAGGACACTCCCCCACAGAGATAAACATATCTACTATAACAAATCATGAAGAAGGTATGGATGCGGCATCAGCTACTATGGCTATTGACCGCGTAGATGAATTTACAAAAAATATAAGAGTTACATATCCAGCATTAAAAGGATTAGATGTAATTGCAATAGAGAACCCTATTGTTAATGCTATGGGCGTTAAATATGTAATAATAGATTCATCTCAGTCTTCTACAACTGGAAACATGAATAATGTTATTACAAACAATTATTCTTTTATAGAATCTGATTCGACAGATTTCCTTGAAAATAGTAAATTTGTAAAAGCATCAAATAAAGAAGCTTACAACGACATAATAGCGCAAGCAGAAACTATAAGAGATCTGCTTGCTATGGCAAGCATAGAATATAAAAAGGGTGCAAATACATCAGCATTAAAAGATGTACTTGATAAGATAAACAAGCCAATAGTTAAAGCTATTGAAGAATATAAAGTTTATATAGACTCTTCTGTTAAGAAGGCAGAAGACCCTACCGCCGATGTAGGCTTATTCTTAGAACCTATGCTAAGAAGTAGAAAATATTCTAATATGACAGATACAGAGAAATCTACAATGTTCATAAAAGAATATATTAAGGCTATAAAAAGTCATTCAGCTACTCCATCTGAGGAAAGGGTTTTAAGGGAACGTTTAAGAAATTTTGAGCAAGCAGTTACATCTGCATATAAAAGCGCGCTTGGAAGTTCTTTTAATAAATACACTATTGATGCCTTATCAAAAGACTTAGAAAAAGAAAAGAGTTATTATAAAACTCATAGAAGCAGTACATCATTTTCTGGTGAAGCAATCCCAGATATGAAGTATAATGAAATATTCCATGACATCCCTTCAACAGATGAATATAGCTCATGGAAAGATTTACCTGCATTACCTTTCGTATACGACCAGCAAATATTTGATGGTGATAAGATAATGGCTAAGTGGGAACAATCATCTCCACTTATAGATGAAATACTTGAAGACACCAACGCAATGGTGAACGGCCCAGGAAACAGTACAGATAGAACCAGTAACTTTACAAAAGTTAATGCTGTTGCGTCATCAGGAACAATAAATCCAGATGGCACAGTTTCCGCTGGTAGTGTAGATAGTGTAAATGGACAATTTACAGCAAGTACACTTAAGGGTGCTCAACTAGGTGTTCGTGCAGGATCAGGATTGTGGCTAAAAGATTTGTCATCAATAATGAAGCATGTTCGAATATCTTCTCCTTTCGGTATGAGACGCGGAGGATTCCATCACGGTATAGACTTAGCAGGCCCAACAGGCACTCCAATATATGCAGCAGCTACTGGTAGGGTAACAGTGGCATCTAATCGTGGTAGAGGCGGTAATTCTGTTTATATTCAACATGCTGGTGGTATAACTACATGGTACATGCACTTAAGCGCATTCGCAGTTAAACCAGGACAACCTGTCATAGCTGGACAGCTAATAGGATTCTGCGGCAGCACTGGTCATTCTACAGGCCCACACTTACATTACCAAGTAAATATAAATGGTACACCAGTAGACCCTGCAGCATTCCATAGATCAATAAATGGATTAGGTGCTCCTAGCAGTAATCTTCCTGAATCAGGTAAAAAGAAAAGCTGGTGGGAAGACCTTGGTTCAGCAATAGCTGGAACAAATGGTCAATCAGCAATAGGTATGGGCATAACCCCAGGAACACTTGAGAAGCCTAAAGCAAAAGACGGAATAGCTTTACCAAAAGAATCTACAGCTATGCAATCTGTTGTTGCAAACGGATATCAGCCATTTACAGATTTTAATGACTACAGTCTTGGCGGCGGAGATCTAAAAGGTATAGCAGCAGCATCTAGTTCTGGCTTCACAAGTCAAAAAGGTACATCACTTATAAATAGTACACTTCTAAGGAGCTATGCAGGATCAATAGCAGCAATCGAGTCAAGAGGAAGACTAAATCCTTCTGGTAATGAATCATATCTAGGAATGTATCAGATAGGTCTAGAAGGACTTATGGATATCGGCTGGATAAGAAAAACAGCACCAAGAAATAGATCTTCGTTATACAATGATTCGTATTGGACAATTCCTGGCGGATATAAAGCATTTATATCTAGCAGAGAATTACAAGATCAAGCATTTGTACTATACACTCAGAAAAATATAGATTATCTATCAGCTAAACCTGGTTGGAGTAAATTATCATTCCAGGATAAGGTATTAGCAGTAGCTATGTCACATAACGGTGGACATAGCGCAGGATGGAAAGCGTTACAAGGTAAGGATAGTCGAGATGGCAATAATACATCTAGGCAAAAATACGGTAGAGTTGCAATGTCACTCTCAGCCGCTGTGTCAAAAGGTAATGCCGGTGTTGGTATTTTTAGCAGAGACGCTGCTGGATATACGTCAAACTATTACGATAATGTAGCAGTACAACGTAATAATGAGGCAGTTGAATTTAATACTGACCCTACACCTTGGGATCCTAATCTACAAGGAAAAGCTAGAATATCAAATATGGTAAAAGATTACACATGGGGATTAGAAAAACTCATCCCTACATATAAGGTATATCTAGTACATGGTAACAATGAAAACACTTTATTTAAATTAATAAATACAAGTGTTGAAGCTGTATATTATGAAATATCAACTGTACGAAATATTCGTGTAGAAATGGCAAACCAGGATAACCCTGTTGCAGTTGCATACTTTGAAGTTCTTAACTCTTTGAATACGTCAACAGACCCTACTACTGGATACAATACTGCAGACAAACTTGGTAATACTAAATTAGATTTAACATCTTTAGGAAGCGATTTTGCCAATGTTGTAGCAATGGACCAAATAAGACTTAAGGCCGGTAACAAAGTTCAAATAAGAATGGGATACGGCAATAAGATTGATGATCTCCCTGTAGTATTTAACGGGCTTATAACCGAAACAGATGGTGGAGATGTTGTAAGAGTAGTTGCAGAGGGTTACGGAAGGGAACTGCAAAACGAATTAATATTCGCCGGTGATGTATTACCATTTACTACTTTCGCTAGTGATACATCTGGTAGATACATATCAGCAGCAGTTGCAAGAATAGTTAAAAACGCAAGGCTGCAACACTTTGGTGCTAACCCTAAAATACTTGGTGAAGATGTAGATACAAATTCATCTGGTACAGCTGCACAAGGTGTATCTGGTCAAAGCGGATTCTCATTGTCTAATTCTTTATGGAATTCATCTTCTGGTGAATTCTTCTTCTATGATTTTAAAGGTCCAACAGACCATCTAGAAAACTTCTGGTTAATGAACGTTGACATGGTTGACAGATTCTTCGTTACAGAATGGAACGACTTATTCCCATTCTCTCTTAACGACTACTTCGTTAACTTCCCAGTATTGAATAAGACAGTATGGGATGTAATAACAACAGGTAGAAGATTATTCCCATCATCAGTAGCTCTTATAAAAAATATAGGTGCAAGATGCACCATATTTACAGGGATCAAAGAGCAGCTAATGGTAGGATATGAAACTACACACTCTGTTGCATCAGAAGTATTTGAGAACATTAACGGAGGGCTATTAGACAAAGATAGTCAACATACACAGGAAGTAGAAGAAGTCGCAAATGCTAAAAATGTAAAAGGTAGCCTTGGTATTCCAGTAAATAGCACAGACGGTATAAAGAAACGACAAAAAGAAACAACAGCTAAATTTGAAGTTCTAAGAGACAATCCAGGACAAGTCGCCGATGTAGTAAGTTCAGTAATGGAATCTAAAACAATAGATTCTACTGCATGGGTCCCTGCTACAAACTTCCATATGTTTAGTAGTGCAACTAATATAATTAGTAATCAGCTTAGATTAAATCAAGATGTGATAACACAGGCTAATGTCGAATACGGTACAGAGCCAAGTGATTTTGGCACTGGTAAAAACAAAATGTTCGACATGAAGTCTAATGGCGGACTAATGCCGGCATTTACTAAATCATCGTATTTAACTGACAGTACATTAAATACGGAAGGTATGGCAATCAAAACTGGTCAAGGATATCTTCTTGAAGAACTTGAGAAGATGTACACAGGCAGTGTAATCATATCTGGTAATCCAGATGTAGCACCAGGCGATTACGCATACATTTCTGACTCATTAAGACAAATGAGTGGTGTAATGAAGTGTAGAGAAGTTCAACATATCTTGACTGAAGACGACGGATATATTACAATAATTACACCAGGAATGTTTGTTGAACCTGCAACACATTTATATTCATCACTATACATAAAACTAGGTATGTTCTATTCGATGCTTGCACAAGGCCAAAGAGAATATGCTTTAGTGTCCGTTAACTCATCACCTACTGGTGAGATGTATAGCAAATTATCCATAGCTCCAACCAAAATAGGATTCTGGGACGTAGGATGGGCAACAGCAGGATCATTAGCAGCTGCAGCAGCATCTGCAATGTTACTTAAAACAGCAGCATCTTATGTATCTACTGCACTATGGGGTCCTATAGTAGGTCATGTAGCATCAGGATGGGCAAGATTCAGTAAGGTGAGCTTCATAGTTAGAGGATTATCCTCAATGAAAGGCGCACTAGGAGGAATCTGGGCAAGAGTAGCTACAGCAGGCAGAACAATAGCAACTGTTATAAACGGTGTCAGAACTGTTGGTCTTGCTGCTAGCATTGGTACTGGTGGACTTATAGCAACAGCAGCAGCAACTATCGTAGTAGCAGCAGTTGTTATAGCTGTATGGGGTATTCTTAAAAATGTTTGGGAAGCCAACAAAGAGAGAATAACCATGCGACACAGAGCACTAATGAAGATGCCTTTGACTGTATATGGACAAGAATATACAGCAGGACTATTAGGATGGAATGATGAATTAAGTCCTATAGAATTGCAGGTTAAAAATCTTAAAACCACATGGGAAAGCTTAGCTAAAGTGTGGGGAGCTACAAAAGACACAAAAGCCTCAACAAAGGCTAGAATACTATATTCGATAGCGACTGACTAATATGAGTAATACATTAGCTTCAATGGCATACTCAGAGATTGGAGAGATACAAACAGTATCTCTCCAAGGTTCTCAAATATTTGTTGTTGTTAGATTAGTTGGTGAAACCCTGTCAGACATGATGGGGAATCCTGTTCAGTGTGGACAATATCTTGTTGGAATTCCAAAAGGTGCACCAGAACATACTGCTACTATGGCAGAGCTTCTAATTCCAATAAATATGACCTATGCTACACAAATATCAGACCCTAAGTTCTTAATAGGGGCAAGAGTTCAAGTATTCTTCACTAAAGAAGGATTTCCAACTGGCTGTATATTAATGGCGAATTCTGATGCTAGGATTATATCTAGACGCGCCATGTTTGATTACAGACTTTCAAATAAAGACAAGATATTCGATTCTAGATTAAAAGACAAACTAAAGAATCGCGGTATACTTGAAAATTTCAATAAACTATCCAATGAAGTATATGACACAACATTCCATAAAGGATTTGTAGGAACATATGGGGAATCTCAAAATATGTTCATAGCTACACCATCGCATATGGAAGATATAATAGACTTTGAACAGAAAGTCGACCCAAGTGTTGTAAGAACTGATAGTTATAAAACAATAAGAACAAAAGAATGTTATATGCCAACTACTGTTTTTACGGGTAAAACATAATGCTAATAAGACCATCTCCAGACAGTACGACATTAATAGACCTAAGAGAAGATGTAACATCTATATCGTCTGGTAGTATGTCTATATCTACACATAAAGATTATGGCGTATTTGTAAACGGTCCAATGTCAGTATCATCTCCGCCCACATCTGTAGTGTTCGGAGGATTCTATAAATTTAACCCTGTTGCAGTATCAGGCATTCCATCTACAATGATTACACCTGTACCAACATTTGAAATAACTGTTCCAACAAAAAATGTAGGAATACAATCAGCTATAAATGGTGTAGTCTTAAGTACGGTTACAGGACTATTCTAATGCTAATAGAAGAGATAGGTAGAGATATAATAACTGACGACTATGGTGATATAATCCTATCAAATGGAGATATATACACATCGTCAAATCAAAATATGATAGCATTAACCAATGCTAGACATAGATTAATGTCAGGAACATCAGATATGTACCTATACGATATTTATGGAGCTAATCTCCATAAATTTATAGGAAGACCAGTAACCGAATCATTGGCTAAAGAAATTGTTACCAGTATTAAGAATTCATTTACAGAAGATAAATTCTTTTCTGGAGATAATTTTCAAATAAATTACGTATTAGATGGACAAAGAATTCTATTTAAAATTGCAGTAGGTACAGACTATCAATTTACAAGAAATAAACAATCAGAGGTGAATATAGTATTTTCACCTATAACCGGAGTTTCTTATGTATGATCAGTTAACTAATAAAGAGTTAATGACTCAGGAAATATCTGCGCGAATTAGTGAGAATACTGGTATAAACAATACCTCTAAATCTACCGTAGTAAGACATATTACAGACGCGATAACAGATACAGCTGTAAACCTTGTTGCATACTCTAATGCCGCAATTAATTCTACACATACACAATACACATCTGGCGATCTGCTAACCAAGAACGCATACGAATTTGGAGTTGTAAGAAATATATACTCTGATGTGTATATCTCAAAAGATGATGCCATAGTCAATCTAGTAATGAATGATGGATCACAGTTCCCTAAATACATGGATGGTAAAATAATAATAGAGGCCGGCAAAGTATTTTTATTTGGTAGTGGTACATCAATAGAGGTAACAGAAAATGTTTATGTATCACATAATGAAACGTCTATTCCTCTTCCAGTTCGTATAACTACATCTGATTCAACTGATATAAAAAATGGAACGAAGATAGATATTTCTGATGAATCAAATCCTATAACTATAGGTGTTTCTATATCTATAAGCAGCAGCATCTATACAAACCTATCAGAAGAATCAGACGACAGTCTAAGAAGAAGAACTGTATACGCAAAAATGCGTGTACATGGATCGTCAGATTATTCTATAAGAGGAATACTTTCAGGAATCCCCACTGTTAGGTCGAGCAAGATAGTTAGAAAACCTAATGACAGTAAAACTTACATTTATGTTACAACAGATAATTATCTTAAAAACTTTGTAGATGAAAATTACTCGTTTATAAAATCTAAAATATTATCTGAATTAGATTATCTTTCATCATCAGAGCAATCATTTGACGTATTAATGCCGGAAGTGCTACTTCTTGATGTGTACTTTAAATATAAAAACACAACATCAAGTATGGCTATGTCAGCCATAAATGAATCTTTTAATTCTATATATACTCCATTGATAACTGGAAATATTAATTTTGAAGAGCTGGTAAAAGAATTAAATACTTATGGGTTAAATATAGAAATAGAACATATAATAATTCGTTCTGATGTATATGGAACAATAGCAGATATATCCACTGGTGATTTTGCAGTTCCTGATACAGCAATATGTGCATTAAGTCAGTCTACATCTATAGGGCTAGAAGAATCGGAATAATATGATCAAGCAAAATAACTCAATTAATATATTGACTAAATACTTTGCTCAATGGTCTGCCCCATTTAATAATAACTTTTCTAATATATCTAAATTTCTATTACCATTTTCAGATATAGTAAATTCAAATATAGATAAAGTTTGTAATCTTGTTTTACAGAGATACAGGAATAATGATTTGGAGTGCTATAATAAAATTTATAGACTCTCATCATTTGGCAAATATAAGTCAATAAAAGCTGAAACGCACAGAATAAAACATTTGGACGGCAGAGTTGAACTAATAGGCAAAAGAGATATAGACTATGCTGGATCATTTACATCAAACTTCTTTACTCAATTCCCTATAACAGGATTTGAGCTCACAGAGACTCACCTATCATTAAATAAAAATTCTTTTAATGAATCAATGTTTCCAGGAACAAAAGTCTTTGATAAAAAATTATCAACAGACTGTACATTATACATATCGCCAGCTGAACAAAACCAATCAATATTTAATGTTGTAATAATGGGGTCAGATTCAAATGGCGAAACAATAATAGAAACATTAAGAGTAAATAAAGAGTCATCATCTGAAACATTTTATAAATACAAATACATTTATAAAATAGAAACACCCAATTATATTACAATATCTGACAAGTTAAACCTTTCAAAACACCACTCTATTGATTCAGAAGTAATCCCTCCAAAAAGAATAACAAATAAATACGGAGACTTTATATCTCCACATTTAGAGTACGATGGATCATCAATAGTTATATATGATCAATCCGGTATAGTAAGAAGTGAAGAAATAAGATTTGACACAGAATCAAATCTGAAATCTATTTACTTGACTAACTCATCAGACATAATATCGCTAGATGAGGCAGGATGGATTAATACATATAAGCCATATCCTATGTATGATCTAATAAATACAAATGGTAGTTTAAACAATAATCCATTTATATTTGTCGAAGAGGAAGAAAGTAAAATAGGATATAATGTTAGATGTAGAATCTTTGCTCATGATATAGCAAAGAGATACAGAAGCGATAAAATAAAAATAACATTATACAACGGTGATGATGTATTTTATTTAAATAAATTTGGACAATTATCTAATGATGAAAATACATGGATAAGTTCTGTATCATCAGCTGATATAATTAATCTTTCTGTTCCATGCACAAATACGATGCCTTATATATTTTCTGTTACCACATTGGATAATAAAGTATTCTACGCTGCTGCATATCAAGACGAATCAAATAATATGATGCTTATGGGCGGCGTAACAGATATGTTTGTATTCAATAGGGAATTGTATTTTGAGATAGATAACAAATTCTACTCTGCTAAGCCAATCAGACATATATGTATGCAGTATGATGAAAATGAGATAGTTTTAGATTCAGATTATAAGAGTATAGAGTTAACATGATTAAACTTAGGGAATATGATATAAACCCATTTAAAAGAAGCGAAAGATATACTTCTTATAGCGATAATATAGGAGAAAAATATCCTGCATTGTTAATAGAAAACTTTGCAGGGTATATCTCTGTATATGATGGGGAGATTATTGTAGACGGAGAAAGTCTTCAGTTATCAAACAAAAAGATAGGTGATGTATACAAACATCTGAAAGAGAAAAATATTAATGTAAAAGTATACAAAGGTATGGAACACATACCTGCGATAATGTTAATAAATTCTTCTAATGTAGATATTGTTACGTCGGTAATAGATAGGTCTCCTTTTGATATATATCTTAATAAGTCTAAAAATCTCATATCAATGATTCCATATTCTTATAAAGATGATGTAAAAATAGAACCTATAGAAAAGCAAACTATTATAAATGGTAAAATTATAACTGACTCATCAAAGAATGGAGAAAGCATAAGCTTTCGTCATCATGCTAAAAACTTTATTTTGAATATGTCAGATACCAATATAATAAGAGATATAGAATCAATATATAGTATCCCTCAGGTGAAACAGTCTGTTATAGACTGGAATAGAATGGTAAAAGGTGAATCAAATGCCAACTATACAATATAATATATCCATAAGGGGAACTAACTCTTATATAAAACAGCCAGAAATGGATATTGGTTTTTCTGAAATTCCATATTCAAGATACCTTAAGTTAGCAGAAGATTTATCTCAGTCTCCAGAGCATACTAAATTTGGATGGGATAAATCAATAGATGAAAATAGGATATATAGAGGCTACTGGGTTTCAGATAAAACTGTTATACCTAATACAACAGGTATCTCATTTTTTCCTAAAATTCAAAATAATGAAATAGTTTTTGAGTTTGGTAATATAATTTTCGACTACAGTGTATTTATAAATTCTAGAGATAAAGATAAATCTGGCATATATAAAATATACAAAAGAGGCAAAAGCGGTCCGTATACATATATAGACAATAGCGATATTCCAATGGATGGAGTATATAGCTATATAACAAATTCTTATTCTGTTCCGGATAATAATTTTAAGATGTCTATAAAAATGGATAAGCCTATATCTCCAAAACTTATAGGCGCTGGCAAAGGATTATATACACAAGAAGAACTAGACTCTGCCGCCACGAATATGTCAGTCTTATATAAGGATAATATAACATCTGATAATATACTTGCTTATTCAGAAAAGCCACATCTTAAAAAGATTGCTGGCAAAACTATATTACACACAAAATACTTCCCAATATATCCTAGTGTTTCAGTATTTGATGATTCACTAACGCTTATTACAATAGAATCCGTTGATAATAAAAACGGTATAATATATATAGACGGATCATATGATAATCTTAATATTATATATGGCATACTTCCAGAAATTAAAATCGATACTGGTGTAAATATAAACTTTAAGGACTCTATAACTCCTACTAATGAGATAAACCTTTTATCCCTTTCGGAATATGATAATCAGGCATTTATAATCCCTAAAACAATAGATGATATAACATTTGATGATAATGGATCGTCCTATTCGGAATTAAAATTATCTATACCTGAAGAATATATAGGATACTCTATATCATCTGATACAGAGATAAATATAAATGGAATATCAGCAAAGAATCCTAAGTTTTACACATCAAATAGTGAACAGATTTTGTATGCCTCACTGCCTAATGATATAGGTTTACTAATAAATAAAATTGAACTTAAAGACGGCAAGTATGAACTTCCGGAATATAAAACTGGCGGACTATCTAGTATTTATGGTATATTTAAAAATGAATACAATGATGACCTAAGATTAGCTCATATATGCTTTACTAAAAAGGTGGAGTCAGAACAGTCAACATCTGGTAGTGTATCATTACAGATACAAAAAGAAAAAGTTCATAAATTTGTACATCTACCATCATGTGCATCTGAGTCCGGAATAACTATAAAAACAGAAGATGATAAAGATGTAGAGTTTAAATTTTATGCACCAGACTTAGTAGAGATTCCTAAGTATAGAGATATACAAACTAGCATAAATGTTTCGTATACATCTGTAATACCTAATTCAAAAACTATATACATAAGAGACAAGAAGATAAATGAGGATGCATTATCATCTGTTGTGTCAGAGTATGGAGATAACTTAATAGGGTTATATGCTCTTTATTCTAGAGAAGTAGACCTAAATGTATATGGTGTAAACTATAACAAGAATGAAATCCCATTAGGGACAGTAAAAACAAATATTTTATTTAGCGACAATGCCATAAAAGGCATGTCCGCCGTAATAAAGAATAGCTAGGAAAAGCAATGGCAAATTTACATTTAGATAGTGGTGCTCTTACCCCTCAGCATGCTATAGAGGCTATAAATGAGGTATCACTTAATGTTGAAAATATTAAAAACACAATCGGTGATGTAAATGGCTATGGAACTGGTATAGAAAATTCATATAAAACATCTATATCAGAATCTATAGGTGACTTCTCAAAGGTCTCTCCTAATACCCCTATTGGCGTAGTATTCTCAGATTATACAGATTCATTTAGCTCTGTCGGTATAAATGACTTCTATCTTACTTTAATTCCTGTAGGTGATCTTACAATAAGAACATCTGATAATAAAACATATATAAAGGTAGAAGTAAACGACCTTAAAGAGGATAATCAATATTCTGTAATAGGAAGAAAACTTTTATTCCTTAAAAATCCTACTGGATCATTCACAGTAAGTTACAAAGGAACATATCCAGGTTCAGAATATGGATCAGGGTTTACGCCAAACTGTATACCATCTCCATCTTTACTTGCAGAAAATAAAATACCTAAGCCTTCTGTGACAAAAGTATCTGATAGAGTATATGAAGTAACAATAGCATCATCAAATACATACGATAAGACAACTTATCAGAAGAATGTAGATTTTGTATTAAAAGATAAATTTACAAAATTTATCTCATCAACTGGTGCAATATTAGCTCCAAAAGAAGAAGTTTCTGTATGGAAACTATTCAATGGCGAGTATCAAAAACTTGATGACGCTAACGTATACTTAATGGCGCCGAACAAATATAGATTTGAGACATCAATAAGTGTAGACGTTTCAGACACATTTGTTCTATCAGTAAATAACTGGACAGTAGCAGATTCATTATCCCTATTGTTCAAATTTGCATTCAATCACTCACACAATGGCGAAGAACTTGGTGCTCAAGTATTACACAGTTCACTATCAGGATTAAGAGCAAGTAGATATAACCAGGCTGATAGAAGATACGGTATGTCAAATATACAAGGTGATGACCACCCTCAATACTTCAATAGGGAGGGTTATATACAAAACAATGATGGTAACTTTAATAACGCCATTATAGGTGATGTATTAATTGGTTCATCTGACCCTCACAACTTGTATAATAATACTGTTAGCAATTCTAGAAAGATCTACTTCGGCAGTGTATCTGATGCAGTTTCATTACTATATGATTTCGCATTTAAAGGCTTAAAATTATATGGTTCTGAAAACGGATTAAAAATAGAAACACATGCCAATCCAAATAACCCAGACAATTCATATGCAACAGCATTAGAAATAGACGGCAACAAAATATATTCAACTGGCGATAAGAATTCATTGCCAAACACATTGAATATAGAATCTAAAAATGGTGTAGCTAAATTTGTAAACTCAGAGGGTGGACTTAGCAAAATAATTGCTAAGGCATTGGATATAGATACAATAGTTGCATCTGGCAATATAGGTATAACAGGTCCTAGTTCTACATTAACAATCGGCGGTGTTAAATTTGCAAATTCAGATGGCAATGTAAATGTATCATCAGATTCTGGAAATAAAATAACATTTGGCTCAGATGTTGACCTATCCAACATTAATGTTGAAAACATGACTCCTAAAACGATTAATATCAAAGGCGAAGGAAAGATATTATTCGGAACACAAGAGGGTGCAACATTAACAGAAAAAGATGATGCAATAGTTGTAACATCTAAAAAGCCTGTAGTATTTAACGGTAGCGGTAAGAATACAGGTATTCAAAATAAGAATGCCACATATAATCCATATATGAATATGTACACCTCTGCTAAGAATGGTGGAGCATCTACTCCTACTGACCATGACACATATATAGAGGCCGGTAAGGGCGATATATATTTCCTGAAAGATAGTACAGTTCCTCAAGTAGAAGGAGGTATATCATACGGATTTGGTGACTCAACACCAGCAGGGTCGACGAGGGTAGACAATCTAACATCATGGCCGAAGTCTAATATACATGCATCTGTAGGTAACTTTAAATCAGCTACAGTAAGTGTATCATCACTAAAAGAGAGAAGAGGTGTAAACTTCGGAGATGTTGGTGCAGTATACGTTACTGGTAGTGATACAGAATGTCCTCCAGGATGGATGGTTGTAGAATCTAAAAACGGTGTAGTATTTGTTGATGCCAGAAGTGGTGCAATAGACTGTCAATCTATGACATACAGCACTGTTACAACAGGCAATATAAAAGCATTTGGTAGTATTACTGTAGACGAAAATCTTGGTGTCACTGGTAATGCATCTGTTGCCGGAGATATAAGCTCAGAGAATATCAATGTATCTGGCAAAGGTACATTTGGCACACTGGATATTAAAGGTACTTCTAGATTCACTGGCGATGTTTCATTTACAGAAAATGTAGGTATAAACTCTAACCTAAATGTAAATGGTACAATCAATAGTAGTAACAGTATAAAAGGTAATGAACTTTTTATTAAATCTAGATCTATACTATCCGGCCCGGTTGATTTATCCGATTCACTTAAAGTTGCTGGTGTATCAGCATTTGAAGGTGTAATAACTGCCGCTAGTGATGTAAGAGTTACAGGATCAATAAACTCAGCTAATGCTATAATAGAAAAGATATCTGCCGCATCTCTTAAAACAACAGAAGCAATAGATGCTAGAGGTGGATTGGCTTCATCAGGGTTGATATCTTCTAGTGGAAATATCGAGACAACAAAAGATATAGTTGCAAATATAGGTAGATTCTCTTCAAAACTGAATACATTAGATCTTGATGCACAAGGTTCAGTATCTGTAAGCAAAACATTAACTGTAGAAGAAAAAGCTATATTTAATGGTCAGGCAGTAATAGGCTCTAAAGAAGCTGACAAACTTACTGTTAATGGCAATGCAATATTCAATAATGGTAAGACATCATTTGTTGGCGCAGTTGACGTAAATGATGATGCTACATTTAAATCTGACCTTAATGTAACAGGAACATTAGATTTACAATCCAATGCGAATATTAAAGGCAGTATAGATGTTGCAGGCCCAGTAGTTGCAGCTGCTAGCTTATCTGCTAAAACTATATCTACATCTGAGCAAATATATATTGGTTCTGATCTTAATGTAACTGGTATATCTAAGATTGGTGGCTCATTAGAAGTTAACGACGGAGCAATAATCAGGGGTGGCATAGCTCTAGGTGAAGATGGTAAAATATTAACTGTGAGCAGTAATACTCAATTTAATAATAATAAAACAATCTTCTCTGGAGAAGTTGATATAACAGACGTTTTAAACATATCTGGCGAAACACATATCAACTCATCTATCACAATAGATGGTGCTCTTACAGCATCTGGTAATACAACTATTCAAGGCGTATTAACAGCAAACGTTGTTAGAACTGATGCACAAGCTGAATTTAGAGGCGGCATATCAGTTGGAAGACAAGCTAAGTTAGAGGCACTTGTCGTTGATGGTAAATCCATATTTAATAATGACGTAAACTACTACGGCACTATTTCTTATAACGGCGACATAACAACACTATCTACATCAGTAGCTACACTTGGTACAGTGAACGTAACTAAGTTTATCAACCAATCTGATAACTCAGGAAGTAACCAATTTGCAGCATCAAGTATATTCAATAACGATATAACAATTGCGGGCAACGCAACGATAAAAGGTTCTATTATATCTGGTACTCAAACATCAGGTGTGACAATAGAGGGTAACTCTGTAACACTTAATGGACCAACATCACTTATAACATCTAAAACAGCTGTAATAGATAAATTAAGTGGTGGAGCTACCAAAGTAATAGGTTCGGTATCATCAAGAAATTCAACAGCAGCAACAAAAGCTGTAAGCTTATCTAATAAACGCTATACAGTAATGGACAATATCTTTATAGAAGACTCACAAGTTAACGCTAGTGATATATTCTGTTTAGGTACATTATATGTAGGTGACATGCAGGTAATTGAAGTTCCAGGATCAAATAATAGATTTGATGAGAACTCAGCAGTGATGAACATCCGTGCCGCTAGAGCTAGATATGCCCCATAATAAAACGACATGAATACTATCACATATAACATAAAAATAGGAGGGGTCGAAAAGGCCCCTCATTTGGTTCAATCGGATAATACATTGAACACTATTTATGCAGTAGATACAAAACCATTAAAAAATTCATTATTCAGTATAAGAAATACCTCTAAGGATAATGAGAACAGGTTTATAAAGTTTGTATCAAAAAATATAAAAGGTGTAACTGTAAGATCAAATTCAGAAAACATATTAATAACTGACATATATGATAACGGCACACCGCTATATAGAAAAACACCAATAAGATTTAAAGATTACGACCGTATATTAGTAAACGGTGCAACACCTATATCTGATTCTAATTTTTTATATACCAATGATGATAGTATTCATGTTTCTTATTATAAGAACGGCTCACTAATATTGGAGTATTCGGATACTACATATCCTGTATATATAAATTCTTCATATAAAAACTATGAATCAATATACTCTATTGATGGTAAAGTATTTAAATCTGTGTTTGACAAAGACCACTATAGGATAACATGGACAAATACAAATACGTCTTATAAAGTGTTAGATACTCCAATTTTCAACATATCTGAATATTCAATATACAATACAGATATGTTAAGTATCTATATAAATAGTTTCATTATGTATAGAAATGGTATTAACTATTCCACTATACGACATGGACTAAACCTAGTAAAAGTAAATAATGAGATTGCTAAATACTCGAATAACGAAATACTATTAAAACATTCAGGACTGTCAAAGTCCGGAATTAAAATATCTTTTATGAAAGATGGCTCATCTGTAAAAGACATTTTAGGTGATTCTCTTGAAAATTATGAAATAGAGCCAAAATATGGGTCTATTAAATTGCATAGATTTAAAGACGAGATATCACAAATATCTTATGATAATGTTTATGCTACATATAATTATTATGATTTCATATCCAATAATATAAGAATACCTAGATACATTATTGATTCTTCAGAATATATCTCTATAGGATTAACAAAAGAGGGGTTAAGATATTATGCTTATGATTATTTTGGCTTTATTATATTTTCTAATAGTAAGATAGATAATAAGCCGTATGCGATAAATCTTAAAGATAAGACTACATTAAAATGGAGTGTATCAGGAAAGCCTGAAAACAGTGGAAATATTTACACTGGAGAGAAATTATCTGAGGACTTTATAGAAATATCTAAAATAAGCATGAAGGATATGTCAAAACTTAAATATGTTTTAAATAAGAGGCCATCACTTCCTGTTTCTGGCGGACATGGACTTAGAGAGATATACATTCCTAATTTAGCATATTGTAGAATCCTAATTGGGAAAGAAAAGGAATCGTATTTTAACTCTGGAGTATCAGAACTAAGCGTCGGCATGTCTACAGATGGATCATTATCTCTGTATCTGAATACTGATACTAAGGCGATATTTCAGTTAGACTATTCGGCAGATAAATATATTGGCGATGTTGAATATGTTGACGAAGACTTACAAAAAGATCTTGATTTTAAAAATCCGGCATTTATAAATAAGGATCCGTTAAAATATGAAATGGTCTATATAGACGGAAAGACATATTCTAAACTTAAGAGTACGAAGAAAGTATACGATGATAAGTTGTACTTTATAGTAAATAAAGAAGATATAAAGCCTGACTATAGACTAAGCGTAGTTTATAATGATTCAATCCCAACTATGGTGCATAAGATATGAGAAAGTTTATTGAAAATCAGCAGTTTAATTATGTTAACGATATATTAAACCTATCTCTTCTTGGCGGCAATATTAATAGACTTGGTATTGATTTCATAAATAGAAGTTTGCTAAGAGTATCCCTACAAGCAAATCCGTCTGTAGAATTTCTAAAAGAATCTCTAGATAGAATAGACACTCAACTAGAAGAATGGTATTCTGGATATATAAAAAAGATAGACTTAGCAGAATCAAACAATATGTTTATTCAATTGTTAAATTTGTCTACAGAAGATAGCGGATACTACTCACTATTTGAGATAGATACATCAAATTCCAATTCTGTAATATATTCATTATCAGATAAGGGTTATGTACTTAGCAGCTATGATGAGAAAGAATTATTATAATGGAAATAAAGAAAACATTTTCTTCTGAGTCATTATTCTTTAATAAGATAATACTTAAACCAAAAATATCTAATATTTTTATTAAATCTATATCATCTATAAATAGCGCCGGTACAGTTAGCCCTATAATAACAAATCCATTCTATATAGATGACATAGTAAACATAAACAGTTTACATAAAGATTCTATTGCAATAGAAATAGTATTTGAGCATAGTAACTTCACGAGTGGTACAGAAATATCTGATTATATAGATGTAGATATTTCGAGAATAAGAAGTAATTATACTGGTGTATTAAAAACTAAGCCTGTTGAGATACTGTGTAAAGAATATATAGCTCCCATAATAAAAATTGATAACAATAATGGTGTAATAGTTTCGGCAGATATAAGTGTCAGGGGAATATCATCTGGCGGAAGAACGCTATTTAATGAATCAATTAATATAGGAATCGGTGATTCTAAAGAATTCATATATAAAAAAGATGGCAATATAGAGTTTGATAAAATAAGATTTTTCAAGGATGGCGCAATAAGCAAGTATTCTAAATCGACAAATATAAAAACATTTGACGATGAAACAATTTATATATGTCATCCAAAATATATTGATAGCTCAGATAAGAAGAGTATATCAGAGAATATAGCAATAAATAGTAACAACAGTATTTTTATATTAAATAGAGATACATACAAAGTTGAATGCTCAATAACAGCTACAATTCTTGATACATTATCATCTTATCCTATAATAAAATATATAGGGGTTGTATCTAGATGAATAACTTTTTAAATACATCTGAAAAATATGTTGGAAATCATCCTAATTGGCAATCTGGATTAATCAATAAAGTCCAAGAGGACGGCAATAATTTAATATATGACATAAATAAGCTTAATAATAAGATGACTAGCAATGTTGGAGAATTTGCTAAGTATGTTGCTGCGCTAAGAGATAAAATGGCCGAAGCTGTAGATATGTCACTATCTATGGCAACAATATCTGGGAATAGCAATACACAATATGATATATCTCCTAGTGTAATATACTCATCACAAAATGTTGTTATTAAAAACAACTCTGTTTATCTGAAGCCAAAAGTTTCCAACAAATATACAATTGAATCAATAGATGTAAATACATCTGGTGTATATGGTAATTCTTCTGATTATGAGAATTCAAGATTCTATAATAAAGATTCAATAGTATCTGATACACAATTTGAAGTTGAAAGATTTAACCTTCCTGTATCAGCAGTGTACACTATAAAGCTATCAAAATTGTCACCTGTAAATCTTATATCATTCAAAGATGTAAACTTTGGAGTCAGCATTCCAGAGATAGTATCTATAGATGTATCAACTGATGGAAAGTCTTTTAAGAGAGTTCCATTTACAGCGCTAAACGATACATTAAGGAATGTTCAAATAGATGAGTCTTTTATAAAGACTCTGAGAATAACCATAGTTCAGGATAATGGATACATCTCTGATGGCAAAAGGAATAGATTTGCAATAGGTATATCTAATCTTTCCGTAGGTATAACTACAGTTGCTGATTCAGGTGAGATAATATTTGGCCCATTTAATTCTGCTTATGAGATTTTAAAAGCGTCCATAGCAGCAAAAATAAATAATGATGGATTCTCTTTTAATAATCTTCAGTTCTCAATAAGTCATGATCTTACAACATGGTATGACATAAGTACACCATACTCTATAGGCGAAAAGCCTAAGCATCTAGATTTCAATACTATAGCTAAAGATTCAATATCTACTGAAAACCCAGTAAGGATTTTATATTTAAGAATCATATTCTCTGGTAAAAAATATAGTAGCTCATATTCTGATAATAAGGTTCAAAAACATACACAAAGTATAACTAAAATAAATCCTGTAATAGTCTCACCATTTGATCTCGGCGAGAAATATATACTAGGTAAGTTATTGAATAGTTATTACGGCGGAAGTATTACAACAACATCTTACTCAGATATAACTGGTACAACTGATTATATCTCTTCTATTAAAAGAAACAATGAATATGTGTATAGATCTTTTGATAGTATGGGATACATGGGTGAAACAAAAGTAAGATATACGCCTAGAAGATGTAGAGTAGAGAAAGATAATAAATACAAGATAATCTCTAGTGATACGATAGAACCAGAATCAGTTAAAGTTTATTCTTATTCTAATCCTATAAGACGAGACATAAGGGTAGCCAATTCAGAAAATGTTGTTCTATCATTTAATGAACATGCTGGTGTTTATAGACTTACAGATGGCAATATCTATAGAGATTTAGATCTTACATCAGGATTCTTTGAGTCATGCTTCCAATGGACATTTAAACCATATAGTAAAGACTTATACCTATATGGACCATCTGGAACGATAGTTCATACATTTAAAGCTGAAGAACCAGTTAACCTTCTTGATTACTTTACATTTACTGCACCATTCTCTTCTGAGAAATCTCCAGTAAATATGAAATTCAATAAAAAGTATCCAGAGGTTAAATTAGAAGATTCTGAGTTCACAATAGTTGATGGCAAAATCTTTGCCCATAATAGTTCTGCGATAATAAATGTAGACTATGTTGTAAAAAATAAACTTGACATAGATACAGATTTCTCTATAAACAGTATAGATATCTATACAGATGATGTAAGGCTATCTAAAACATCTGAATCATTAAATCAATATGATGGCTTAAAAGTTGCCAAACTTTCTAAGACACAGATAATAAAAGGGTCATTAGAGTTTTCATATAAAAACGCATCAGTATTTACATTCTTAAAAGAAGTAGATTTCATAAACGGTATAGATGAATTCAATACAGGAAATAGTATTGAGATTCAAATACCAAAGGGTGTAAATAGGTTTTCACTGGGAAGACTAATAGATCACTTTTCTGATTTAAACTTTGTTGGATATACTGATATATTCAAAACGCAAGTATATTCTGAATCAGAGTTAATATATGCCGGTGATTATTTATTGACAGATGAAAACAATCAGACATATATAACATTGGCTGATAATGCAAAAACTCATGACCTGATAGATACATCTATAATACTAGATACTAATATATCTTCGGCGGGAACTGGATATTTTTCTGTTGATTATAATAACGGAATCATATATTCCCAATCTATAATAAGTGGAGATATAAAAGTTTCATATTTGTACTCTAATGTATTTATAGAGGGTCAAAGTATGGAAACTGTAGCTAAAGATAAATACGATATATCTGGAAGAACAATTAATATAAAAGAACCTTCAGATTCTGATACATATGCAGTATTATCTTTACTAGAAGATTCTATAAGTATTAATATTAACAAAACTCCTGTTGTATCAAATATAACATTAAATACAGTGATAGGATAATATAGTGGATTTAAATAAAATATCTAGGCTTTTTGATTCATATTCGCCAATAAATGAATCTACTATAAATACTGAAAGATCAGATGTAACGCCGTTATCATTAAGTAACGGTGTTTATACTGATAAAAATCTTAGAGATACTTTTTGGAATTGGCATAAAATATTATTTCATAATCAAGATAAAGTTGCTGAAATGACAGAAAAAGCAAATAAGATTTATGAAAAAATGTTAAACTATACAACTGATATAGGAAACAGAATAAATAAGTTGTCTACATCTGCAAAAGGTGCCGCACTAGCAGATAGATCAAATTCTAAATATACAAAGATAGTGTATTACACTCCAACTAATAAATCTTATAATTCTGCAAGTACAACAGCATCAGTATCAAATGGTAAAATATTTGGTGTAAACAGTTCAGACAAATTTGATAACGATAAGGATATATCAAATTCTAAAATAACATTAGAGCATATAAGATGTACAATGTCTGACATAACTGGTGTTAATGAATGTCTAATAAGAAGTACAGACAATACACCAATTATGAAATCTGATGAAATAATAAACATCATGAAGCCGTTTAATGTTACTGGTACATCTTCACTATCTGGTAGTAAAACATTAGAATTTGTAGTTGACCGCGCAGAATATAATTCATTCAACAATATACAAATAAAGACAGAAAAGCCATATGTCTATACGGTGTACACTAGTAGCGATGGGGTCTATTATAATCATTTAAACAGTGATAAAATATTGACGGATGAATTAGATTTGTCATTTAATTTATCTAACGACAGATATGTAAAAATATCTGTTCATTTCTCTAGGCATACAGCTTTGAATAATGGACTATACAATTACATTTGGGATGTTAGCCATATATTCATAGCTATGAAGAAATACAAAACTGAAACTATATTCCAAAGTAATGATATAGATATAAACGCCGCCGGAGAGTACATAGCAATAGATACATGTGACAATTACGAAAATAAAAACGTAAGCATTAATTACATGATCTCTATTGATGGCGGAATATATAAAACAATAAAACCATTAAGAGCTATATCAAGAAGCGACTATACAATAAGATCTTTAATTCCTATTAATGATTTTATAGATAATAATGTTGGTGTAATGACAAGATTTACAGAATCTAATGGAAAACATATATACACCAATCTTATTGATAAGGGAATGTTTGAAAGCAATCTTATAAAATTCTACAATGGATCTAACCCATTTGTAGATAATGGCGATAGTATATCTATAACAGGAATAGTTACAAAAGATAAAAAGGTTCATTTTAAAGACACTGTATTTATAAATGGCGTACCATTTAGCGGAGATACATTAATAAGATGCGGCCTATTAACAATAGATGTTCCAAAAAGTAAATTTAATAAACTGTTTGACTATTCAAATGTTGAAATAATTTCATATTCAAATGGAACATTTACTATCAAAAAAGATAATATAGAATCAACTGTACATGACAACGATTACGAAAACAATATGTTCGTACTTATTGTTAATACATTTGACTATATACTCGGAAACGAAATAACAGATACAATTGAATTGAACACTAAAGAAGACGGTGTTCAATTGCAAACATCTGACGACGTTTCAAAACTGTATGTATTGGCGCGTAGTAGATATTCTTCTATTAAATCTGTTAAGATAAGGGCAGATATGAAATCCTTAGATTCATATACTAAACCCGAAATAACAAGAATAATATTTAAAGTCGTCTAATATAAGAAGATTAAAATACAATCAGGAAACAAAACATGCAAGTTACATTAACTTCTAAAGATACCAGCTTTACCTTTGTAAACGGTATCTCTGTTACACGTAATGGAACTAAAGTTGATCTGGATAAAGTTGGCCTAGAGACAGTCTCTGCCATATTAGCTGCCATAGATGATGGCCGTATTACTTCAAGTGCACCTAGATCAACTGTTCTGTCAAAACAGGGCGCATTAATTGCCGCTAGAGATGGTACAGCAGTTTTAGATGCAGCAAGTATAGATCAAGAAATGCTTAAGCAAGCAGTTAGTGGGGCTGTAAGCACAGCGCTAACAGATGAGGCTATTAAAAATCAAATAGTTTCAGGAGTTAAAACTGCCGCAGAAGAAGCTAGCACAAAAGCTACAAAAGCTACAGAGACTGCATCAGCTGCAAACACTGCTGCACAACAAGCTTCAGAAAAAGCATCTCAAGCCGCTAAAACAGCAAGCGAAGCATCTGGTGCAATTACAATTGTAACCACAAAAGCAACCGAAGCCGAAGACAAAGCTCGTAAAGCACTGGAAGCCGCACAATCTGCTAGTGAAAAAGCTCAACAAGCAACAGATACTGCTGCCAAAGCTGCAGAGGCTGCCGGTAAAGTAACAGAAGCCGCTACTAAGGCTACCGAAGCAGAAACAAAAGCTTCACAGGCTGAAGCTCGTGTAAATGAAGCTGCTACCAAAATTGAGCAGGCAGAAAATAAAGCATCAGCTGCAGAAACTAAGGCTGCTCAGGCTGAACAAAAAGCAACCGAGGCCGCTGGTAAAATAGACACCGCATCTACAAAAGCAACAGAAGCTGAACAAAAAGCTACAAGCGCAGTATCTAAAGCATCAGAAGTAGAAATCAAAGTTACAGAAGCTACTGGCAAGATCGAACAAGCTGAAAGTAAGGCTGCTGAGGCTGCAACAAAAGTCGCCGAACACGAAGGTAAGATCACTAAAGTAGAAACTGATCTGTCTGCTGCTACAAACACCGCAAAAGAAGCTGCTAAATCTGCTAGTGAGGCAAAAGAAGCTGCTAAATCTGCAGAAGATAAAGTTGGTGCATTAACTGCTCTGGAAACAGAAGCTAAGGGAAGTACAGTATTAGCTATTAATGAGGTTAAAACCTTAGCTGGTACAGCTGCTACTAAAGCTACAAGCTTGGAAGAAGCTCTGAGCGCATTAAGACTTAAAGTTGAGGCACTTGAAAAAGCTAATGCACAACCAGTTCAGCCAGCTAACCCTGCTCCAGCACCTACTCCTGGACAACCTGGCAACACTCCAGGCCCAGTAGCTCCAACACCTGGAAATGGTGATCAAGGTGGAACTCCTGCAGCTCCTGCCCCAGCAGAACCAACTCCGGCTCAGCCAGCTAATCCAAATAAATACATAATCAGAAAAGATAATGGACAAAAACTTTACATATCTGGACCTAAAGTTGACCCAAGTGAGCTTACCAGTTATGTCTTAGCGAATGGTGACGCACAATTAGACGAAGATCTAAACCCTAAACCTGGTGTAGAAGTATTTACTGAATAAGGATTTTAAATAATGGCATTTGATGAAGCAATGGTTAATAAGTCTATATTTAAAATAGGCTTAGACCAATTTAAACTTAAAGAAACATTGCCTAAAACAATTCAAAGCTCTTTCTATGATGAAGAAACATCAAGAGGGTTAGCAGAGAAACGTAAACAAACCTTATTAAATGAAGCGGCCCTTAAGTGGCCACTTCATGATGAAGATAAAGTTTTCTATTTAGAAGACTGGTTTGAAGGCGAAGAAAAAGAAAGAATCATCTCTGGTTTCTATGAAAAGAATAGAAGCCGCGATGCTGAAACTAATCACTCTATAATTCTACAACAGGCTTTTGATGCTATACCTGATGGGTCAATAGTTAAGACTAGAAAGACATCTAGATTCTTGATTGATAAGAACGAAAACTACATGGTAGATGAGTTCTCATTTAAAGTCCTTGAAAACGGCGTGTATAAAAAAGTTTCCAGAGTAGAACAATCTGATGGGCCAGATACTCGTGGGCAATTACAAAAGCAGCTTGTAGAAGCTGGCGAAATGAGACATGAGGATCTAGGGTTAGAACTTAGAACAATGCAACCATGTGTGTATATACATCACAAACGTAGACTGTATATCGATTTTAACGGCACTATGTTCATCGTTAAGAAACTTGGTCAATCAGCATTCTATCTTGGATCTCATGATGGTTACAATTCCGGTAATCACTTTATTAAAGACTTCGGTACATTTACTACTCGTTGGTTCCAAGAGCGTGGATATAAGGGCGGTAAAAAAGGGTTTATGCCTCCTATAGATGGATGGTCAGAAGAACATCCTAATCACGGTAATAGTTATGCAACAAAGGGTTATTGGAAGTTTGGATTCAACACCTCTAACTACACTATTGATTTATCAGTATTTGATAATAACTCTGCCATAACAGAAAATATACAAGAAACTCCTGCGCTAACTAAACTTATCACTAGAGATATTCTTGACCGTGTGTATGAAAACGGTAACGATGCTGGATTACAAGCCGACCCTGTAACTAAACTTAGTGCACAAGAATTAAATTGTCGGTCAAGAGTTAGTCCTGGTGGTTATATAAATAAACAAACAGGTAAGCATGAATTCCCTCAAGAAAATGGTACTACTGCTGAAAGATGGGGAACATGGGGCGGAATGCAGTATGGTTCTAATGGTAACGCTATTACAATCTTCGGCGATGAAGATACTGTAATTATGAACTTCTTAGCAGAAGGTTTCCACGGTGGCGCAATAGTATACGGACGTTTAGGCCGTATTGATGGTGTATCTGTTGGACGTGGAGATATTAAAACTGCTGAGGCAAACGGCCTGGTTGCAAGACGACAATATCTACTTGGCGGCAATGGACGTTACAATTATACAGGTATTGTTGGCTTAAATCGTGTAGACCGTATTGTTATTTCTGGTCTAGAATGTGATGGTATAGTAGGACACCCAGATTGGAGTGTGCAACACTCTCGTTCTGGTACTGGTGTTAACATTGACCCTGGTTATGGATTGTGGGTTTCTAGATCGCTTCCAATGACAGATATTCGCGCTGAACATAATGACTTTGGTACATGTGCTCGTAAAGTAATGGATGCGCACTGTGGCTCTAAAATCTACTACAGATGGAATAAAGGTACAGCAGGTTACTATGGTGTATCAGTTGTAGTTGGTGAATCGTTAGCTACAGGCGATGATGGCGTAACAGAAGAGCTGTTGACTCATACATATTCAGACTCAGTAATGGATATCTCCTATAACACATTTGTGGTTGGAGTTATGGGTCTGCATTTCAGCAATGGCGACCTTGGTCCTAATGAAAGACGTAAACTAAACAAATGGTGGTTGCGCGGTAATTTTATTGTTCACGGCAACAATATATATGCTCCATCTGGTCTATATTACAATTATGGACACTATGGATTCTCAATTAAAGATAATGTATTTACATATGCATTACCATTTGGTGAGCCATATGGAAGCAGAGCTGTAAGAAACATCAAAGTTACAAAACCTGGTACTGGATATAAAATACATGACCGTATTGTTATAGATAACAGCTATGACTCTACAGGTTCACATGATGCACGTGGATGCTTTGGTTGGGTAACAGAAGTTGATGCAAACGGTGGTATCAGAGCAGTTGGTGTAAATAGAGGATCTGATTACTATAAAGCTCCTCAAGTATCACATGTAATAACAGAGAATGGTACTGGTGCTGAATTTGAAACAAGCACAATTAACGGATCTTCTGCAATCACTATGGGGGCATGGAGACATCGTGGTCCAGCATTCGGCGATAAGATTGTTGATAACAGAATCAGAAACAGCCGCGACGGTAACTTTGCATACGCATTCAATTTGTATTCACTTGTTAATGCAACAATCACTGGCAATATAGTAGAGTCATCTCCATATTACACTATTGATCCAGTAATGAAAGAAACATTAACAATGCCTTATGCGTCTAAACGCGCATTTAGATCTGGTATTGAAACTAATCCATACTACATGGACACATCAGATGGTGGTACGGGTGTTATAGCCTCTAAATGGGATAACAACTGGATGGTTAATGATGCAACTGGCAAATACTCTTACATTAAAGAACCTCCTACCAATAAAGATACCTATGGCGTTGATGGCAGCATGTTCAAGGGTAATTACTACAAAGTAGTTACAGTTCCAGTGCGCGCAGATAAGAGCCCAGATAGAGATCTTGTAATGCCTGCATTCGATGCTAGCGAAGAAAGAATTATATTCAACTTCAAAGGCGATAAACGGGATGAATATGCTTGGGATACCAAAGGTAAATATCCTGTAGTTCCATTTGTAACAATTACAAATCAGGTAAACAGATATACCGATCCTACATGGTATTACATTGACCCATATCGTGAACGTGGTAGACTAGTAACACGTGTCGGCAGAATAAACGGAACACCAGTTACCGGAGGACAAATAGCTCTCCTTCAAATAGACTTCGGTGATAATGCAGATAACAAAAAATCTACAATCTCCGCAGAAATGAGAATAAGTAGCAAAGGCATTAACGGTTACGGAAGAGTCGTACTATTCGGTAATGAAAATGAATCCGCTGAAGGCTTAGTTCCTACAATAGGTGGCAAAAAAGCTGACTACTTCTATATAATACGCAATAGAAGTCAAAATGCTATTTATATAGACGGTAAAGAAGTAATTACCACAACTGATGATGATATTACATCAGGTGCCGCAGAAAGAAATGGCGCTACTAAAGTAATGCTAGACCAATGGTTTAGAATATCTACACACATCACAGCCAAAGGTAAATCTATCGGTATTGGTAGTAGATATGCAAATGGTGCTGGTAATCTGGCAGTAGACTTAGTTGCTAGAGGAAACTTTATAGTAGATAAGTTTATCCAAAGAACTTCTGAGGAGATGAAACAGTTATCTGTTAAATCTGGTATAGAAGATCCAGAAGATCTTCCAGACACTAGGGGAATAATATTCTCTATGGATAAAGCAAATGTCGGCGACAATAAAGTTGTTGAAGACACTGGCACATCAACTATAGAATTGGCTAGTACAGAATCTTTAGATTTAGCTGAAGCTAAATATGCTCCAGATGGATTTAAATTAGTAGGTGCTATTTAATAACTTAATAAGAGGGGTTAACAGCCCCTCTATAAAGGTAAATTATGTTAAAATTCGTTAGAACAGGCAGAAAAGAAACCACATATTCAGCCGGCCTACACCCAGTAATAAAAGCAGGACTTAGAGCTGATCATGGCGAACATACTGTATTTATCCCATTTAGACTTGAGTCTATTAATACACAACATAATGTCGGTGTATTGGTTTCTGGTAACGGATACTCACACGGTATAGTTGTAACTGACCCTACAAAAGAGGGTAAGAAATTTAAGATAACTAGCAATGTAGAAAAATATAATATCTACATTGATGGTCAAAAGTATGATGGAAGAGAACTTGACTTTGGACAAATTTATACATTGTCATGTTCAGCAGAATTTGGTACTCTAATACATCTTGGAGCATCCAAACTTGTATCAGCAGATTTCTATCAGGGTATACAAGTTGAATCAGAACAAAGACTTCTTGATTCTGCAGTAGAAAGATTACATACAAATTGGGCAGAAAAATATGGCGCAGAGAAAACTAAAACATTAGCAGCTATTGAAGCAGCTAAATTAGTTCCAGTGCAACCTAAGCCTGCAACTCCAGTGGAGCCAACACAGCCACCAGCAGCTACCCCAGCGCAACCATCTGATGGCACTCCTGCAGTAACTCCTACTCCAGCACCAGCAACACCGGCTAATCCGGCACCTGCAACTCCTGCAGCACCTGAAACGCCTAAAAATATAAATCCTAACATTCCTAATAACAATATATTAGAATTAGGTGAGGGAGATAGAGCTAAGTTTGGTATATATACATTTAATTTAGTCTTATCAGATAATGAGACTCAAACATCTCAATCTGATGGCAAAGGCGAACTTAAGATTAGTGTAGTTAAATCTAATCCTCCAGTAGCAGGATATATATTCTATGCAACTGATAATGAAGAAGAAAGAGGTCAGCCTAACTATGTAGCTCAAACAGATAAGCCTGTTAAAAAACCTGCATCAGAAACAAGCTCGGATACAATAGGTAATCAACCAGCAGCAACTGAACAGCCGGCAGTTACACAGCCACAACCAGTAGCCCCAGTATCACCACAACCTACAGGTGAATCAGGACATACTGAAAAACCGGTAGCTACAGAATCTGGAAATCAAGGTGCAGTAGCACAACCAGAAGCTACACCTCCATCAGGTGAAACCGCTCAAACTGGTAACACAGAAAATGCAGCTGCTACACAGCCAGCTCCAGTAAATTCTGAATCTGAATCTCCTGTCGCTGTAACTCCTACGCCTGCTCCAGCTACAGAAGGATCGCAATATGAACAAAATACAGGAGAACATACTAAACCTGTAGCAAGTGAGTCTAGTGAAGAGGTTAAACCAAAACCAGAAACAACTGAACCTCCAGTTGTAACTCCATCTGAAACAGCTGCCGCTAATGTAGAAAACACACCTAAAGAATCTGAAGCTCAAACTGGACAAGTTCAACCAGCTCAGCCAGCTACAGAATACGAAGGTAATAAACCTGCTGGTGAGACTGAACAGCCCAACAATGGCGTAGCATCAGAAACAGATCCTCCAGTAACTAGCGGCAATACTGAAAATAGTGGAACTGAAGAGGATGAAGAAACTGTAAAAGATCAAGAAGCTAAAGGTATGTACACCTTTAATCTTAAAAATGCAACAGAAGAATCAGTTAAATCTGACGGAGAAGGTTTAACGGTTAGAGCAGTAGCAACATCTACTCCAGTAGTTGGATATAAACTTATAGTTAAAGAAGATAAATAACAATATAAGGAATAAAAATGTATTTTTTACAATCAAAAGTTAATGCAGCTGGTTATGGCCACTATCCTAGAATTGATGGTTTAGATATCCAAGCCGGAGAACAGATTACTGCAGTGATTCCAGTTAGATTCCACAATGCTCCAGTGGAAAGAACTATACTGTTAGGTACAGTTATAGATACTCCTGATGGTAATGAAACTAGCGGTACAGGATATTTGACCGTTTATAAACGAGAAGTAGATGGAGTTAAAAAATTCTCCATTGCTGCTACAGGATGGACAGCACAATGGGATGAATGGACTAATAAAAATAGTCCTCGTACAGTAGTTGTTACTAAAGATCCAGAAACATTAACTTATGGTACAGAAGTTAATGCTGGAGAATGGCATATTCTTGTAGTTCAAGGTATTGCAAAAACTAAAGGTTTCTTACTTGGCTCTGGGCATAAGTCTCGTTATGGGCTTGAGGCAGACTTTGGTGAGAGTATGATAATCATTAAGGGAAAAATAGAAGACGACGTTATTGCAAACTATGTCAAAACCGTTAAAGAAAATATACTTCCAAAAGAATAAAAAGAGAAACCTAAACTAATGATATAAGACAAGCAAGGTAGTCTTATATCTATTTGGGGAGTTTAGGTAATCTTTTATAAAAGGGGCGCCCAATTAAAATGGGTAGCCCCAATAACAAGGAATAATATAATGCCTTTACTAAATAAATATGGATATATAGCAATAGCGATTCTATTAGCTATACTGGTTGCTCTATTCGTAATAAAAGCATACGGCGATCTAAAATTTAATGATGGATATGTAGCTGCACAAAAAGCATATGATGATTCAAATAATAAATTGAATGCAGCAATGAATGACATAAGATATGAAATCAGTAAGAATAATTCTTTGCAAAAAGAAGAGTTCAAGAAAACTATTGAAAAGCAGAATTATCAATTGGTTGAAATCTTAAGAGGTGATTTTTACGATCAAATTTGTGTTAAAAAAGAAGTTGTAGATGCACTTAACAATCGGGGCAGAAAATGAAAAACATATTATTACTTTCACTTCTATCAGTATTCCTAGTAGGATGCAAATCATTATACAATCCTAACCTAACAAGCAAAACAAAAATAGAAATACCAGAAGAAATCAGACACGGTGAATGTGAAAAAGATCGAGCATTACTAACAGGAAACACTTCTAGAGACTTAGTAAACTATGCTGCTTCACTTATTGACCATATTGAACAGTGTAAAATTGAAAAAGCTTCATTAATTAACCAAATTGACAAAATAAACGGTGAGTTAAAATGAATACAAAAACAGCAACATTAACGTCGCTTGGAAATACATTATATACATTATCTGAATCATATGTTGCTGGCTCATTACAAATCAATAGGTCTGGACATAGGATAGACGAATTAGATCCTAGTGCTGGATTATTCCTAGTAGAGCCACCTATAAATCAAGATGAAGAATTTACTATTACCTATAAAACAGGTGATGGAGCAAATAAAAATGTAGCTAAAACTACATTTATTGAAAACTTATCAAATTCAACTCTTACTAAAATAATTAAAATTCTTGGAGAAATAATATACGCACAGAATAGATTATCTAAAGAATTAGGTAAAAGAGTTACATATACAGAAATACATGATACTCTAGGCGAACTACAAAGCAGAGTAAAATTGTTAGAAGAAAAAGCATCATTATATGAAAGATTAAAATGAGTTTAACTAAAAACAAATTAATACAACATGCATTAGGCTTAGAGATAGATGGCGTAATAGGGCCAAAAACTACTGAAGCAATAAAAGCATTACAATCTAAAAATGGATTAGTAGTCGATGGTATTGCTGGTAATAAAACAATGCTATATGTATATGCAATCATTGTTGAAAAAGAACACAAAGAATTGAATAGACAAGTATTCTTTAATGCATTAAAAGAACAAAAACTATTTTCTTCTTTAACACAATCGCAAGTAGATGGTATTAACACTATACTAGATGTAATAAGTAAAAATACTATAACCGAACAAGCATATATGTTGGCTACTATTTACCATGAATGCGCTAAAACAATGCAACCTATTGGTGAATACGGAAAAGGTAAAAACTATGTATACGGTAAGTGGCATATAAATAATGGTAAGAATGCCTGCTATACAAATGGTTCAAGAACAAAAGTATATTACCAATCAGATTTAGACCACTTCTATTACGGTAGAGGATATGTCCAATTAACATGGTTAGACAATTACGAGAAAGCCAAAAAACATATTGGACAAGACTTTGTTAATAATCCTGAATTGGCATTAGAGCCAACAAACGCAGCTAAGATAATGCTATGGGGTATGACCTATGGTTGGTTCACTGGTAAGAAACTATCAGACTATATAAGCATGTTTGATGCTAACTATTCTGAAGCTAGACGAATTATAAACGGAACTGATAAACAACTTGCTATTGCAAGTTATGCAGATAAATTTGAAACAGCTTTAAGAAAAGCTAAATAAAAAAAAAGAAAGCCTATAGCGATTAAAGCTATAGGCTCTTTTATTTTATGAAATACAATCAATAATTTTGTTATAGATATCTTCTGAGCTATAATTCTCATATGCATCAAGACATTCATCTAAAGATAATGTACGACTATTTAATTTATACACTAGGAAGGAATATTTTTCATAGGTTCTGATAAATTCATTAAGCAAATACTCGCCCCATGAGCGCATATTTGAATCTATCTTTTTAGACGCCATTAATAAACTTAAATCTTTCACTGTAGTTATACCAACAGAATCAATAACAGATTCAACATTATTAGAATTAAACAATGTCTTTATAAGAAATTTAAAAAATTCAAATTCATTATTTTCTATAAGAAGACCATTATTATATAATCTTTTTATATTTTCAGATTGCCCCATATCAATATCTGATAAGACATCTTTTGATATCAATACAAAGAATTTATTAATACCATCTTCTATGTCAGAGCGTATATAATGCATAAAGATACCTATAAAACTAAATTATTTATTATTTTTCTTAAATAGTTGTGACATGCCCGGCAACCATGATATAAAGCCGGACATCCTCATAAAAGTAATTTTTTGAATATCCATTTGTAAATCCTTATAAGTCATCTGGATTTCTAAATCCTAAAAATATTGGAAATCTTGGAGCATCTTTTACTCCGACTTCAAAGCATTTAAATTTAACAAGTTTACCAATATAAAATTCTCTATTGTTCCATATCTCAGATCGTTCTTCATGAGTAAACCCAGAACCAATATTAAATTCAATATCATTAAACTTGCATATCAAAGCACCAAGTCTTCCATTGGGAACAAGTCCATCCTTAGCAGAGGATCTTTCAGTATGACCAAGTTCATTCTTTTTAGCTTCATTAAGATTCTTATATTCTTCTACGAAGCCAACTATAGTAGCTTCATAATCACTAAACCTTTTCAGCTTAAGAATAATTCCTTCTTTCAATGTAGACCGCCCTAATTTATATTTACCATTAGAGCTTCTAATCATTATACCTTCATAACCAGCATTAAGACAATGCTGTTCATACTCTAATGCTTCCTTATTATTGTTACATACTTTATATTCAAGTTTAGAAAATAAAGGATCATCAAAATCAGGAATAGATTTTAATCTATCAATATAAGGAGTATCAAGATCATCTACATTTAAAATATCAAATACATTAATTACAAACTTATGAGATTCATCTTCTTCTTTATCAAAAGAATTAACATAAGAGGTAGTTATTCTATAAACATTAGGATCAGTTTTATCTACAACAGTTATTTCGCCGTCAAAGTTTATATCTTTGTATTTGGATTTTGAGAACTTATCTATAAGGGCTTTATTCCGTATAGGTTTCATAGATCGACTATATAGAACACCATTCAGAGCTAAAACTCTTACACCATCTATTTTAGGACTACATATAACAGGATATTTCAAGTCATATAAATGCTTCTCCTCTACGGGAGATGCAAGCATAGGTTTGATAATACTCAAAATTATTTACCTTTTAAAGAGTTAATAACTTCCATTACAACTCTAGAATCAAATTGATCCTTATAATTAGAATTCATGTGCGCCATGATTTGTCCTATTGATTTCTTATCATTAAGATCAATTCCAGACGCTTCAGCAAAGCTTTCTACAATATTAGTTATTTCAATATTAGACAACTGTTCAGGAAGAAGAGACAAAATAAATTCAATCTCATGCTCAGTTTTATTTATAAACGTTAAAGCTTTATCGGATTCAGCTTCTTCAGTATCTTTAATGCGATCATTAAAATCAAAAAGTGTTTTAGTTAAACTTTTATAAAAAGATTGTAGAGCCTCTAAAACAACTTTAGATTCAAATTCTTTGTCAGTATTATTATGAAGTTTACCTTCAGTTTCTATCTTTGAAATAACAAGTGCAAGTATGTTCTCCTTGACTTTATCTTTGTTTTTAAAGGCCTCTACTTTAAGCCATTTAAGCTGTTCTAAGCTATACTCTTTCATAAAAATCCTTAAACTAAAAAAGAGGACTATAAAGTCCTCTTATTCTTTAATGCAATAGAAATTAGTTCTATACCATTTCTATTAAGTTGTACATAGCTATTAAAAGATTCTATATCTTTATCATCTATTATTTTTGCGCCTGTATTTGTATCTATATTAATATCATATTTCTCTTTAACATTTTTAGACCGCATAAATTCCAATACTTCTTTCTGAAAGCAGTACGGTATTGATGAGCCAAAAAAGGTAGAGAATTTTATACCATAAGATATATCATACTTATCAAGTGATGTACGAATAAACTTGTAAAAAGTTCTACTTATAATATTAGACCAATTATCGTCTATTATATTTTTTATATATTCGTTTTTATAATATCCCGCTCTAGATAACATATGATTTAAAACGGGATCCTTTTTATTGCTTTGTAAAAGGGAGAGACATAAATCCTTATTACTATAAATTTTAAATAAGTATTCAGTGCCTCTCAAATAATTACCATCTTTAACTAGATGGTCTAATTTTGTTCCAGAGTATAGGGTAGCTATTCCATAATCTCTGGATAATTTAGAACCAGTAAACTTGGCCAGTTTTTTAATATTTTGATATCTTAGCTTACTAGTTAAATATTTACCTTTAGACATTTTGTAATCTATAAGAAGAATATTGCTTATTAAATCTTTTTTCTTTTTGAGTTATAAAATCAAGAAGAAAGTTTATTATTCTTTTAGCGACAATAAGCATTGCCTGAAAAGTTAAGATACCTAAAAATTTTGAAACAGAAACCATAAAATAAAAACGAACTACTTCAATGTGATACTATTCTATTTTACTCTCATCAATGTGAAGTATATAGCCATCGTGAGAGTCCGGACTAAGAATTGGTTCTATAGTAAACGTTGCGCCGCAACTATGAGAAATTCCATGAATAAAATTTAATTCATGAATATCATTCCATACTAGTGATAATGACCACTCTAATGGTGTACCACAAAGGTGACATGACGTCATTAAAGCTGATTCTATTGAATCAAATTCCATACCGTCTTCAGCTTCTATGCAATTACTTAATAACATATTTAATCCTGAAGGTCTTTTAAATAAGGTTTGTAAACAACCTTAAGAAAACCAGCAAATCGTTTATCGAAAGTATTTATAACATTAAATGTTTTATCATTATCTTCTGGAATAAAAGATTCTGATACATGAGATGAAAGATCAATATCTTTAAAATCATTACCCGTTTTAAGATTTATAATTATACCACCATTGTTTATAATGGCGTTATATTCATTTTGAAATCTAACATCAGGAACTATGATTATATCAGATTTAGAATTATTAACTTTCATCATAAAGATATCAACCCATAAAGAATCAGAAACAGAGTTTCTTCCCCATTCTGTTCCAAGAGTTTGCATAAGCTTTCTTAAGGAAACTCCTAATTCAGGAATAATCTCTTCTTTTGTTTCAGATTCATAAATAGAATCAACATCTACAATAGCCTTAAGCATATCTCTAACTGCATCACCAAACGATATTATTTCAGCACTAGGATATTCTGACTTAATTATATTTGCGGCATGACTTTTGCCGCTATGAGCTTTACCACAAAAGCCGATTATCTTCTTCATATTTTGTTTCCATTAACTGCAACTATATTTACGAATCCCCATGTATCATCTACATCGATTGTTATATCTATAGTTCCAACAGATGCAGCAATAGCTTCTTGCTGTTCATCATTAAAATTTAAAGAAAAGTGAGAGAGTTTTTCTCTCCCACTTTCATTAAGTGAATATTTCAAATCAATTAACATATTATTTTATAGGCGTAAGGAAATCTAAAACCTTATTAATGCCAAGCATAATGAAATCTCCGGGACTCTTAGGCTCAGGCTCAACAGGAGCGGGCTCAACATATACATTTTCAGGCGGAATGCGTCCATACTTTTCCATAAACCTTTCATTTCTCCAAGTCCTATTGTTAACTTCAGCAAGACTTTGCCCTATGGAGGCATTAATAATATCTTTCATACTTATAATCATAAGCTACAACTCTCACAATGTTCTTCTTCTTCAGAAGCGACAGGTTCAACTACCTCTGCCTTTGTTTGAGCATCTCCATTATACAAAGAAGTATCCATTGTATCTTGGTTATTATTATAATAAAGAGTTTTTAGACCATAAGCATAGGCAAGGTATAGTTCATTAATAATAGATGTAACTGGAACCTTGTCATTTGAAAAATTCTTTCTATTAGTATAAGTATTAGCCGATATAGCTTGGTCAGTATATTTTTGCAAAACAGCAACTGTTTTTATATACCCTTCATTATTTTTCCAATCCCATACTATATCATACTTATCTTTTAATCTTATCAATTCGGGAACTGTAAATTTAGCAACAGTTTCTTTGCCGCCTTTACTTTGAATTAGAGCTCTAACGGGTTCAATACCATTAGTAGTACCTGATCCAGAAATCTTAGCAGAAGTTTCAGCAGGGAACAATGCAATCATAGATGCATTTCTTACACCATATTTTTTAACTTCATTTCTTATTTCATCCCAGTCATAATATTCTTTATGAGGGATAATACTTTCTAGCGCGGGTTTACGGATATCTAAAGGCAATACACCTTCTGCCCATTTCGTATCCAGCCAACCTTCACATGGACCACGTTTCTTAGCTAATTCAATAGATGCTTTAATAACAGCATGCGAATATGTTTGCATCCAATAATCAGTTAATTCGTAATTATTATTATAGTTTAGATTATTTTTAGCAAGCCAATATGCAAAACCTGTTATACCAAGACCAATAGGTCGGAATAAACTATTATGTCGTTTAGCGGCACCAAATGGATGTTCTTGATAACTTAATAAATTATCAATTGCATTCATCATTACATCTGCAATATCATAGAATTCATTAGGGTTACTAACCGCGCCCCAGTTAATGCCACCAAGATTACATAATGCAATTAATCCATCTACATCATATTTCTCTGCAGTGCTATCATATTTAAATTCTAAATCAGCAGTAGGTAATGCAATTTCCATACATAAGTTACTAGAGAATATAGGATACTTATCTTCATTATAAGTAGACTTCTCATTAAGAGTATCTGAAAATCCAATATATACTCTACCAGTACCAATACGTTCAGCAACAAGAAGTTCAATATATCTTGATGATTGAACTGCAACTTTATTTATTTTAGGATCAGCTACGCAACGATTATATTCTTTTGCAAATTCAGATAACTTAGAAGAATAAAATAGTTTCCAAAGTTTAGGCACTTCGGGCGGATCAAATAAATAAATATCTTCATTTTTACGAATCTTGTGAAGGATAAATCCATTAATCCAAATAGCATGATCACTATGTTTCATAGAATCTGCATCAGGTCTAGCACTGTTTTTATAACTTACAGTGTCTAGAAAATCTTTATGTAATCCATGCCAATGGAACGTAATACTACCTTTACGAACACCACCTTGAGAACAAGACAAAGCAGCACGTTCTATTGATTGGGCATGGTATAATGCCCCAGTATTAATAGCAGCACCATTACGAATAGGTGACAACTTGCCACGAAGATCACCAGTATGAATTCCTAATCCTGCACCAAGAGTGGCATATCTACGTGCCGCCATATCGACCGCAGAGATCGAATCAATCGAATCCCCTGTCTTGATAACAACACAGCTGCTAAACGCTCTTGTAGGCGTTCTGAGCCTAGCTAAATGAGGTGTAGGGATATTCCACACACCTTCAGATAAATACTTATATGCTTTTGCAACATATTGAAGTCTTTCCTCTTTAGAATATAATTTATCTTCATTAAGGAAATACATCATTGCAACACACATATATGATATTTGCGGTGTTTCAAAATAAGTTCCTGTCACACGATTCTGAACGAGATATTTTTTCTCCCATTCTAATGCGCCGGAAATACTAAAGTTGAAATCCAAATCATGATCAATAAGAGTATCAAGATATTCAATTTCTTCTTCAGTATAATTAGCTAATAGATCTTCAGTATACATACCAAGATATGTATTCTCTTTTATAATAGAAAGAAGACTATCAGGAGTAAAATCACCATAAGCCTTCTTACGAAGATCCGACATTAAGATTCTACCTGCAACTATAGCATAGTCGGGATTATTCTCAGAAATCAAAGATTCAGCAGAATCTCTTAATGCCTTATTAATATTATCAGTAGTGATCCCGTCATAAATAAGGAGATCCGAATTCATTGCAATGTCAGACATTGATGCATCTAATCCATCGCAAACAAACTCTAAAAATTTATTTATCTTTTCGGGATTATATTCTACTTTTAGACCATTACGTTTTACTACAATCATAGTGTCTTATTTGCAATCTTTTCTTGGATCATTTTATTATCACCAAGATACACTAATTCTTTCTCTTCAGTATATTTAAATATTTGTGGAACAGTCTTAGGACGGGGGAGTCCTAAGTTATCAAATATACTTAGCAATTCATCTTTAAGTTCGGGTTTTTCATCAACATAAAGAACTTCAACAGATTTTTCAAAATCAGGAAGATAAGATTTTAAAGAATGCAATGCCTCTTTACAATGAGGACAATTATTCTTTGAGTAAACTTTTATTTTCATATTTTCTCTAAAGCCTTATTATCATAGATGTATATCTGACATCCAGAATCTAGATATACATAACCTTCAAAGAATTTTTCTAAAGATTCTTTAGATTTAGATTCATTAACGCGAAAGAATTTTATATTCTTATCAGAATTAGACTGAATAATTCTTTTATCAAATTTACTATTATAAAAGACATCAATTTCCATTAAAACAATCCTTTAATTTCTTCGGTTGTTATTCCTGGAGTATCATGTTCAATGTCATCAGGTAATCCAAGATTAATCATAGTAAGATTTTCACGATAATCGCCGGAACCATAATCTACAATACCTTTTTCATATGTAGTGATTTCTACTTCTTGAGGAGCAGGTTGATCACCCATATCATTGCCTAACCATTTATTAATCCAAACAATAGGATTCTCATGTACAGATTCAAAACCAGCAACTTCTTCTAAAGTACCAATTTCAAAATATTCTAATCTTGTAGTAGCAAGATAGCAAAGATATTTAAATAGAATCTTCTCATTCAGTCCAAATATTTCACCTTCTTTAAATAGGTATTTAGCCCATTCAGCTTCTTCAAGAATAACAGTCCGCCACATTTCTTTAATTGCTTTTATTACTTCAGGATCTTTCGCAATAAGAGCAATATCAGGATCGTCATTTTTAACTATCTTAATAAGATTGTTAGTTATAGCAACATGAACTTTTTCATCACGGGCAATGAGAGTAATAATTCTAGCAAGGCCAGGAAGCACACCATTTTTACCAAATGCAAAACTACAAGCAAATGAAATATGAAATCTTAATGCTTCTAGTGAATTAGCGGCATGCAATGCCAAATAAATAGCTTTACAAGCTTCATATCTAGAAACTTTATTCTCATAAAATAATTGAACTTTTTCTATAGCATCATCATAATATCTAGCAATAGAATCAGAACATGTAACAATCTCTTTAATATCCAATACTGTATCTAGAACTTCTTTAGGTTGAGAGAAACTTGATTGAATAATATGGGTATATGATTTACTATGGAGAGTTTCATATGCACTCCACCATTTAACACATGCCTCTAATGTAGGATCGCTAGTAGCAACTCCAAATACTAAATCAGGAGCACGCCCCATAATACTATCAAGCATTATTTGACGTTTAATATTAGATATAACTATATGTTCTTGAGCTTTAGTCAATCCACTAAAATTAGATCTATCTTTTGACATATCAATCTCTTCAGGACGCCAAAAGAATCCAAGTTGTTGATCTAATAGTTTAAGGATAACTGGATATTTAGGATCATCAAAACGCTGAATAGATAAACCGCTTTCTTTATTCAAAAACAGTGTATCAGATACAGCATCTCTATTAAAAACCTTTGAAGACATTATTAAACCTTTTTATTATTATCATTATTCTTTAGGTATAAAACCTAATAAAATGGGCCGTATAGCTCAATAATAAATACTAAGATAATAGACCCGGCTCAGCCTGGAGCTGCAGCTGATGCATGCAGATCTGGCTGAGTATCTGTACAATCCCAAAGCGATTGTACAGAAAACATAAAATATAAATCCCTAAAGATTTAAAGCAGACTACTCTTTTCGTCTGCTATTTTTATATTCAAGATAACGTTTACGTTTTATCTCTTTAATTTTTTCATTAGCTTTATTAGGCTTGTCATTATCCAGAACAAGATAGTCATACTCTACACCAGTATCAGGTATAGAATCTATCATGTCTTTTAGCTCTTCTTTTGTTTTGGGACAATCCCATTGGTTAATCCTAAGAAGTCTTATTCCCATATTAGCAGCAATAGAGTCTTTTTTGGAATCTTTTAACTGCTGAGATAAAAAGCCATTAAAATCACCGTGAAAATGCTTGACAAATTGTGTATGCTGTTTCCCGTCAGTTTCCACGACTACACCAATTTGTTTTACAAAGCAATCAAAACGCATTCCATTCGGAAGAGTAGCCTCATAAATCACATCATAATGAGGATATAGCTCTTTGAGAAATCTATAGATAATTCTCTGTTCTTCAGAGCCTCTATTATCAGCACTCATGATTTTAATTTGCCGGTAAAATTATAATTCATACCATCAATAGCTAATCCTAGACCATTGTCAAAAAAGAATTTATGATAAGCATCAAATGCATCATCACTTTCTACACGAGCAAAGTTATGAGGAGCAAATTTCCAAATAGCATCTTTATCAATTATCCTATTGATGTAATACTTACCAGTAGTAGTATCTACAATACAGGCAATTTCATCATTATCATCTTCAAGGACAGCTACTACAAGTTGAGTATCTCCAGTTCCCTCAACTATCCATCCTTGACTTAATGGAGCAATATGCACTATCTTCATTTTTGATTTCCATAGCCAACAAGACAAAACATTATCATAACAATAATTATTGAAGCAGAAACGCACCCAATAAAAATTAATGGACCTAAAAATACTACGATCCATGACACTGTTATCACACCAAGCATTTTAAATATACTTAATGCAATCATCATTCCAATTATATATCCAAATATGAAAGGATGAGCATCTTCTCTTATTTTATATATTTTCATTTTAAACCCTGTATATAGGAATCATATCTTTAATAGAACAACTATTATTATATTTACATGTTCTACAAAAAATAAGATTACTAGTAAATGTAGGATCAGCCCTGCAAAAATTAATAGCAGACTGAACATTTACTTTATTAATAGGGATTCTTTGCAATGAAACATTATTCCCCTCAGAGAACGGAATAACTATTTCATAAATATTTAATAGATTCAATCCAAGATCATGAAAGTGATTTATTATATGAAGAACTCTAGGATTAGATACTGTTCTAGAATTATTCCTGGCACCAAATACTTGTGGCGTTAAAATAAAGGCATTAATGCCTTCTTCTTTAACAGTTATCAAATCTATATATTGCTGATAACATTCTCTTGGATTTCTTCCATAAGAGAAATACACTTTCTCTTTAGAAATAAAACCGGCAGAATTTAAAATTTCGTCCTTCAAAGTCTTTATACATGATATAAAGCTCATATACAAAGTAGACAAATATTTTATTTCAGATTCCTTCATATTAAATATTTTTAATTTTTCCGTATTGTCTATATATAAAGCAAGCTCAGATATATCAACATTAGGATCTTTTAAAAATATATTAAACGCTTCAAATAGTGTAACACTGCAGAATTGTTTAAATGGTAAATCTTCTTTATTTAATCCTTCAAAATCTACTATAAATTCAGGATAATGTAAGGCAATATCATTATATTTTGACATTGCCTTACAAAACATTGATACTGACAAATGATTAAATGAATTAAAATTTGGAATAGTTCTTGGTAAATCAAAACCTTTAAATTCTACTTTGCCAGCAACTAAATCTTCTTCTAATTCATTATTAAACATTATAGTCCTTCTTCATAAGCAGTATTTTCAGCTACAATGGTTTTATATTCAGTTTCACTTATCTCAACAAAGAATGCTTTCTCAGGCCATGACTTAGTGTATATATTACCTTTAAATGCAGCTATTTTATTTTTACCAACGGCCCACTCTACAATAGGACGTTTATATCGTTTCGGATCATCTGGATCAATATGATATGCAGTAGCCTTCTCTCTTAAACCATGAAGCTCATTCCAGCCATGCATAATCAAATTACTGTCATATACAAGGCTATTGGATTCAGCAATATTATTATTATCAGGCTTCTGATCAAGAGGCATCTTAGTATATTCAACTGTACTAACAATAGTAGAATTATATTTAACTGCCAGTGCTTTGATTTCATGAGATAGAGTTTTATATTTTTCTCTACCTTCGGAGCCATTATTCAATTGAACCAAATGGAAGTTATCCAAGAAGAAATACAATCTTCTATTAGGATACTTATCTCTATATGTACGAAGTAGAGTCTCAATAAAATCTAAACTTCTCCCATCTATTGAGTCATACAAAACAAATCTATCTTCTCTTGCATAAGATAGAAATTTCTTATAGAAGATTTCTCTTTCATCTTTAATAGATGCATAAAGAACTGGATTATCTTTATATAAGTCTGGTTTAGCAAACTTATTAATATCCAAATGCTTAAATAGACGTATATCGTCATTTTCCCATGCCCTTAGGCATGCATCAAAACAACAAATACGAGGTAATAATTCTTTAGCACTATCATCAATAGATAGGAACACGACCATAGAATCTGGATTATTTTCTACAATTCTCCACGCAAGATTAACTTCCCATGAAGTTTTACCGACATTAGATCCGCCGCCAATGAATATTACCTTACCAGAAGTGTCACCATCAGTAGCAGCATTCAAAGAATGGAATTGAGGTTTACCCCAATTAATAAGACTAAAGCTATCTGTATCTTCTTGATATTCTTTAATAGCTAAAATATTATTAATGCGAGAAGAAGTTTCCATTATACCAGCATTAAAATTCTGGTTAATTTCATAAATTTCAGTAAGGGCTTCATTAAGAGCTAATTCAGCATCAACAGAAGATGATTCTTCAATATTACGTACAAGATTTTCAAGGACACGTTTCTTGGCGGTTTCAACCTTACGAGTTTTATCAGATTCAATCTTTTCAATTTCATCCCTGATAACTTTATCACTATATCCAGTATATAGCGCAAGCTCATTAATCATACGTTCTCTGCGTATATAAGACGGCTCAGCACATATAATGGGGATTACTGCTAGTGATATTACTTCGGGATCAGTATCAGAATCAAATCTTTGTAATCGCCAAGAAAATGAATCTATTACGGGTAAAGCTTTAAAAGCTTCTTTACCATGCCTACGAATATACTCATCAGGATCAACTTTAAGCTTATTCCCATCTTCATCATATTCATCAGGCAAGAATATAAATTTAATTTTTATATCATGTATCTTAGATGCTACATCATCAAGAATAGCCTTAGCTTTCTCAGTACCAGCATCATCATTATCAAGACACATAATAATTTCATAAATAGCATTGCGCCGCAATGTATTTAAATGATGTTCAGAAAAATTTAAACCACAAATACCAACAGCATTAGTAATACCATTATTATGTAGTGATAAGGCATCAGAATTCCCTTCTACTACAATAACACTTTCATTACGTTTAGCTTTATCTAAAAGATAAAGTCTTTCTTTTTTGCGGTAAATATTCTTCTTAATATTGGATATTGTAGATCCAATAAATTTTGGACCATTTATAAAGTTGCCAGTATTTTCATCAACCTTACCATCATAAGCAAGATTTCTTGCCTGAAATGCAACAGGACGACCATTATCATCACATATCGTATAAATTATATTATTAGAATTAAATATACGCTTATTGCCAAGGTCAATCTCATCTATGAATGATGCCATATAACCACAAGACTTAAGATGCTCTCTAAGCTTGTCTACATCATTACATATGCCAACTTTATAAGCTTTCATAAATTCTCTAGAAAAATTTCTTTTCTTCATTTCTGCTATTTGCAGCTCATTGAAATCTTCTTGAGAAATTATGTAATTTGCAGCAGCTTCATATGCCTGATACATATTAAGTTCATATATATCATCTTCGCTAAGCTTTTTATATACAAGCTCAACACCATATTTATCTGCAAGGTATGTAGCAGTATTGTCTATTAAGCCTGCGCCCATAATAGGTCTGCCCTCTAAGACATTTACTACATTAAATATATCCATAACTGTATTACAGCCATGACAACGAAGAAGAGGGTATCCCTCTTCAGTATTAAACATAGACATAGATGGCGTATGATCATCATGGTCTGGAGACAGACATCTTATTTTATGTCCGTCTTTCACATCATGACCATGCTCTTCCAAATATTGAGGAAGAAACATACGCAACTTATCCATCTGAGTCTTAAAGTCAGTAAGTTGCTTAATAGACATTCTTATATTACTCCGCTGCTTTTACTTCTTCATCATTAGCAGCAGATGCTGTTTGTACAGCAGCAGCAGCTTTTTCAGCATCAGCGAGAGCTTCTTTTTGCATCAATTCAATTTGTTCAGTAACTTTAGCAGAAGTTTTAGCAACAGATGCAGTCAGTTCTTCTTCTATAACAACACCTTTTTGAATTAGAACATCCATAACAGAAGACACGAGAATACTGATATTAGCAATTCCTTCTTCATGGCTAATTACGCCATTGCTAAGATTATTAACAGCAGCTGTCAATTGTTCTAAAGTGTAGACTTGAGTATTATTTTGTTGAGTCATTTTATTGCCTTTATTAAGCTAATGTTTCTTGTTGTTTTTTACATAAAGTTTTATAATTACAATAAGCACATTGCCAATCACCAATAGGATATTTAGTTTTATTAGATTCCCATTTTTCGTAATTGGTTTTTGCGATCTCTCCAGCATTGTATAGTCTAATGACTTTTTCATCAGAATATACATGTTCATAATCTGGACGAGGTGGAACCTCTTGACTTTCTCTTAAGGAATTAATCAATTCGGTATATCGAGCAAGCAAGTTTTCCATAGTTATGCCGGGCATATCATAAGAAAATGATGCACCCTTAGAATTTTTACAATCAATATGAATAAGGGTTTTACCTTCTTCAACTGGATTCAATGTAATCCAGAATTCTTGATTGTTTTCTGGGCCAGCACAGCTTCTATCAAAATAAGTCAAAAGAACTCTTTTAACTCCGCCATTCTCTGGTTTGGAAAAATACATCAAATATAATGCAGCTTGCATTACATTTTGAACTTTAGGAGTAGGGGTACGACCTGATAAACCAATTAATTCAGACTTAGCTTTATAATTATTACTACTATAAGTCTTAGATTCAATGATTATAACTTCATCAGTTTCAGGATCTCTAATAACAATATCAACCTCACCAGATAAATAATATTCTGGTAATGACCATTTTACACTGTTAGCTTCCCAAATACCCATTTGTTTACATTGTTCAGTAAGCCAATCTTCCCAAAGATTACCAGCAGCAAATATATATTGACTATACTCACCAGATGGATCACTTTCTTTATATCCAGCACATCGATACCATTGCTGTCTCATACATGCACCATACACTATTGCTGGATTGTCCATATCTCGACAACTAGCAGCACTAGGATACATTGTTGGTAATCGTTTGGCTTTAAGGGCAGGCTTACGTATTAAATGATTATTTAATTTATTAAAAAAATGCATTCAATTTTACCGTCAATTAGAAACTTTTCCACATTTGCGGCACTCTCTATATGAACGACCGCAATGTGTCTTCATTTCTTTATATTCCCAATCATGGATGCAGAATAAACTACTCTTTATCCATTTATAAATTAAATGAATATAATACATATCAATATTCAGTTAAGAAATCTATAACAGAGATAGGAAGGTAATCAGACATATTAATCGCAAAAAAGTCATCTTCTATTCTGAATACAACTTTGCATTCGATTAATCCATCATCTGCGCGGAATAACAAAAAATGATGATTATCTCCAAAATTAAAAAAGGAGAAATCAGCATAAAGTTCCATCTGATATACACTATCTCTAGTTTTAGTCATCGCTACAATAGCTTCTTTAAATTTTGTTTTATTAATAGAAACACCTATTACCCTATTACCTTTAACAGGGATAAGATCAGAAATATCATCATAATGAACTTCTTTTATTTCTTCATACTCTTTAAAAGTAGTTTTAAATACAAAATTATTATAACTATCGATATAAAACTCTTTTTTCATTAGAAACTTTCATATAAATTATTATTGTTCTAATTATATACAATTTTTTGTTTTTATATAAAAAGAAAAGGCTGAGATTTCTCTCAGCCTATCTTGTAGCTATTGTGACATCAGGAAGCTTATTAAGCATTCTAATTATTTCAACATCAATAAGTTTGGTATAAAACGGTCCAAATCTCATTTCAAAGTCAGAATCTTTCCTTTCGATATTAGCAGAATCATATTTCTTAGAAGGAACTTTTACCACTATTGATATAGCTCCATCTGAATCAAATTTATCTTCAGGAATTAATTCTTGAACTTTATTCAAAATAGATTTAAATCTTACACCACTAGGAATATCATCCAATATAATAAAAGCTTCTTTAACTTTATTTTTATGTTCTTCTTCCCGGACTTGTTCTTTGCACCGTTCACCTAAATCTATCGCCATATTAACAATAGAATCTATTTCGCCGTTGCCCTTATAACTTGGCTTAGCAGAAATTACTAATTGAAGATAATTACCAGAACGCAAAATATCTTTTAGTTTTGTATAATTAGGATCAAATACAGTAGCAGAAAAACGTTTACCTTCATGATCTATACAATCTAAGAAGCACATCTTCTTACCAGTACGGGTATTCAAAGCACGAACAGAAGAAATATAAGCGATAACAGAACCAAAAAACATACCTTTATACTCTACAGCAGATTTAACTTCTTCTGATGTAAAGTGTCTTTCGGTTACAGTTTTTACTACTAAATCCATTGGATCGCCGGAAATATACACTCCAATAAAGTTCTTTTCGTCTTCTAAAATATCAAACAATGAGAATTCTTTAAATGTCTTATCCTCAAAATATTCAGATTCCTTTTCTAAGAACTCTTTATATCTTGCTTTAATTTCATCAGACATCTCACCAGTTTTAGCAATTTCACGTTTAAACGATTTCTTAGGATCAAAATCTAATTTAAACTTCTCATAAGAACGAAGCATAACGCTTCGTTTATATCCAAAACAATCCATAGATCCAGAACGTATTAAAGCATCAATAGCCTTCTTAGTAATACTAGATCCAAACAGATGTGTTTTAAGTAAGAAGTCACCGAAACTCTTAAACGGGCGCAATTCTATAATTTGTTTATAAATAGGTTCACCAATATTAACAATACCAGATAACCCATAAATAATATCACTATTCCTATCTAGTGTAAAACCACTATCAGATTCATTAAGATTAGGAGGTAAAATTTTAATACCATGAGCTTTAGCATCTTCCATATAAATACGCTGAGTAGTAGCCTCAGTTTCACAACTTATAATAGAACAATAAAACTCATTAGGATAATTGGCTTTAAGCCAAGCAGTATAATAGGTCAAATGACCATACGAGTACGCATGCGACAATTGTTATCCTAGAAGCTTTTTATCTTCTAGTTCTATGAATACTTTACACTCTTCATAGTTCGGCATATATTTTCTTCCAAATTAATTGGAAGGCGGACACTCGTGGGTAGGTTATATTCTCTAAAGAGTTTCACTACCTATGCTCTACAATAGTTTAAGATGTTAACCTTAAACTTATCTCGGTATTGGGAATCTAATGTAAATCCTTTCACCGATTTTGCCCACTGATAATCTAATACATTACTATACTAGACGCCTCGTTTTTATTGACATAATTTTTTAAAAGCCTGCCCCTCTTAAGGGCCATACCAAATGGTTCATGGTATATTTTTTCTATCAAGACTTTTATATTTTCTCTCTTACCAGAATACAATTCGAAAAAGCATTCTCTAGACTTTATCCTATTTATTTTAACATCTGTCATACCTATATACTCAAATGCCCATTTGCACCATATCAAAAAATCTTTAGATGCGGATATGACTCTAAAATACATAGACTTTTTATGGAACCCGAAAGTTCCATCTCCGTCAATAATCCCTCTCAATATATACGGAATAAAAACTTTTTCTTCTTCTAGTAATTTTATATCTGATATATTATAGGTCTTATTTGGGATAACAGAAAATCTGGATAAATCTTCTACCATTTCTCTAGAATACATAACAATACGGTACTCATCTCTTCTATTTATAAGAGAACCATTAGGGCCAATCACCTGCCCTTTTCTATTGATATGCTGATAATTCTTTCCAGTTTTAGAGGATATAAATTCAATAACGTCTTTTTCGACAGAACTATATCCCACTGTATCGTAATACGGCTTACCGGAATGTTTAGTTATCCATCCGTCAGTTAACAATAATCCTAGAAAGTATCCTTTCCATTCAGAATCTATGATTTTGAACATTCCAGAATCATAATCTTTAATCCTTGCAGATTTTCCGTTTTTATTTTTTCTTAGCTCAACTCCAGCGGCTTTTAATCTATCGCCAATAGATTTTGCCGTTTTGAATCCGTAAATTTCCGCAAGTTTAATAGTAGATAGTCCAGAGTTATACAACTCTATTGCTTTTTCAATATCAAATTTTTTACTCATAAATCATCCTTATAATTGATTATACTTCAATTATAAGCGATACTAATAAGCATGTCAATAAATTAAATTTGAAGCATTAAACGCATACTGCGCAAACAGCATTAGTTCTTCCCAAAATGAACTAACTTTTCTCTCATCTTCACCAGAAGCAACAGCACCACTAATAAACTTATCTCTTAATGATGCAAGTAAAGCAGCATCTTTTTTACCTACTGCTTTTCTTAATTTGTCTGCTTCTATTTCTGTGAATCCGCACATATCCATTGATAAGCGGAGGAAACCTTCCTGAAAAATCAATTCGTTATGTGCATTTTCAAAAATATAATTATATTTTGGGAATATAAAGTCAGTCTTAGGGATTTCTCCACTAATCTTACCTATTATACGTTCGACCAAACCATGTATGCCCATTGGCCCTGGCCGCCATGTACTAACACATACTGCTATATCATGTATTGTTTTAGGTTTACACTTATTAATAAAAGACGACATACCAGATTCTTCAAATTGGAATATACCATAATTACGTCTATCCCACATAATCTTATATGCTTCTTCATCATCCATTGGTAATGTATACCAATCTATATCAATACCATGTCTATCTTTAATAAGTTTCTTAGCATACTCAAGTACACCAAGCGTTTTTAACCCAAGGATATCTAGCTTAACAATACCTGCATATTCTTCAATTTTGTTACCTTCCCATTGGGTAACAGTTTTACCTTTACTATCCCATAATGGAACATCTTCCCATAATGGTCTATCAGATAATGCCACGCCGCAATTATGTACTACAATACCATTAGCAACATATGAAGAATCATCTAAGACAGTAAGATTATATACATTAATTACTTCATCATTAGATTCATTGTAATAATTAGACTCTTTCCATACATCAAGAACTAATCTTGGGGAAAATCCTTTCCCTTCTACAGGTGTACTAACAACACCATAATGGCGACTTACATTTCCTGCTTTTACCCATCTACATTTGCCAATATATAATCCATCTTCATCTGGCTCATCACTAAGGCTGTCAAGTATAAGAATAGGGTGGTCTAGTGTACATTTTACAAATGAAAAGTTATCATAATTTGTTTGCTGATAAGCTAGATGAACAATGTTGCTTTTCTTAGATTTATTTACTTGAGTATCTACTACGGGTTTCCAATTTAATGAAGCTGTTAAAGCTAAATATCCTACCTTAACATCTTCGATGTTCATATACTCAGGTTCGGAATCTTCAGTTCTTTTTATAGTAACCTTAGTTCCCGCAACGAAACATGCATGGATTCCAGTTGCATTTACACAATCTTGCAATTTAACAGCATCATCCCAGATTTCTTTAATTTCTGGATCAGAATTATAAAGCTTCTTTATATCAGAATTTTCTTCTAATAAAACTTCTAATCTGGGACAATTTATATCAGGCATAAGATTAGAAATCTTATTTGCCTTTTCAAAACTCATACCATGAATGCGGGCAGCTGATTTAAATACTTGTTTACCAGCAGTATAAGTAATAGTACCTAAATGGGCGAATCCATCGCCATATTTAGCTTTTAAGTAATCAAATATTTGTTGACGCTTATCGTTGCTAAAATCACTATCGATCCTTTATGTTCAGTATGGCTCGTTAACTCCATACCCGGGAATAAAACCCAGCTATATATTACTATATAGAGCAGACTATCTCTTCACCATATCTACAAAAGACTTAGGTGCTCTGCGCTTCGAACCACTTGGCCCTACATAATAGTCGTTACACGTCCTTCACTTTCGTAAAGTTTCGCTCGGTATTGTCCCAATGGGAGTTCCACCGAATTCACAGAGTTTTCTATTGTTAATTTCTTAACAAAAGGGACTAATTTAATCCGGGAATCCGCCACCAACAGTATCAATACGTTTATGTGGTTCAACAGTAGTCATACCTAACAGGTATAAAATATTACTACTATTTGGATTGTCTAAATCTTTGATTCCAGCATTGTAAAGGTTTAAAAAATAAGAATCAATATGATGGAGCTCACAATGATTAAGCTCAAACATGATATTTTTCTTATTATGCAAAAACCACTCCTCTTGGGAGTGGTTTAATACTAATTCTCTTAAAGTTTTATATTTCATTTTATCTTACTTTAGAATAAATCAAGTTGAGGATTTTCATATGCCCATCCCCATACTTCAAATTCAGTATCAGATATTTTTTCAATAGTGAACTTTTTCTTTTTAAGAATAGAGATAATTTTATCAACAATATGCGGCTCGTATGATTCTAATTTGAATACATGAGAATCTTCGCTTTTACTTGCTGCACAAAATATAGCATCGTAAACAGGTTTCATTACATTGTCTAAACCTTCTTGATACAATGCCATTGCTTTATCTAATTCTTGATTCATATTAATTCTTTCTAAGTAAGTTTAAAAGTTTTTTCCCAATAATACATTAATGGTTTAGAACAATATTTTATATAGTCCAATGCGCTAATACCTTTAGGAAGCAAATCTACTATTGCACAAATTGCTTTTCCTTTTATATTAGCAGAATGTTTTAATGTACAATCAAAAATAAAAGGTTCACCATCATTATATCCTTTAATAGTCTCCTCTGAATTAAAAGGATTTCCTTCATGGATATAAATTTCTGGCGCATTAAAATACTGAATAGGAATAAAAATTCTTACTCTACGATCATCAAAATTATGATCATCTACATGCGGTTCCACTTTGCAATCTTCAAAGTAGTTGAATTCAATAGAGGCTATTTTATAATTATCCATAGCCAGTATTCTATTAAAAGAATCTATACCATTTAAAAGTTTTTCATAACTACGGAAACCAGTCTTGCGCAATACCTCTGTATTGATTATATCAATACCATACACAACAGAACTGCGCCAAATGCCAGTATAAGTATCCATAGTATTATCAAAGCTACAGGCTTCATATTCTTCTTGAGTATCAAGAAAATAATTTGATATTGAATTTTTTAATTCATTTATTCGTTTTGGGAATATCATCTATATATCTTTCTTTATAATATTTGTAGATGATCGCTAAATCATCAATAGATAAATCTTCCTTATATACATCTAGTATCAAATAATAACCATCATTCTTTTCCTGAATAAGAGAATGAGGCTCCATAGGTTTAAATACAGAAAACTGATACATTTGATCAAGTCTATGCTTATCATCAGCAGTAAATAAGCATTTACCATCTGACATAGACATTATAATACGATAATCAATGTATTCATTTATTTTTTCAGAATCAGAATGTTCGCTAACAATAGACCCCTCAGAGAATTTATTTATCCAAGCGAATCCAATCTTATTTTCAAATAAGATGTTTTCTATTCCATATAAATTATCGTTCCATGAAAATGGGTATACAGGAAACGCGGACCATTTAGACTTAGAAAAACAAATATGATCTATTGCATCAACATTCTTCTTTATAATCTTCCCGCTTTTATCATCTTCGATAATGTTTTTACAGAAAGAGTTTTCATTCATCCATTTTATAATATTATGGATTCTATTTTTTAGGTTTTCTGACCCCATAGAATACACCGTTATCTTTCCAAGATTTAAAATACTTTTTATGTATAACTACATCATTCCATTCCAATGGAAGAATTGATCCATTGACTACGAAATCTGTATAGCTTAATCCGCCGTATCCAATCATTATGCCTTCAGGGCGCAGGATATTATACAATCCTGATGCATATTCATTATATGGATCTGCAGCAAGTTCATCTATTAAATCTACCACAATAACATCAAATGTCTGAGTATTGTCTTTTAAAAACTCTTGAATAGTTTTTTCATAAATATTTAAAAACGATTTAGATTCATAACAATGTTTTTGTTCTTCATAAATCCGTTCAGGAATATTATCTTTATTTTCTTCAAGAAGTTTAAAATATTCGGTAACACCAGGATCAACAAGTGTTATTCTATTTTCATTTGATAAAAACGTTTTACAACTAATAAGTTGAAAGTCTCCACCACCAACTACAAGTATATTCAAAAACTCTTGTGGAGCTTTACCAGGCGGAAACATTGAATTAAATATTCTTTGAAATATCAATGAATATGTATAATACTCTTTTGACGCACTCCATTGAATCGCGCCATCTATATAAAATCCTGGAGGACAATTTTCAGTCTTAAACTCTGGCTTCATATTTATCTATCATCAAAGCAAAAAGTAAAATCTTTTGTAAGGTCTGTAATGTTATATTTATCTTTAACAGCATCGACCTTTTCCTTACTATAATTGGTTTCGCCAACTACAATACGATAACCATCGGTTATTTTAAATTCTTTTAAACCTGGAATTACTGACTGAACAGTAGCAACAATTAATTTATTCCATGTGTTGTATTCAAAGAACTTATAATTATCAGATATAAGAACTCCCCTAATGGCAATAGCTTTAAGTATTTTTAATATAGCCATTTTACATGCATGTCTATGCATGAATGCAATACCGCCAATTGCGGAATTAGTTTCATCTATATCTTGACTAAAGAATCCAACATCTTTATATCCAGTATTAACAATATATAAATCTTGAGGCAACTTAGGATTCACATATGTTTGCACTGTTCTCAAATCTCTGCCGCCCGGGAATACGTCGGAAATCCAATCATCAAAATCCATCTGATAATCATTAATCTGATAATCTTTATTGATACATTCAATCATAAATTCTACATCAGATTCTGTAGCTTTTCTAATAGAAATCATATTTTAAGTCTTTCAAATATAGCAGGAAGCATAGAAATATACTTTTCTATATATGGCCTAACTGTTTTATCGCCAACATCAATAGCCATAATAATTTGATACAATGGTCTTATTATCAAATCTTGCCATTCATCATCTAGCCAATATAGCTTATCATCTATTTTTAAATCCCTGTATTGTATATTTTTAACAGAACACAAGGTTAAATTATTTTCATTTTGTTCAACAAAAGGAAATGATCCATTATCTATTTTTAAATTATTCTTATTAAAGAATTGTATTACTTTGGGTGAATAAAACATTTCCTCTTCATTTGCAGCATGATCTCTACACATATAAATATTGCCGCGAGGACTTAATGCTCTAATCCATTTGCTGCATTGGGTCTTTTCACCATTATTATACCAAGACGAAGATAATAATTCTTTTGCAACAAATAATTCCACTTCACCTATTAAATCATTATCAGAAATATCTTTTACAACTTTATAAATATTTTCTGTAAAAGCTTTCATAAACTTTTTAGGAATAACAACAGCTTTATCAGTTTGGAATATAGTCAATGGTTCATATGAAAAATATCTAACACCAATATCAAAAAATTTCTTATAATTATCATATATTTTGGAATAGTTAGATATATTATACAGAACAGAACTTATACCAACATTAGCATCATTAGCTATAAGAATCTTTAAATTATTAATTATAGCATTGTATTCATCAATAGATGTGAAACGTTTTGTATTGTCTTCGTAATCAAATCCGTCAAGAGATAATAATATCTCATCTATATTTGATGCAATAAATTCTATTTCACTAATAGAGTAATCTTTAAATACACCATTAGTATATAGACGATAAGAAAATTCTTTATCAGAATATTTATTTTTAATAAGTTTTATAGTTTCAAAGATCAAATCTTTGTGTAGTGTAGGCTCACCACCATAAAATTCTACTACATTCTTTTTAGTAGAATAGGTTGCAATAAAATCATCAATTTTATTGATGTCTAAAAATGGACTCATATTCTTAGATTGTATACAACAATATGTACAATCAAGATCACAATGATTACTAAATACAATAGGTAATAACATTAAAAGTCCTAAAAGAAAAGCCCGCCATAAGGCAGGCTAATATATTATTTTGAGCAAGCTTCAGCAAGTCTCTTCTTAAATGTTTCTACACCAGACTTATTCTCATCAAATAAAACAAATGGATGAGTAACAATAGGTTTAATCTCCTGATTCATATTAGAAACATAATCTCTAATTACAGCATAATAAACATCAGTTTCATAGTCAAATACAAACTGATATTTAAGCTCAATGAAATCAGATTCTTCTATTCCATTCCAAAGGTCATATGTAGCAATAAGAGAATTAACAATTGCGCTAACTGTAGAGGGGATATTATTTTTATCATTTTTTGTTTTATCAACAAGTTTTGAAAAGCTTCTTGGAACGTAATACATTTCAACAAGACCTAATCCAAAACGTAGTAAGCTGATACAGTTTATAAATTCTCTAGAATTTTTGTCTACACCCTCTTTTTGAGAAATCTGTTCTATAGCCCAATTAAATAGGTCTTTAATAAAGACATAAATGTCCATATCAAATTCTAAATCTTCTAAATCATTGGCAAGAAAAAACAACCTTTCACAAAGTAAAGTGTCATCTTTGTCTCTTTGCCATTCATTTTTTAGAAAATCACCAAGACGTTCTTTATTTGGGTCATTTACAACAAAATTATCAAAATCATAAAAAGAGAATTTGCTAGTCATTAACAGCTCCCGATAGAGTCTGTATAACCATGTGTATGCTCTGATAGAGCTTCTAAAAAGGTTCGCATATCATTAATATCATTAATTCTGATATCATCATTTGTAGATACACGTTTAACAGATCCAGCCCCATCAGTTCTCATTAGAGAACTAGTACCAGTAGTCCATTGAGGAATACTGAATCCAACAGGTTTACTTGTTTCAGGCATTTTATTTCCTTAAAAAGAAATCATATATTCTACGGGATAACTATATCCACTTATATCTTATATATGATAAGCCACTTACTTAAAAGTGGCTATACCTAAAAGAAACTATTTACACTTCTTTATTATTCCATTCTTTTAATGGATATCCAGGGATTTCAACAAGAGGATATTTGGCACGACCAGAATTTAAATATCTGGAAAATAGTAATCCATATGGGATAGGATCAATAGCAGTCAACCCTAGTGCAAATGATAATAAACTTCCTGCCGCACTACCTCGTCCAGGACCGGTCATAATATCATTATTTTTGGCATATTCAATAATATCTTGAAGTACAAGAGGATAAGAGCTAAACCCCATCTTTTCGTAGAGACTTAATTCTTCTTCAAGTCTATCTTTATAAAGCTTTTTCTTGTTATCTTCAAAATCTTTTGTATATACATCATACCATGCATATGCACGATCTCTTAAAACTTTATCTGGATCATCAAATGGTTCTGGGTAAACCATTCTATCGCTACTAGGTAGCGTAACATTGCACATCTCGGCAATCTTATTAGTATTTGCAAAAGCTTCAACATCTTCTGGATTAGAATAATATTCTTCCACAAGAACATGATGGGGTTTGACATAATACTGTGATGGCTGATAGAACATAGAATTACTATCTACATCAGAGTCATCTTTTTCAGTATCAGTTAAATCTACATCTTTTACAGCTTTATTTAATTGGCCGCCGGTATTAAGCATAACAAGTTTCATATGTGAATCAGATTCCCACGGATAAACATAATGACTATCACAAGTAATAATCATTGGTATATTATGCTTCTTGGACAATTCAACTAGATTTTTATTTGCAATGTCTTGTTCTTTTAATCCGGTATAAGTTTTCTCAAGATAGAATCTATCCTTAAAAATACTTTTAAGGATTAAAGCAATCTGTTCAGCTTCCTCTTCTTTTCCATCGAGGTACAGCTGATTAATTGGACCACCTAAACATGCACTAGTGCAAATAATACCTTCATTGTTCTCTCTTAGAAGATCGAGATCAAATCTGGGCTTATAATACTTATACCTAGTCCATGCAATAGAAGTAATCTTCATAAGGTTCTTATAACCTATATCATTCATAGCTATAAGAAGAATATGATAATTAGCTTTATATCCTTCTATTTTTTCTTTTCTTGAGCCGCTATGAAGAGTCATATAACCTTCATTTGCATAAATAGGCTTTATGCCATGTTTTTTACATATCTTCTCTTGGTCTTTATGACCCATCATATTCCCATGTTCTGATAGGCATAAACCTTTGAATCCAAGAGCTTTAGCTCTTTTACAGTAATCATCTAATTTACCATAACCATCTAGTGGGCTAAAAACACTATGAGCATGAAGATTGGTATACATACCAAAATCTTCTGGTTTAATATCCCCATCGGGATTCTCAGGAATAGACACAAAATCCATATTATTTCTTATTGATTAAAAATATTTTTAAATTTTTCAATATCGATAGGAAGATAATCTGTGTTATAAACAAATTCAATATCTTCTATTTCAGGGAATTCAATTCCCAAATCTTCTAGTGCCCATAGAAACCATGCTTTAGCACGGATTTCATTATACATAGATTCCTCTTTAGGTTTCCACATAGCGTAAGGCAAGGGCCATTTCTTTTTAATGAATTTAATAGCCTTATTTTCATCAAAACTAGTTTTATTATCTACTGCCGCCATATAGCAGTTATAAACATCAAACTTATCTGATGCAGACATTTCATTTATCTGGGCTTTAAATGATTCATCTTCTTCACAATGCTTTTTAAACTTAGCCAATTCTTTTTTAGCTTCATTAAAAATAACTTTATCCTCTTTACAGAAGAATAAACAATACAAAGAAATTAAAAACAACAGCGGTAATGATGCAGTTAAGATAAAAAACAATAATACTAAAAATAAGAAAACTTTAAATTTATTCATTAGTACAATCCATCTAAATTGGGCGGATAATAATTAGGCCCTTTAATAACTTTGCCAAATTCATTTTTAACAGCTTTGCCATTAACTAGCTTAGACATATTAGAATCATGAACAATATTAAAAGACTTCTCAAGATCAAATCCAAATGTATTAGCCGCCCCAATATTTACGTATTCAATATCAGTAATGGCATCTAATACTTCTTTCATATCAACATCGGCAGGATTAAAATCTTGATGTTTAGCACCTAATTCTAAAGCAGACATTGCAGCCTTAAGGCTAACAATAACCATCTTTGTATAAGGAAGCTTTCTACTTTCACCAGTAAACAATGCTTCAATAAACTCTGTACATTCCTCTAATGTAAGTTTAGCTCTTAAATATACAGCTTCTTTAGATGGCACTGAAGGAGTTTCTCTTACTTCTTGTTCACAAGCTTTCATAAATTCCATTATCGAATCTTGAGCATTCTTTATTTTTTCCATGTTATAGAAAAACCCTTTAATTTAGAATCTTGCTCTTTAACTTTTACATTAAAGCCATTTAATTCTAACAATTTAATACAAATTCTAACATCCTGCTCTGTATAATTCTCATTCATTTCGAAGGAATAACCATTATACAAATTAGAGCCAGAAATATCAAAGCTATGGTACCCATTAAATACTTGTCCCAAAGTTCCAATAAAAAGAGAGACCGCATCTTTGTGGACACGGTCATATATAATATCAGAGAATTTACTCATCTAATACTTCGCTTTCAGCAGCTTCTTTTACATCTTCATCAGACATTTGATCAAAAATAGAATCTTTATGTTTATTCACTATTTGTCTTAATTCTTCTAAATGATCTAAATGCTCTTTATAATAAACACAACATCCATTTTCACCTTGGCATTTGATGAATTCACCTTTATCATTTTTAACTGGGATAGTAAACCATGCACCAGCTCTAGTGATAATACCTGCCTTAACAGCTGTAGAAACTAATTCTTCAACAGGATTAAAACCAACACCAAAATAAAGGTTACTTTCAGCAACACCAAATGGATTACCTACTTTATTTTTAACAACAGAAAACTCTACAGTCTGACCAATATAGTTTTCATTAGGACCTCTTATACGCTTAGATGGGGTAGAGTTAACTTTAACACGTGTACTTGAATAGAAAGGAATCGCTTTTCCCAATTTGTTATCGCAGAGTTTTTTATCTCTGCTTCTACATCATTACAATGTAGTTCAGCATATTTTTTTACCATATCTAAAAGACTTAGGTATAGCGGCCTCGTGGAAGCATTATATTCTCTTTATTAGTTTCAGCTTCTATGCGTTGCCCCTGACTAGCCTTTTAAAGCTAGCCTTCGGTTCGAGTTGTCCTATAAAACAGGGAGGATTTTCTCGCTTAATTCCGCTATAATAATTCATAATATTTCTACTATGAACGGCAGAAAGCCTTTATCTGTTCGATAATTAGGTTTGGGTTATGATTAATATAATGTTCCCAGACCTCTATATAATCAATATTATTTGACAAATAATAACATTTCTTAGAATAATCTCTTAATACATGCTTAACTTGTATCTCATCTTCTGGCCCATTGCCATAAATGCGAGGATTACAATGCCAATAATCACCATTAACTTCGATAATTTTACCATTTTCTAAAAGAAAATCAGGTTTAAAATTTCCAAGTTCTGCACAATAAACATATTTAATGGATAATTCATCAAGAACATTTTTTACAAATTTTTCAATAGATGAAATCCCATTAATTAATGCAGGTGACTTATATATCCCATGATTTTTTCGGATATTTTCAACAGCATCTATTGATAAAGAAATTTTTCTTGATATCTCAGAATCTGTCATTGACTCGTAATTTTCCAAAATAAATTTAACATTATTTTCATACAGTATTTTACTATACGGAATTAAATTGTTTCTTCTGGCAAAACTATTTATAGAAGAATAGCTTCTTCCAGTTACTTTGGAAATTTCAGCAATAGGAACTTTAGAATAATTTTCAATTATAAAATTTTTCTCATCTTCAGTATAATTTTTAGTTTTAGATGTATTAAGTCCTAATTTTGCTGCTCTCTGAATAATAGCATCGGGAGATACTTTAAGCTTAAAAGCAATATCAGAAGTTTTATTTTTTTATAATTTTCTTTTATAAATAAATCATCTTCTTCTGTATAGCTTTTTAATATTTGCTTAGGGACTAAATTCATATCCCTTAATTTAGCATGAATAGTAGAATATTTAATCTCGAGAATTTCACTAAGTTCATATATATTTTTATTAGCATAATTTTCGAGTAAAATATTTATTTTATCTTCAGTCCAGATTTTTGTTATATAATTACCAGACATATTTCTTTTATGATACCGGTATCTCATTTTTATAGAATCTATAGTTCTATCTGGAAACATTTCATGTAAATCTTTAAATGTTCTATTATTTGTATTTCTAATAAAATCAATTATTATATTATCTTCAGATTTTGACCATTTCATATTATAACCTTAAAATTAAAACAATTAATGTTTTCTATATTAAGACTATTATAACATGATATGTCAAAAATAAAAGCTTATATTACCGGGCGTGACCGAGGACCCCCACATATCCATCTTATCCCTTACCTGATTAACAAATATAAGAGTAGTATTAGAACGTTTAAGGGGTTTTAACAGTTGTGGAATAGATTTAGACAAGAATCTAGCTTTTTCAGCCATAGTTTCTTGAGTAAAATCACCACTCATTTCACGTTTAGTTTGTATTGCAGGCACACTATCTAAAACGATAAGACTAAATGCACCAGTTTTAATGGAGTTATTTATAATATCAAATGCTTCTTCAGCAGAATTAACCTGAGTGAAAAGAATTCTATCATCTTTTTCCATATCAAGTCCAAGTAACTTCATATAACGGAAGTTTTGTGCTTGCTCTGCGTCAATATACAATATAAATTTATCAGGATGCTTTTTAAGTGCATTAGCACAAGTCAATGTAACAATAGAACTTTTACCGCTACCTGATTGTCCATGAATTTCATGAACTCTACCTTCTGCCCATCCACCATTACCAATAAGAGCATCAAGTATAGCACTGCCAGTAGGGATGCCCTCAAGATCCATATCATAATCAGTTATGAATACCTGATCACCATCTCCATACTTTTTATTCATACTTCTTTTTAATATTTCTATTGCAGCTCTATCATCTTTAGATATAGTAGAGCTACTTTCGGCAACTATTTCTTTGCCTTCTTTTACTTCTTTTGCGGTTCTTGCCATATTTTAATTCCTATTATTATTGGTATTGGAATTGATATTTGTTTTCTATAGCAATTATATATCCAAGACTACTTAGTCTTGAATCATAAAATTTTATTTTCTCTTTTTGGGATTCCCAAAAATTTAAAAAGATTTCCGCTATATTCATAGCGATATATTCTTTATTGCATCTAAAGCTGGCTAATTGATTTATTGTATCATTGCCAGGAATTCTTTTACCGGCATTAGTATCCTGAAATTCTTGAATTACTTCTGCTCTTTTTAATGCAAGATTTCTTTCATAATGCATCTCGCAAGACTTAAAAGACGATTTAGCATAAGAATAATTATTTATTATTAGTCTACATATTCTTAAGAATTCGATATTAGAAGTCTTTAATTCATCTAGGCCATCAGTTTCATTAATCTGCGGCAATTCTAATAAGCTTTCCCATTCTGTTAAGCTCTTACCTCTAAATTTAGCATGAGACATGAAATCAGAAGTTACACTATCGTAATCCGGATATCCTTCTAGTGCTGTATCAGCTATCGAATCAGTCATTCTTAAACCTTTCAGATAGCTTTATTAATACATGAGATTGCAATAATAATTGTAATCCTATATGCTCAGGATATTCATTACAATGACGTTCAATACTCCATGCATCATCAGGATTCAATGCAGATAAATCAGGATCTTTTTGGGTAAATTGTAAAGCAAATATTCTTACAATATTACCAAGTATAATTAAGAACTCTTCATTAGTGGGATAATCTTTTTCCAATACTTCAGAATAAGCCTTAATAAGATTTTTAACTTTTACTTTGTTCATTATTATTCTTTTCAAATAAAAGTCCATAAGCAACGGCAATAGCTACAGCATCAGATTCATCATAATTATTGAAACTTATAGATTCAAAATCTACAATATATTTAGACAGAGAATCTCTTACTTCTTCTTTAGTAGCTCTACCGCTTCCAGCAACAATCTTTTTAACAGATTGAGGTGCCAATACATCAAATGATTTTTTAAGATTATTGACTATTTGGAATCTATATAGTCCTCCAAGTTCACCAAGATCAGCTATTTTACCTGGCGACCCATAACTATAATTTTCCAAAACAAAAAATGATATTTCTTTTGCAGCAGAAAAATTTTCAGTATAAAATTTAAACACTTGATAATTTTCCAACTTTCTATCAAATCCTTTAGAATGTCTTGAAGGGCTAATAGTTTTCTTATCAATAAGTCTAAATTTGCTGTCGCCAAGATACTCAACGACAGCAATACCAGTTGATGATATAGATATATCTACACCAGCAAAATAGGCCATATTATTTACGGCCCATGAAATAATTCTCTAGTGCAGTATCGATTACACTACGAGTATCACCAGCAGATGTAATATTCTTCATTATTTGAGTTTTTACAACATCAATAGCCCCAAGAGCTTTATATACATCCATATTAGTATTATATTCTAATGCTCCGTTATTATTAAAGCGGATGTCAAAATATTCTACTTCAGGTTTTACTCTGCTAAATGTAGTAGGACTATCTTCAGATGATTTATAATCTCCAGAATCATCTTTATGTTCTGCAGATACAACATCTAATATATCCAAATTATTAGGAGGTGTAGTAGAAAGCTCAGGAGAGCTTTCACCACTTGTAGCAATTATTCCATCACCATTAACAGTAGTAAGTGTTTCCATTATTAATCCTTAATCCAGAAATCAATTTTATCTGAACCATAAATTAAAGCCATTTTTACTATATTGCACATATCTTTATATGACAAATGTGCTCCAGGAATTTTGTCATCAATAACATTGCCAGGGTAAATATTAAGGACTTTACCATCACTATTAGTCAGGGATATCCTATTTGTCAGTTTAAGAGACTTACCCAATCCAGGATCAGAAAGTTTTATTTCTTCTAAAACTTTATTAAGAAGATCCTCTACATTTATTGATACTAATTCTTCTGAATTTGTTATTACTTCGTCTTGTTTTTTAGAGCCTAATTCTTTTTCCAATGGATCTTCTGCTAATTCGAATGATCCATTATCATGTATTTCGGGTTCTTTCTTAGGTCCCTGTGGAGCACTAAAGGATTCAAGATTCTTTTTGAAGTCTTGAAGCAATTCCCAGAGCTGCATTTTATCGTCATTTACAGCAATACTAGATGCATACTCTTTAATACATCCAGTAAGACCATATAACAAAACGCCACGATCTCTGTCCACTATTGCTCCATTCAAAAGATCTTTTGCTTTATAAATCTTAGCATCAATAAACTTACGGGCAATTACGCCAAAGAGACTATTAAAGCAGATAAATAATTTTTTATCAGATATATCAATATCTGTAGCTGATACATCTAACACTTTGATAAAGCTTTCAGAAATACCAATAAAAGACAAAACCTTTTTAATGTCTTCTATATCAGTATTAGAAACCTTATCAGCTATAATATAAACATTTTGCATTAATTTGCACCTCTGCCATTTTCAATAGCCTCAAATAAATCTATATATTCTAAAGCTTTTTCATCGCCTTCAAAAATATTTCTTAAATCAGAATAATAGGACTCTTCATTAATAGCGTCAGAATACACATCCAATGGGAAAGCAATAACATTCCCCATTCTTGTATAAGACTTAAGTAACAACCTTACTCTATCCTCATCTCTTCGTAAATAACTTCCAATAAATACGAATTCTTTATACATTATATAATATATAAGCATAAGTCTTAATTCGGGAACAGTTATATTATCTAAAATGTCACCACGAGGAATAAAGAATTCAGAAATATCTACGTCTTTTCTTATAGTTATATTATGCATATAATAATTTATCAATCTATTATAAAAATTTATAGTGATAAGTTCATTAAATCTGCCAGTCCGTATAGTCTTAGAATCTTTAGATATATCATAAAACAATTCCCTAAAACTATTCAGAGAAGACTTATTAAAATATTTATCAAAGACATTTTTTGAATTAGGGTCATTCAATTTACAATTCATACCATGATGGATTACAAAATCCATCATACCGGCATTAGTGATGCAATAAGATAAAAATCCTTTAGTCTTAGAATCATAGTTGAAATCCAAAGAATTGGAAATCATATCTATCATTTCTTTTCTTTTTGCGGATCCAATTTTTATATCACTAACAGAAGCCTTATCAACTGCCGGCAAAGTTAAACCTAAAATAGAAGCTTCTTCATGCTTTCTAAAAATCTTAGTCTTACTATAATTTAAATATAATCCGTATTGATTAATAAGCTCTTCAACCTTTTTAGCAACAGAAAAATCTATCTCATTATTATGATCTGAAATATCACCTTTGCCTGGATATAGATTAAGATGCCCATCAACAGGATAGGTATTACTACTATTAATACCCTTCTTAGAAGTATAAATAGTTATATCATCAGCATACCTAACAAAATTATATTTAATATTTACAGACATTGAATCAAGAAGTTTTTTAAGCTTTATATCAAAATCAAGTAAAAATATATTACTTAATACAGGGCTATAAGAAGCACCTGTTGGTAGCTTATTGTTGTGCATTAAGAATGACAGAGTTCGATAAAAGAATTGAAGAAAAAATTCTCTCTTATCTGGAATACCTGGATCTCTTAATCTTATTGAATAACCTGAATCATTTACTTGATAAATACTACCAACATTAGATGAGTTAGATAATAAGAAGCTATACATTCTTCCATATCTAGCCTTATCATTATTAGACCTTCTTTGAATAAAAGCAGTGCCACCAATATTGGGCACTATAGAAATAACACCACTGCCATTAAATTTAAAAGATGATGGATAACTTACAAAATCTTCAGAATTCTTATTGGAATAATCCAAAGAAAAGACATTAAGCGGCTTATCAAATAAATATTCTAAATATTCATATTTATTACCTAAAATAGAATTAAAAAGAATATTAATAACATCATTGTCGAAAAACTTTTTCATATCAACATTGTTAAAAAATTTAGCAATGTCCATATTTATAATTTCAATACGATTAAATTTGAGCATATGTACAGTATTAGCGATGCTTATACTTTTCCTAAACCCAATAACATTAGCGCTTAAGCCCATATTATGAAGAGCTCTATCATATTCACATTCGAATATAGCTGTATATAATCTATGGAAATATTTTATATTCTCTCTATCTTCTTCAGACAAAAGAGTATTCATTGTAGTTATTTTACGACTCTTTCTATTTGTATAATTTCTAAACAGAATGGTATCGGCAAAATCAGATAAAAATTCAGATACAATAGAGTAAGCATTTAATAATTCAGCTCTACTGCCAAAATCGGGAAAATACATTTCCCGAAACTTGTTCTTATTGACACATTGGTTCAATAAATTTATAGATTTGGTAACGTTTTCTTTACTATTTTTAATATAGCACTTTAGACCTAAGTCCTTATTGATAGCAGATTCGCCCTTAATAATTTGATCTAAAATTAAAGAACATTTATTGGCATATCCAGAAGTAACAACAACAAGAGAATACCAAAACTTATTATCTGTAATATATCTATACATATTATTTTTCTTATAATAAAAATGCCTGCACTTTTAATTTAGTGCAGGCTTATTTTAATTAAATGTATTGAGCAATTTTTAAAGCAGAATAAACGCAATAAAGAAGGGCTAAAGAATAACCAAGATATTGGCCATAATCTTTATCAATTTCATAATAATTGACTCTATAGTTATTAGGATATCCAGTACGATAAGCCATTGAGGAGGCACATGCATCTAGTAATTGCTTTTTGAGCTCTTTGTTGATCTTTTTATTACCGATATTTCTATCGATAAAATCAGAAAACCAACTATAACATCTTTCATCTTCAGGAATAATTCTGATAGTATTATTACTAGAACTGAAAGATTTTTGTGATGATATAGCTTTATCAAAAATATCAAATACTTTTTTTGCCTGATCTTCACCAATAGCTTCTTTAAGTCTAATTGCAGATTCAATACAGGAAAGAACATGCTCATTATAAACTTTGCGCTCAGTAGTTACTAGAACCGGAGACATCGCACTAAACCGAATCTCTTGAGGCAAAGGACTTGTAAATCTATGTTTAGTGAGATTATCGATTAATGTAACAAAATATGAATGACCAACAGTTGCTGCAACATCATTTGCCACTAAAAATTGATCTTGAAATTCTTCAGAAACATCAGCTTCTGCACATGAGAATACAACTACATCTTCATCTGATGTAATAATCGCTTGATTATATTCAGCAAAAGAGTCTTGAAAAATCAATGGAACATTCTTGACATATTTTTCATATGACTGATCAATATTGGTCATATTATAATATGATGCAAATAACTGACCATGAGTCTGTTCATTCCCAATATCAATAACTATGTATGGAGATCTAGAATCACGAATCCATTTATGCAATTCTCGACGCTCAACATCATTATCTACAAGATTAAAAATAACACTAATAAGTTTATTTTTATTAATTGTAGACCCTAAAACATCGTTAAAGGAAATAAAAGCTTCTGGATGCTCTTTCTTGGAAGGATCTAGTGCAAGATATTTGTCATAAAAAACACATTGAGTACCTTCAGCCAATGTAGAACCATAACGCATAGCCATTACTTCAGCTTTATTTTTACCGATATCAGCTTCAATAAAGTTCTGCCTAATAAGATTTTTAGTTTCGCTTATTGTTACTATTTGCTATTGATAAAAAGTTTTTATACTTTCTATCCAAATATATTTTAGAATCTGAATAAAGATAATTTAAAACATTTAAAACATTATTATTACCGCATATCATCAAAGTATAACAGCAATTTTCTGTATTAAATCTTTTATTTAATTTTTTAAATACAGAGAACCCCATAGAATTAAAAATCTTCATTAAATCTAAAAGGAATTCTTTTGTTCCACATATTCCCATTGATGATCTATAATACCCATCATTATGAAGATATTTACCAAAATAGCCATCTCCATCAACATATCCTCTTATAAAATGTCTTAATAAGGAATTATTAATTTGTGGCATTTTAAAATTTAATGTTTTATCTTTTCCAAACCCAAGATCCCTTAAATTACTAATCATTTCTTTTGTGCCAAATGAAAATTTAGCAAATTCAGACTTTTTATCTGGATTAAAAGAACTGCCGGTATAAAATTTTATATCCTTGTTTATACCAATACTGTTTCTAATTTTTTCAAGGATATCAGTATCTTTTTTAGATATAGATATTATTATTTCCTTATCAGAAACATGACCATCAGCGGCTATAAAACCAAGGATATAAGCTTTTTCTTCTGTATCAATTGAAGAAAAATATTCAGGATCTCTATAATTCTTATGATTATAATTATATCTACCAGATAAATTATGTCTTCTCGCAAATGCATTTACATTTACAAGAGAACATTCATACTTTTTAGCAATATCCATACTTGGCATATTATTACATATATCTATCATCATTTGAATATTTTCAGATAGCATATGTTTAATGCCAAGTTCTTTTATCCTTCTTTCAGCTGTCTTTTCTGAGACATGAAAGAATTCGCAAATTACATGTTTATCTATATAACCATTATAAGAATTATTTTTAATATACTCTAAAATAATTTGCTTATTTTTCATTTTGTGTCCTAATAAAATTTAGCCAAACAATTTTGACATAAAAAATATTATACGACACTATTTAGCAAATGGCAAGGTCGTTTCTGTTCCGCCTTGCTCTGTATCTCTTATATGCATATTTCCGATACAGTACAGACTATCGCTTCACAATAAAGTGTTCACCCGCATTAGTCGTTCACGCTGCACGAGGAATAACCTCTGCTTGCGCCTTGTCTTCTGTTATGCCAGAGGTCCAAGTCAATTAGGGCAAATTTATACACGGCCGGTTAGAAAATTCAGGTTAACCGTGTCGAAATCCACAAGATTCAAGCAAAAATTGTCTTTAGAGATAATATTTTTGCGAATTAAATCATTAATAGTTTTAGCTAACTTAGGCATCAACCATGAACCAGTGCCACCACATCCAATTACAGTAACTGCACCCAATTTAACTTCAGGTGCATAGTCAACATAAAATTTATTCAAATCTTTTACAGAAAATAAATATTGCAAACCGCCTTTTAAAAAGGCTTTTTTACCAATTTCTTCAGCTTTTTTATTCAAAAAATCTGTACGTTGGCGTTGTTCCTCAGTAATAATTTGATATGTTTGAGATGAACTATCTTTTACTTCTCTATAAATACTCATTTAAAATCCAATATAAAATATTAGAAAAAATGGGGCACTAGGCCCCAGTATAAAATTACGGAATGTTTTTAAGAGGATCTTTTTTAACAATGCAGTCTTGAATACTGTATCGGACCATTCCTATACACTCTACAAGCTCATCGATATCGCTATCTATAGCTTTACCATTTTTAAGCATATATGCATGTATACCATGCATTAAACCATTAAATATTGTTTTTTCAAGCTTATCGTTTATATCATGGCTTGCAATTGTATCTATGAGCGACTGTACAAGACAGCAATTTTTATCATAGCTCCCGGCTTTTTTCTGTAGAATATCTATAATAACTGAACTAGCTTTATAGATTTCTTGAATTTCTTCTGTAGTAAATCCAGTTGAATCTCCACAATATTCTTCAAAAATTCCATCATAATCCAATGGGTCAACATAATCCCATATATTCATTTTAAGAGGATGTGGGAAAGGATTACCTACAGAACTTGAATTACTATTTTTTACAGACATTACAGAATCATAAAGATCATAATAATCTTCATCACTATAATCATAAGATCCATAAGGATAATAAGAAGTCTTATGTCCACCCTTTTTGACATTAGAGTTACCGCCGGTTTTACCATAAGAATATCCAGTCAAATGAGAAGGATATTTAGGAGCAGTATTAATTGCGGTAACTTTAGAATATTCACTTTCAGGAATAGAAATAGTTCCAATAAGAGGATCTTCTAAGTCAAAAATATCTGACAGCTGAAGCAAAAATTCATACTTATCATAAACACAACGCTGTACTGTAGTGTTAGTATAAGTACCATCAGGATTAATTTTTAATCCGCCAAACACAAATGAATAAATCCCATTATGTTTAGCTTCATCAGATTTATCAGTTCCACTATAGAAAGCACCCATAGTATGATGGGAATGACTTGTAACTACAAGGATCTTATTTGGATCATCATAAAATGGACCAGTTTTATCAAAAGAAATACTAGCAGCAGCAACACGTTGTACAGGGACCTCAATAAAGAATTCTTTTAGCTCTTTATCCCACCAGATTTGAGCCATTACTTCATTCTTATTGGTAGCATAAATGGTTTTATAAAAATCACAAATAGCTTTATAATAACGTCCTGGAATTTTAGGAAAATCAGGATTAGGAGTAAATGTAACATTGCCCTCGGGCAAATGGAAAAGCTTATTCTTAAACTCATCTTTAAGAATAAAAAAGTCGCCGATAGGCGAAGAGAAGATGCGATATGCACCATCTTGCATTATAGAAATATCACCACGTTTTTTACCTTTCTCGCCAATAAAGACTTCAGGTTTTTCAACGCCAGTAATAAGAGATGATAATGCAGCCAAACTCATAACAGAAGCTGGATTAGCAGTAGCGGCAGCTTGATCGCTGCCACCAATAGTAGTATTCGTTACTGTCATAATTTATACTCTACAATTAAGAGAAACAAAAGCCTCTAAGCTATCTGCAGATACACCTTCCAGATAATTAGAAACATCAAATTTTAATGTAGGATTAAAACGCATTAATGCACAAAGTTTAACAAATCTGTTAAATCTAGACGCTTCTCCAATAAGCCATTCTGGCATTCCATTTCCAAGTGCAGACGTTTTAAGCTCTTCAAATGGCGCCTTAACATTACAATCGCCGCCCAAATCAGCATTAAACTTACTAGCCCAATACAAATCTGGTATTGTTTCAATATTAAAGAGATCCATACCTGCACATACAGATTCAACCATATCAAAATTAGAACCCCAACAAATGCCAGGACTAAAAGTTGAACTATAGTTATGCATCGGAAATTTAAAAATTTTTGTATTCTTAGTCAAACGTTTGTCGTCATAAGATCCAATAATTGTTTTAATTAACCGATTATTTTTAAATTTTAAAGCATAAACAGTATTTGGAATACGAATAGGAATGGGATCCTTAGAATAGGAAGAAATCATATCTACGTTTCTTCCAGGTTTATTCAAAAAGATAACAGTATTTGGACCATTCTTCCAATATTTAATAACAGATGCTGGCATAAGAGGAGTTTCCTCTACACTAGTAGAATCTGTAAAAGCGGTTATAAAATCTTTAAGTTGAACAACTTTTGTAGATTTTTTACCATTCTCTTCGATAACGAGATTTACAAGCTCATTATCTACGATTTTAAAAGTGACATTATCTAATTGCATTTAAAATTTCTCTTGTTCTATTTTTAATAATAGGAGTAAGTTTATCAGGATTCAGATAATCTTCACGAGGAATCGATATACTGTCATAAAAACCAGATTGTCTAGATATACCAATTTTAATAACCTCAGTCTTATTAACTATGAAAAATTTTATTGTATAATCATTGCCAAATAAGAACAAGGTAGTATCGTAAAATTTATTATCCCATGAAAGATTTGCAGGTGCATCTGAAGGGTTATTAGAAACAAATAATCTATTTTTATATTGTCCAAAATTACCACGGGCAATATAAAAATTCTTACATGAAATATTATTAGAAAATTGATTATAATACTTAAGTATTTGATCTTTGTCAAAGCTACTTGCAGTAGCACCAGACAAAGTAGCAAAATTTAATGCTACAATTGACAATACAAAAAGTTTTTGAAGCAATGGTGATTCAGAATAATCTCTACTAAATTCGCTTTCATAATAATCAAATTTAGTAGTTCTAATAAGATTTTTATAACCCATTCCCATTCTTGTAGAATAGTTATCAAAGCCATATGCCATATAATCAATTCTATGGCATTTCATATTCCCACTATTTAATACCAAATCATAATTAAAACATTCATAGATGTGGTATCCAAAATTAGGATCAGCATATGGAATTTCACCAACACTATTAACGGCGTAATTGAGATTCATCTCACTAAGAGTGTCATCTCTATACAAAGGCGATGCAGAACCATTAACAGTTAGCCCGCTCTCATTTTTAATATATTGAAGATTCGCAACATCAAAGAATATTTTAAGCTTTGAAATATCTATATCTTTATAATCATCAATGATAAAGTTATGTGCATAAATAAGCTGTAAAATATTATCTATTTGATCATTGCTGATTCTTACATCATCATGTGAAAGAGCAGAATATTTAGACACATGATGTGCAAATTCAGATTTAAAAGCATCGCCGCCGATAGCCTTATACCAAATATCATATCCATCTAGCGTTATTTTGCCACTATGAGTAGTAGAACTTTTAGCTCTTTTAATCTCATTAAATTCTTCAGCAGACATATTCTGAATACCAAAGAACATAGGATAATTCACAAATAAGAAAAACTTATAAGCACCCTTTTGATAATCTTGAAGATCATTTACAGTTCGAGGCAGAGATTCAATTTGCACTCTGCCATCAATATTGATAATAACTCTCTCAAGAGTAATCGTAACATTTTTATTAAGATTAATCAAATTTATAGAGCTAGATTCAGCTTCTGTTTCAAAAGCAAGCTTAATCAAATTTCCAATTTGAGACTTATATGTCCTAGTAAAATTATTAGGATCGCCATTGTATTTAAATGTCTTAGACAATCCAAAATCTTCAAAAGTATACTTTAAAGAATTTAAAGCAGCTTTATAAACTATATGTTCATTCATTATTTTAACCTATTAAAAATAAGTAATAAGTTGAACTTGAGGAAGAAATTTAATATTTCTAATAGAATTTCTCATTGGTTTCCTAGAATGAGTAGCTAAATCTTTTTTATATTTTTCGATAATTTCATTAATATCAGATTCAGCAAAGGCAACAACTTCTTCTCTAGAAAGGTAAGCACTACTGCGTGCTTCCTCAAGCTTTTTCAAAAGAGGAGGTTCTTCAATCTCTTTTACGTCTTGGGAAGAATCGAAAATATATTTAAGTCTTTCCTCAATACTATTAAATAGAATTTTCTCTTCTTTAGGCTTTTCAACTTCTTTTACTTTAGTTTTATCCTTAGTAAGAAAAGAGCTAAGCAGAGACAACACCCTACTAGAGGATTCACTAGTGCTCATTTCATTTTCCACAGGTTCTAATACATGATCCTCTACATCACCTATATCATCAATAACAAGAGATATAATCCCATCATCAAGATAAGATCTGAATTCAATATTCCATCTAGACGCATATTCGTCAAAAAAGTCTTCGAAATTTGAATGCTCTTCTTCGGTGAACAATGATAAATGACGTTTATCTAAAGCGGACAAATATTCAGAAACAGTGGATATAATGCATTCAGGAATTGGATCACAATCTTCATGTTTAATAACTCTTAGATAATGATTCGGATCAGCATATTCATCATCTTCATAAGTTGAAGCATATTCAAAATTTAAAATAATGCTTTTAGTCTGGATATTAAACACTAACCCTATCCAAGAGAAATTTCTAAATAAAGATATTTTTAATTTTTCAGTAAGTATCCTTGCATCATGTACTGTAATGCTATCCCTAGAAATACATGGATTAAACGTCTTCATAATCGATATAATTTCATCTATTTTAGACTCAATTAGTCTTCTGCTAGAATCAGATATATATGAATAATTATGAAGATTAAAACTATAAAGCGGAGCTCCATTTGGGTGCGGATCAGAAGAAATAGAAATATTTCCTGAAACATCTAATCCTAATTGACCAATAGCAAAATAATTATTACATGGAGCAGTTGAAGGTATAGGAGCAGAAACGGCAATTCTTTCAGCAGCAGCTCTCGGCATAGCAAAGACCTGATGATCAGAACCACTTTGAGGATCCGCATAACTTAAATTAAGTCTACTTAAAATTCTAGAAGTAGCTGTTTCATCACGAGGACTATCATCTATATCCACTCTTCTACCTCCAGATATAAGAATACGCAAGTCGCCAACATTTAAAACATTAGACATAAATTATAAACCTCTATAAAATTTAAAAGGCACCTGTATACTATATAGTATACAAGTGCCTTAATTCTTATGAGAACTGAATCTCTTATAAATCAAATTGTAAAGTTATAAAAACTTTATTAAGCTTTGCTGCCAGTAGACAGTGACACTACCAGAATTTCATCTTGAATTTGGGTAGTGTAGTTAGCCGCATTGTTCAGAACAGGATGTTCTTGAGCCAAAGCTGACAAAACTTCAGAAACAGGAGCTACAGCGCCATTGAAAGTAGTAGTTTCACCATTGTAAGTGAAGCCTTTTACGTATTGAGTAGACATATTTGTGCCTTAAATTTTAAAAATAATTAAGAAAGAATGCTGTGTACGGCCACAACATTACCAAATTCATCGTGAAGTTTAATACGATCACCGACCAAACCTTCTTGACGAACAAATTCATTAAACTCTTCAACAGTGTTAAATACAATCAAAGAATCCAAATCAGATTGAACTGCATCACGAACTGCATCTTCATCAAGAACAACCAAAGGTTGTTTTTTAACAAGACCAGTAAGTTCAGCCGCGCTCAATACTTGTGGAGTCTGTACAGCTACAGTAGTAGAGCCAGAACAACGAGCAGCGCTAAGAACATCACCTCCGCTCAGAACCTGAGTAACGCCAGGCAAACGAGCAGGAACAGTAATAGTCAATTCACCGCCTAGCAGGGCAATGTTTGACAAATCAACGCCGGTAATACGAACATTAATTTCATTCATTTGTTTTTACCAATTTAAAATTGAAGGGATTGAATGCTTAATTAAAACACTCAAAGCGAATGTTTCATCAACACTCAAAGGGGTAGATAGTGAAGATTTTTCTCCATCTACATTTTGTGCAACAGACAAGAAATAAGGAGAGGCTCCACCAGTTGAACGTTTAAGCTCAATTGTTTTTGTGTTGCCATTAAATTCATGGAATAAATCAACATCTAATCCACGTTCAATTGCATATCCTAATTTTTGCAAATCAGGCATACCCAATTTTATTCCAATTTTCTTGTTTTCCCATTGGTATGTTTTATTTTTAGCATTGGCATCTTTTACAGGTGCCGCTTCCAAAAATACAAATCCAGCATTAAGTTTTTTATTAGTGCCTTCTTCAACAACTTGAGGTTTTACCAATCGAAATCTAAGGGCAGATTTGCCTTTAAAAATCGAATAATGTTTTGCCTCTTTAGAAACATCATACTCGGCCATTACCAAGGTGCTCCAGATGGTATATGAGCTTCAGATTTAACTTCTTCCGCCTTAATAGGTTTCTTAGTCTCTTCTGGGGCTTCATCTGAGCTAGCTTTTGGTTTTGATCCGCCTATCAATCCAGCTTCTTTTAGAATTGCTTCAGAAATACTGTCACGCGCTTCCTTATTGATAGGTCCGGCAGTTTCTTGCCACTTACCATCAGTCTTTTTATAACCTGGATAAGAAACAAAATAGCCTTTAGATGAGTCTCCCCATATTGTAAAGTTTAGCTGAACTGCGTCCGCTATCACTACAAATCCAGAGCCAGAATGTTTATCTGAAGCTCTTTTTGGCCACATTCTTACATTGATCTTCATTTTGTACCTTTTTTACGATAATTAATAAAGTGTCTATAAACGCCGGCTTCTTTTAATTCAGCATTAACATCTTTACCATACAGATGAGAAGCATCTGCAAAATATCTTACAGTATATCCTTCTTTAGCAAAACGTTTCATGGTATTACTCATAGACCCGAATAAATCAAGTCCAACAAAGGATAAATTATAAGTATTTTTATCAAATACAAAATCTAAATCAGACCCATTTACAACAACATCAGAACCATCAGTAACATCTTTCAGGTGCAGTCTATTGTCTACATGGAACCAATCATCATTAGCTATAACCAATCGAGCTATTGGATGTTTTTTATCATCCCACATATTATTAGTATCCCTATTATAATCTACTAACAATATGCGATCAGCTTTGATCAGTCCTTTTGAAATACTAGTTTTCAAAAAGGCTAAAGTTGAATCAGTGTTTCGAATGTATCTAGGACCATTTTTATCTGTAGTTTGGTCATTCAGCATAGATACAATGAGCAAATCTTTCTTACTCATGTATAGTTTTCCTTGTTATTATTATTGTTATAGAAAACTGTATCTAAAAAATCACTTTACAACATAAAATTTCTCCAAATTTCATGTTATTATTTTTAAATGATAATTCCAGCAATGATTTAACCTGATCTTCACTTAAATTATCTTCTGAACATGTACTATACTGAATCGAAATATAATCATGTTCAGGAAAAGTATGCCAAGCAAAATGACTTGTTGCTAATACCAATACTCCAGTATTAGCACTAGTGTCACTGCTGAACATATAATGAGCATCAGAAACGATACTCATTTTTGCGTAATCACAAAATGTTTCAAACGCATTCTTCAACTCTTTAAAATTATAAGTCGAAGGGTTTTTCATATTTAAAATATAGTGATTTAGCATACAGCGTAAAAGCTGGCGCACAAATGTTAGCGCCATTTACATTCTAGGTCACTTCTTTGCCTAACAAAAATAACAACAATCCCTAAGGATATGAAAACTTAATTATGCCAATGCGTTTTTCAGACTATTAGCAACTGTTGCTTTAACAACAGTTTTAGCTGGAATTGTCAATGCTTCACCAGTTTTAGGGTTACGACCTTGGCGCTCAGCACGTTCTTTAGCAGCAAATTTAACTAAGCCAGGAACAACAGCTTCTTCACCGGCTTTCAGTGCAGCTACTACTTTTTCATGAGTGAATTCAAAAACTTCAACAAGTTCACGTTCAGCAGCAGCTTTAGTGATACCTTTGTGTTCAGCCCATGATTGAATCAGTGATGCTTTATTCATTATAAACTCCAATATAAATGTAGAATAAACTACAAATTTTTGTTTTATTTTTTCTTTGTATAAATTTCTTGAAAAATGATATAATCTTTTTCACTAAATTCAAACGTTTTATCTAAAGAATAATGCTTTGATATCTCATCAAAGCTTAAACCAAATATGTCAAAATCTGATTTTAAATATTTTTTATCATGGAAAATAATTCTATTTACAATAATTTCATCTGCTATACCATGCTCAGCGCAGAACTTATAAATAGAAGATCCGCCGCTAATAAGAACATTGCAATCCGTATTGATAACATTAGACAACAAAGGATATTGTTTAGATCCTTTTCTATTATTAATCACTACAGGAATATTAAGTCTCTTGGCATTAGGAGGTAAATTTTCCCATGTATTAGGTCCGCAAACGGATATATCAGATTCTCTTAAAGCTTTCATATACATTTGCATATCTAATGAACATTTCCACGGAATAGAGTTATTTATTCCTATTCCGTTTGTACGCCCCTCACATGCATAAAACATTTTAATCATTAGAATTCTCCAATTGATCAGCCATGTATTTTACTAATCCGAAAACAATTGGATCATTAAATTTCATAGAAAACTGATTAGGGTCAACGACACTAATATTTATGCGTCTATCAATCATAGACAAATTACGAACAGTATGAACAACAAACATAAGCTCATTAGCTATTTGCTTAGATGTTTGATCATAATCTGCAGAATCAATTCCCAAAGGAACAAAAAGAGTCTTTTTATTTGTAATATTTTTAGGTAAATAAGAAAACTCATATTCAACAACATGGAATCTTGGATTATGAATAATATAAGGATTATTGTAAAAATTTATTTCATCTTTGTGAAAACATTTAATACTGAGCCCATAAACATAATATGGATTCATATCAATAACTTCAGCAAGATGAATATATCCTTCAGAATCTTCAGTATATCCAAATAAGCCTATAGACTTATCATCAAAAATAATCTTTACAATCATAATAAATCAAAATGGAACTTCATCAAAAATAACTTGTCGAACCCTGAATCTATTGCGCCGCTCTTGTATTGCTCTAACCAAATCGTTATTTTCTCTAAAGAACCTTTTTCTATAAGAAATATAATTCTTTTTAAATTTAGGATACTTAAGAATAATATTTTTATAAACTAATTCATCATCACCACTAAATTCAAAATCATCTAGATTATCGACAATAGCAGCAATGGAATCTAGATTACCAGACTCTTTAGTAAACATTGGATTATTCCAAGAATAAGGAACAATAATGAAAAACATTTTTCCATCTCTTAAAATAGGGTAAATCCTAAAATAATCAATGAATTTAATTAAATTGGAATCTTTTATATATTTTTTAAAATCTGTACCAGATTTCAATTTTCCATCATAAAATCTAAGAGGAACATGACTAAAATATCTTTTAAAGAATTTTAAAGAATTTACTTCTTCAGGATTTAAAAATCTAAAATTTGGATCAATTAAATTATCTATATCTTTAATTATTTTAAGATAATTTAAAATATCACCAATAAATATTCCCATAAAACAAATCCTATTAAATGAAAAGCTCCAGAGTAAAAACTCCGGAGCTTTTGAAAATCATATACAATGACACACTTAAAAGAGAATGATTCAATATCATATTGTAAGTGAGTCGAATATATATGATTAATAAACTTGATAGTAAAAGTCCTACAGAAAATGTAGGCCAGGGCTTGACCGGACCGGGTGAGGCCGGCGCCGGGCCCTAAGATCCTGCTGATCTAACCTTGCGTTTGATCAGCAGGGAAAGAATTAAAAAAATCTTTTAAAACCAATATCTAAATATTGGTGCTGCCAATAGGAATCGAACCTATATACCTGGATTACAAAGCCAGTATAATACCATTATATTATGGCAGCTTTACTTGGAGGTTATTAGTAGACTTGAACTACTCCTATATCCTTATGAGGGATATGTGCTAACCACTACACTAAATAACCTAAAAGTCGGACGTAAAGTCCGATTTTTAATAATAGACTGATCATTTATGATCAGGATTATTAAAAATGATGAATATATCATTCCCTAAAGAATGTGAAAATCTGACTAAAAGCCAGAAAAAATTTTTCAAGAGCCTTGGCGTTGCGCAAGACATACCGTGTGGGTCATGCGCCGAACGGATATGGGATGTGCAGAGCCGTGGGCTTTGAAAAATTTTAACAAGTAAAAAATTCTCTAAAGAATTTTAAAATCCGACGAATGTCGGAAATTTTAATAAGACCTTCTTTCCTTCGTACAACGAAGGTGAAGGTTATTAAAATTTAATAAGTAAATAGTCTTCTAAAAGACCTAAAATGGATGCGAACCACAGAGTCGAACTGGACCTTAAGGTTATGAGCCTCATGTGCTACCGTTACACTAATTCGCAATATATGGAGACGAGTGAAGGAATTGCACCTTCCTCTACGGATTTGCAGTCCGTGGCACATCTGTCTATACCAACTCGTCTATGGCGGAAGCTATAGGGATTGAACCTATGTCAGGCTTTCGCATGGACTCTGTTTAGCAAACAGGCACATTGCCACTCTGTCAAGCTTCCGTTTGTATTAATTCCAAACTGATCATTTATGATCAGGATTATCTATACACATTTTAGCATGTAGTACAGTTTTTAATTTAGGATTATATTCTTTAACAAATTCACTTATTCTTTTATAAAAGAATTTAGGGATTTTATCTCCAAATTCTTTTTAGGTATGATCTTTTATCATAGAATATAATTCAGATTCAGTATAATTTTTCATTTAACTTCTCGAATATCAAGAACACGTTTCTTTTTGAAATCAAACAAGACTTCAAAATCAAATTTACCATCTCTATTTGCACGTTCTTGAAATTCAATCAATTTAGCTCGTAATTCTTCAGGGACGAAGAATCGTTTACTCAAACGAGCTGCAACATCTTTTAATCTTTTTTGACGATGAGTCATTTTATATCCTTTAGTGGAGCGGATAGAGAAAACTCGAATTCTTAATTATATTTTAGGCGATCCATCAGGGATAATCTGTCCCGCATCAACTTTCTTCCAAAAACCTCTAGTAGGTTTTGTTATACCTAATGATTTGCAGCGTTTACCAACTGTTACATCTGATACACCTAAAATCTTAGCAACCTTAGTAGTAGGAAAGCTCCACACTAATACCTCTAGGTCTTCTTTGCTAATTTCGAATTTCATTTGTTGTTTTTGAGAACACTTCCTAGAGCAATATAAACGTGAGGAATTGCAACTAATTTGCATTTTATTGCCGCAATTTAAGCATTTAATCTCTTTAGGTTTAAAACCTCTATCTTCTTCAGCATGCAATTTAGCATGCCCTGAAATAGTCATTAATTGTAAATTGCTCAAAGAATTATTTTCCTTATTCCTGTCAATATGATGAACACACTTATCTGGATTTAGCTTTCTACCTATATGATTACACATAACATATATGTGTTCATAAATTTTACCAGATTTATTAGCTAATGGATGCGAAGAATCGATAGAATACATATAGCCAGAATGTTTATCTTTTCTAAAAACTAACACATTTAATTCTCTGCGGTTAGTAAATAATATATAATTTATATTTAATATATTTTAGAATGTGGAGCGGGTAGCAAGATTTGAACTTGTCTTCATCGGTGTGGAAAACCGAGGCACAACCCTTATACCATACCCGCATCTCTATAAAATACTTTGCAATAAGATTTTATCTTATCTATTATATTGCTTTGAATATATCCATCACGAGATAATGTTCTAGCATATACTTTATTTCTTTTTGAATCAGTACCGAAAATAGAAATCATAAGAGTTTCATTATTAGTGTTATTAAAGAAGTCTTCAACGAAGAAATCAATGCACTCTTTTAATTTAATAAGGCCGCTCACTCCTATTGTACCAGTAATACTTTTACTATACATAGAAGTTTCTATAACATTTCTTTTTCTACCAATATAAGCAGCAATAGTATAAACAGGAATCTTATTATATTTCCTATTAAATTCAAAACTGATGTAAATAAAATTATTTCTAATTTTATTCTTATAAAAGAACGATGGATAATCAGAATTTTCTTCAATCTGATACATCCATCCTTTTTCTTCTATCATAATTGGGTCCTCGACAAAAATGTAACGATGTTTTTTGCTTTATTTCCAATAATAAATGTAATCGTATACTGCATTCGAGGATATTTAACCTGGAGGAGGATAATGGAATCGAACCATCACCGTATCTCTACAGTGGGACGGTTTTCAAGACCGCTTCTACGCCATGCAGCCTATCCTCCATTACTACAATTAGTTGTTTTGTTTAACTGGCTGAATATGATTTTCTTTAATATATTCATCCATTTTATGATTTACAATTAGTCTTACTTTAGAAACTTCTGGACTATTTGTAATATTTTCAATGGCAGTGCTGCCAATATATGCCGCAGACATATAATAGACTTGTTTTTCACTAGGCATTAATGCACATAATAAACAAAAAATAACACCAGTGCTAAAAAGTCTTTTAAATAATTTTATAGGATTAATGTCTTTAAAATATGGTAAATTTTTAAAATCGTAAACCGCAGGAACTGAAATAAAAGCAAATACAAGACAGCTAATCCCTGCAATAAAAAAGAAAAACCTTAATCCATCAACAATAGATGCAAAATAAATTAAAAGTACAATTCCTAATGTCATAATTACACCTATTTATAGGTTATTTAATAACCCTAAGATTAATTTTGGACATAATATTTATGTCCTCTTATTTTAATATCTTTTAAGATATTAAATAACTTAAAATAAATTTCATTATTTGTCATTTTTATATCCTATAAATAATTTATTTAATCTGGTACTCGAGGTGGGATTCGAACCCACACGGTCACAATGACCCTTGGATTTTAAGTCCAATATGGCTGCCCTGGTTTCATCACTCGAGCATATTATCCTGGTATATATAGGACATACATTATTTGGCTGGCACGGTGCGGATCGAACGCACGACCGGATGGTTAACAGCCATCTGCTCTGCCGCTGAGCTACATGCCAATAAAAGAATTTAAAGGAAGGATAAACCCTTCCTCGATCAAAAGGGTATATGCATAATGCCATCGATCCTATTGATCTAACAACTGGGGCGATAACTGAGAATCGAACTCAGACTACTGGAATCACAACCCAGGGTTCTAACCGTTAAACTATTACCGCAGATAATAATTCTCAATAAAAACTATTATCTGTAGAAACAGTTCTGGACAGACCTACACTCAAAAGAATGCAGGTGGTCCATATAACACTTACGGCAGTTATTGCCAAATCTATGTAGCACTTATGGTAGCTGACACCAATTACTTACACAGAAGCAATCACTTTAAAGTCTAAAATCAATATACTTCCGTACCTATCTTTATATAAATTTGCTATTAGGTCTTTTATATGCTCTTTGAGAGATTTAAATAAAGAACCAGTTATATATATGTCGTCAACTTCAATGAATGTCGAAGATCTTCCATCATTACGTTCATAAAGAACAAAGCATCTTTGTTTAGCCATATTATAAACCTCAGCAAAAATATTTAGATTACAACTAGCAGGACTCGAACCTGCAAGCACCCCAAGTGCCTCAGTACCTTCGTACCGATGCGTCTACCTTATTCCGCCATAGTTGTAAAGATCAGGTGGACAGAATTGGTCTCGCACCCAATAACGTCAAAGGCATACACCCACGTGGTTTTCCTCTTAAACTACCTGCCCAAATTTAAACAATATTTTAATCAGGCAAATGTTGCCAATAAGCAACATTTTTATTCATAGAAAAGAATATCAAATTCTCATATCTTCCACAATATTTTGAATGAAATACTTTATACTTCTTGCCTCTGGCATAAGCGCCATTGATTGGTTTTGTAGTTAAAGAAGCCATTTCTCTATAAATAATCATTCTTCCAGCACTAATACTACCATCAGTATTTAGAATTAATACATCCTCTTTATGACCTTTTTCAGATGGGCAATCAATAGTTTTCCATTTATCTTTATCTGCCGCATCTTCTAAATGCATCCAGTATTCAATATCTTCGCTATTGTATTCTTTATAAATAGTTATATCATCAATATCGCCAACAGGAATTCCTGTAAATACTTGTTTACAGTTTTTCAGAAACTCTTCTCTTGGTAATATTTCATCATTAAATTCTTTAGGTAAATAACGTTCATAATAAGCAAACCCAACTTTACCGTCTTTAGTTTTCACAATAATTCTAATTCGACTTTGATCAGGTTTCTTATCTTTAATTAAAATCCATTTACTCATTTGTTATTCTTTCAATAATACATATAACAATAGGTACTAAATAAATGAAATAAAAATAACTATTGTTCTACATACTAATGTAGATAAGCGCTCTATAGCGAATATGGTGAGGGCGGTTGGATTCGAACCAACTCCGTTTCATAGTGCCAGATTTACAGTCTGGTGCAATTCCGCCATCATTGCCGCACCCCCCAATTAATTTTTCATAGCCTGAAAGATTTGAACTCTCACTATTGGATTTGGAATCCAAGGTGCTACCATTACACTAAGACTATATGCGCTCCCATGCACATAATATAAATTGTATGTTAAACAAAACAGCAAAGCTGAGATGAATAACATATAGGAAGTATTTGGTGCGAAAGGTGGGACTCGAATTATAACACTGCTTTCCATCTGTTTGATGTAATACATCCAGATCTATAAGCATCCATATCGAATTCTCTCGTATCCGGATTTGTATGTTTGGAAAGTGCACCCATAGAAATGCCAGTTACTCTTTTAGCAATTCTCATACTTCTATAATATACACCTTGAATGATATATCCTTTACCGGCATCATAATGAGACTTCATATGAATCTCTTCAGAATCTTTCCAATTATCTTTATAGCTTCCAAGTGCAAGATGATCAGGATTACAACATTTAGTGTTATGACAAAGATGCCTTACGACAACTTTATCCGGAATGATTCCAAATTTTTGTGTTGCTACAAATTTATGAGTGGTCCAATATTTGCCATCTCTTTTGAATTGACCATATCCTGCACTTGTTACAGACTTATTCCAATTCCAGCAACCTGTTACTTTATCAATAGTAACATTATTTTTAATGAAATCCATAAAATTAAAATTATGAATGTTACAAAATATCTGGCACTCCCGGCAGGACTCGAACCCGCATATTCGCCTTCGATTAGCTTACTGATTAGAAGTCAGTTCCATTCTCCAATTATGGTACGGGAGCGCATTAAAAGATTAGAGGGCTTATATGCCTCCATATAGACTCAGGGAATGATATCTAGTTTCCAATATTAGTTTGAGTTCCATACATTTTTAATCTTTTGATAAATAGATTTGATAAAATTATATTGCTTTGTAGCATTGATTTTACAAACGATCTCACCATCGTATTTGCCATTTTCTTTTAAAGACCAAAATTTTCTTTTGGCTTCTTCTTCACTATTAGCATAAATACTAACAGTCCAATCTTTATTATCAAATCTGTAAGAGAAAGAGTATTCTTTCATATTTTACACCTATTGGATTTTAAAATATAGCGATTAGGCATAAAAATAAAATAAGGCGTCAGCATGGTCAATGATCGGCAAATCTACATGCTGACATTCAAACATAATTTACGAAAATGGTTGGAATAGAGTTTAACCTTATTTTATCACTCTAAGTTTTTTATCGCATAAGGACTTCAGCTGCTCATTATAATTTTAAGGCGAACAGATTCGTCAGAACAGCAATTGAGAATCTATCCTCCATATTTATTATCTATTACCTGATGAGGCAAATACAACTAATGCCATTATAAACCAAATAATAAGAATAAACAATACAAGGCCTAATAGAATTAGGTACGGAGAGAATACTACCCACCATGAATATGTTGCAAAGCCAAAAACTTTAACGGCGAATAGAATTAGAAAGCATGCATTCCATACATAACCACCAACTTTAACATTATGTTTTTGAGTATCACTCATAACAAATGATCCATTACTATTGTATATAGTTTGTTTATTAAACTTTCTCATGATGCCTCCAATTTTATTTTGGTTAGGGGTGCAGGACTCGAACCTACATCTTTTCATTAGCCGTGAAATGTAAATCTTTCTGCATTCCAATAAGGACAAAATTGAAAAATTCCCAATAATGTTTTCCCGATTAAACTAACCCCTAAAAGGTTTTCGACAAGAGAAATCTAAATATAAAAGAACTTAGTAATAAGTCTTTATTCAGGCTGAACTCTTGTCATACTATCTTGCTTTAACAATTTGATATAAACCATGTCTTTATGGAGACTCTTCATATACAAAGCTATTCCATCTTTAACAAATTGTTTCATTATCTTCCTGGCTTTATCATGAGAATATTTATATTCGTAACAGAAGAGATGCTCTTTTCTTTCAAGGACTTCCTTTTATTCTCTTCTTATACCACTATTTGCCGCATGCCATGCGAAAATGATATTGAATCTTTTTGATTAAACAGGTAGTCTCTTGCTTCTTCAAATGCCATAAACACTTTTAGTCGATGGCAATTACTACCATCAAATCGATAGACTTCATATACTATCATCATAATACCTATTAAAAAAATAAAAAAGATTTCATCTGCTAGGCATAATAGGGTCAAATTGTGGTTTAACAACACTCACAAGAACTTCCTAAATTTGTTCTTTTTTAACTTTCCGTATCTTCATGATAACACCAATAATTTATTTTTGCAATAAATCAATTATATAATTTGAAGCAGTATCCTGAATCGCATCTATAACTTTTAAGTCTGGACAGTATTCTTTTACAATATTGAACATTTCCAATGCGAATTCTTTAGATTCTTCTTCAGTTTGATTTCTTCCTTTTTGAACATATGGTTTAGTTCTATTTAAGAAGATGTCTATATTTTTAAATTTATTGACTTCTTGCAATACAAGGTTTTTAAATGTATTACTATTATCTCCGTATTTTTTATTATAAAATACAGACAAAATTAAAGGCCTATCAGTTATAATATATTTGACTTTACTGTTTAATCTAAACATTCTATGGTGTTGCTTAGCAAATAGATATAACTCATTTTTTAAATGTCTCATTTCTTTGTTCCCAAACAAGCTCTTTTGCATATTCAGAAACCAATTCAACATCATATCCTAGCCATTTCATTTTTGAAAAAAGTTCTGATGCAGTTGTACTTTTGCCAGAACCAGGAGCACCAATTAAGTTTATAACAATAGTTTCCATATAAACCCACAAAATATATTGGTCTAGGCGGTAGGATTTGAACCTACGACCCCTTGCTTCCAAAGCAAGCACGCTAACCGGACTGCGCTACGCCTAGAATACTTTACATAGCAATGGGTACTATTAAAATACCCATTACTCTACAAGATAGAATTTAACTTTTTTGAAAGGAACCATCATGAAATCAAACGAGGTAAAAGATCTCATAAAGGAGGTACGATTATCTGCATTTTCGTACATTTGATTGTTTTTGTGCAGTCCACTATTTATATCAAAATACAAATAGCAATCATATAATCAGGATTATTAAAGGAAACGAAACTAATATCCAACTATAGGAATATTCTTTAAGCTATTAAATTTCAACAGCTTTAATTTTATTTACCCAGAAAGACTTATCACCTTTTGATTCAAGGAAGTCTGATACAATTTTAAATACTGTATCATTAAATCCGCCGATGTTAAGTACATGTTCACTAGGTGAAGTTTGAGAACTTGACATTGGAGCAATATCAATATTAACCATTCGGGCGCGAGGATTAATTTGTCGAATATCGTCAAAAATTCTTTGCGTAGTGGTTTTATGACCATTATTAAATCCGAGCCATGATTGATTATCACTAATCATAATGATATTGTCAGGCATTCCGCTATAACGACCTTTATCATAAATATATTTAAGGGCCGCACCACAATCAGTACCACCATTAGCCAAACGAGAAATATCATTGGCTAATTGTAACACAGTGGTTCCAGGATTGACAACATAGTCTCTTGCGCGACTGTTAAACAAAACAATCTCTGCTTCGGGATTACGGAATTTCAATGCAGCAGCAAATACTGCGGCAATATCAATGTGACGAACAGAACTTTTTAAATTAATTTTCCAGGTCATAGAACCAGAATAATCAATTGCAAGAACTGTCTTACCATTAATCTTCGGAATATTCTCAAGACTAATTTGTAAAGCAGTATTCAATGCATCTTTAATACGAGCAGGAATAGAACCTGCATTCAGATATGCACTAAATACAGAATAAGGCATAACTTTAGAACGAAGAATATCATCACGAGATGATAAACGCTCAATTGCTTTATTTACATAAGCAAAATCGTTAAAGACATTGTGTCTATCAAAAGTAGCCAAATTCATACGAATTTGTTGCCAAGTTGAAATATCGAAAATTGCTTTCCATCCAGCATCGGTTAAGTCCATACTTGTATACATTTGAAATGGAACTTTAGGAAGCTCAGTAAATCCCGAAGAATCTTTTTGCAATTTAAGATATTTTTGCAATTCTACCGGCAATTGTTTTGCATTAAAATCAAAACCACATACCCAGCGATACAATTGGTTACGCCGACTATTGTTTGCCTTAGGATGCACCATCATAATAATATCTTTAAGAGATGGATCATTACCAATAGAAGCATTAATAATTTGTTTATCAGTACAATTGTTCAAATAGTCTTGAATAGCTTTTTTAGCTACAGTACCAAAACTACGAGAACCAAAAGTACCAGAACGAATAATTTGTACAAATGTACGAAGCATGCGGCCATTTGTAATAACGCGCGGGAATGCACGTTTAAAATAACTTTTATCACACTGCTTCATTAAATAACCAAGCAGGTATGCAGGAGTATCTTTCATATACCCATATTCATGAGCATATACAGCCAAACGCATAACAAAATCATTGCTACATTTATTAGCAAGCTCTTTAATGCGATTAAGCTGAGTATTTCCATCAATATAACAGGTATTGTCAAACATACCTGTAACAACATATTGAGCCAATGCATGTTCATGGCTCATAGAATAGGCAGAGCCACCAGCTTCATTTGTTGTATTAACACGAGTAGCAGGAATACTTGTAGTTTTACCAGTCGCCAATTTAGGACGCTGAGTTTTAAAAAGAGGAGATGTCATATTAATTCCTTAGACAAAAATTCTAAATTAAATCTATACGGCATTTGACGCTTTTTAATAACGCCAAATACCTTATAAACTTGGTCCTTGGGGTGGGATTCGAACCCACTGTCTATCGATTCAGGTTTGTGTATATTTCTATACTCCCTAGACTATATCATCACCATATGATAAATCACTTAGGCGTTGGACGCTAATCTGGTCATTAAGAGGGCCTTTACCTCTCCAGTAGTCGTTGCACCTTCTAAGAGTTGGCTCTTAGCTTGGCTCAGGATTGCCATATCTAAAGACTTAGGTTTCCCTGAATTCATCCAATTCATTTTGGAACTTTCGTTTCCAAACGCACGATTATTCATGAGTCGATTGCTTATACCAGGTTTAAGCTTCCCAAGGATAATAATTTGACATTGATTTGTTTTTTATTTAAACAACTTTAAATTATCTAAATCTAAATCAATGTTATACAAAATTTTATTTTGATAAGAAATATTTTTAAGGATGCATTTTAAAGCCTCAAAACAAGAATTGCTTAAGCAGCAATAACTTTCATCTCTTACATTAAATTTTTTGTTGCCCTTATTAATAGTTACAACTTTATTAAGTTTATTAACAGAATAAACATAACCATTAGGAGCACTCACTGTATTGTTCTCAATTTTAATATCAAGAACACTATTATTATCAACGATATTAGAAAACAATTCTAATGATGATAAAGCAATTTCAATATATTTTCTTTTTAACTCTTCATTAATAGACTTGTTATAAGAACAATCAAACATTGCTACAATATTATTGTTTTCTAAAACATTAACAGAAAAGAATTCCCAATTATAAATATATTCAGGGTTTAAAAGAATGTCTTTAATAAAATTTCTATAATCTTTTATATCATGAAATATTACTTTTACATAAGTGCCACTAAACATAGTAGCACTAGAATATATCGAATCGCCATTATTTTTCTTGGCAAGTTTTCTAATCTTAAAAGATTTTCCGCTAAAGAGATAAAAATTAACAGACTCAATAATTTTATAAAAAATAGAACTAAGAATTTCCATTTTAATATTCCAATAAAAAGGATAGAGATAGCAAAGATATCAATAATTGCACGAATAAATATATAAATTGCTCAATACGATACTTGCATCTCTCTATCCTTATAAACTCATACAGCCATCTTAGCTTTTAATGCTTCATGGCTTTCATATCCATCAATACGAATATCATCCATTTTATAATGGAAAATATCTTTATCTGGATTTAGCCATAACTTAGGAAGCGGCAATGGTTCACGTTCAATTTGAATCTTCAAATTCTCAACAGCATTCTCATAGATATGTATATCCGCAAGAGAACCAATCAATTCACCAACTTCAAGTCCTGCTTCTTTTGCCAACATATAAGTCAAAATAGCATAGGACAAAATATTAAAAGGCAAACCAAGAAACAAATCAACACTTGCTTGAGTCCACATACAATTCAATTTTCCATTTTGAACTTGAAATTGAACTTGTGTGTGGCAAGCTGTTAATGCAGCATTTTTAATTTGAGCCGGATTATAAGATAACATAATCATTTTCCGACTATCTGGATTTGCTTTTAATTCATTGACCAACCAAAATAATTGATCAAAATCATCTGCAAGTCCGTGATTACCATAAATAGTAAAATTTCGCCATTGAACTCCATACACACAGCCAAGATCTCCATAGCGAACATTACTGATCTTTTTACCAGTCCATGCCTCATAATTATCAGACCAAATTGTCCGTTTATCTTTTAATTCACTACGAGGTTTGCCGTATTGAATCTCTGCTAAACGACGTTCATGAGAACTACCTTCAATAAACCACAATAGCTCAGCGATACAGGCTTTTACAGCCATTTTCTTGGTTGTCAGAATAGGTAACCCTTCCGATAAATCAAATCGAATCTGACGGCCAAATACAGTGTATGGGGTAGGGATTTCTGTACGGTTTGGTTTTGGAGTCCCATTCTTAAAAACATCTTTAACCAAATCAATATATTGCTGCATATTTATTTACCTCAATCAAATCTAATAATTCTATTGCATTTTCCATAGTAAATGCAGCTCTACTTTTAACAACACTAAAAGATTTCAAATCATTTCCAAAAATTACAATATCAATTACATATTCAGAAATCAATAAGAGGCTTCTATCTAGAAACTCTGAAGTTGATTTAGTAAAAATAACAGAATAATTATTTAAGAGACCAATCTCATTTAAATCATCCATAGAAAAAAGACTTGAATTATACTCTTTATCACTAAAAATAGAAGGCAATCTGTCTTTTTGTAATATATAAAATCTTTTAGCGTTCATTACTTAAGTCCTAGGTTTATTTATATCGTCAAAGAATCCTAAAATATGGGAACCAATAACCCACATTATTAAGACAGATATAGAAAGTTTCCAAAATGTACAAATAAATAAAATAATAGTTATTGTAATGCCCCATATTATGGCACCTTCAGAAAACAACTCTTTAATTTCTTCTTTTGTTACATACCTTTTAATTATAAGACAAAAGAATGTAAATGCAATTATAGCGCCAATATAATCAACCATTTATTTTATCCATAAACCATTTACGACCTTTATTTGATGTAGATTTCATTATAGATTTTAAATCATTATCAAGACCGTTTTCAGTTATTACATCTTGTTCTTCTTTTAATATATCGTTAGCAAGCCATCTTAAGAAATCGCCAATACTTGAAATATCCAATTCTTTATTCATTTCTTTTAGATATTCAATTCCCTGATTAAGTCTATTTTCAGTAACAGCATAATCAATAAAATCTTGGATCTTTTTAATTTTTTCTACATCAACATTTGCTATTGTTTTTACTTTAGAAACAGAATGTTTTTCACCTTTGAATTTGAAACTATAAGTTCTAGTTTCATCAGTAAATACTACGCCCTCACCAATACCAGATATACCAAAATATTTGCCAACTGGACATTCATTTTCAATTGCAATTGTTATATTTTTTATTTCTTGCTGAGCTAAATGTACATTGTCTAAGTCAAGTTCTACATTATAAATGCCAAAAGTTTCTATAGGATAAAATCTTATAGATTCATTAATTTCAAGTTTTACATCTAATATATCAATTGTATCTTTATTGATACCTCTTATAGAAAATGGGGCAAAGAACCTGTCTAATTCAGAAACAACTACTTTATTTTGTATGCCTTTGCCGGCCTATTCACCATAAATAATAATTGAATCATAATTTTCTGTATTGTTTTTGTTTTTAATTTCATTAAATATTTTTAAAAATTCAGATTTATTATCTTCAATATATTTAACAAAATCATAATTGTCATCATCTAATGATAATACTCTATTCCGACTTTGACAGAACAAAGAATTATCTTTTAGATCTAATCCTACAGAAGAATTAGTTCCATGTATTTTTACAGTTCCAATTAAATTAGATTTACGCAATCCAAGATATTGTATAGTTTTAATAAAGTTTCTAAACTGACCTACACTCTCAAATTTTACAATTTCTCTCATATTAAACCTTTATTATAGTAGGGCAATAATGCCCTACATATTATATATTTTTTACATACTTATTATATATGTGTACAAAATCCGATAAATAACAATTTTTTATTTTTCCATATTCGAAAAAATCACTATTATTTTTTATATTCCCAATAATCGACTTAACATTATTTACAAATGTATCGCCAAAATATTCCGTAGTGCATAAATCTTTACTTATTCCGTCATCAAATGATTGAATCTTATCAGAAATATATAATCCTTTTTCTATATCAAAAACAGAAGTTAAAACCAATATATTACATTTATCTTTTATAATAATAAAGCAATTTAAGTTTGGATATACTTCACCATAAGATAATATAATATCAGAACGCGATATCGATATATATTCAGGTTTATCAGAAATAATGAATCTTTTAATTTCAAATATCTCAACAATAATAAAATATATAAAACCAAATAAAAACAAAAAAGCAACAGGCCATACAGGTTCTACAAAGGAAAAAGAATAAATAACAATAAAAACAGATAGAAATATATATAAATTATGAGGAAATTTTCCTTTTATATACTTTCTAAAAGAATTCCATCTATTCTCTCTTTCAAGTATAGAAACATTACCATTGTCTTCCTGATATACAATAATATCCATTTCATTTCCTTTTAAAGAAATAGCCACCCCGATTAACAGGATGGCTTAATTCATTTAATACATCAAGATTCTTTTTTGAAAGAATTCTTATACTCTTGATACTCAGATTCAAATTGACTATCATCAATACCAGTTTCTTTTTGAAATCGGGCAATGCCCTCGGTATTAGAGTCAAGCTCTTCAATAAATTTATCCATGTTAAATTTGGACAAATTAAAATTGTTAGCCGACATAGATGTTACAATTTGAGACTTTTGTAATTCAAGAGATGAAATCTTAATAGTAACTTCTGAGATACGTTTAGTAATTTGATTCTTAAACGATTCATAATTCTTATACATAGCTTTTGAATTATCCAGACATTTTTTGATATTAAAAGCATTAAGAATTTTTTCTTCGTTAGAATCATCAGCTGCAGCAATAATTTCTGCATCTTTTAATTTGCGCTCTTCAGTTTTAATTGCCTCTTTATATTTAGCAATATTTTTATCGGTTCTTGCCGATTCAATATAAAGGCTTTGGAGATATTGCCGGCCTTTTTCAATTTGCTTGTCAACTTCGGCTTTAGCCAAATCAGGATTTGTCATAAATGGCTTTTTAAAAATAGAGCCAAAAACAACTTTAATAATAGTAAAAAATTTACCCATAATAAATTCCTTTAAAATTCAATAAATGGTTCACCAACACAAATGACATTTTCTATTCTAAGGTCGTGCCATAAGCGTACTACCTGTGGGCGATCATCAAAAACTGCCTTAACGTTATAAACAGGTTCAACATGCTCGAAGAATAAATCTTTTTTAACAAAATAATCTTTACGATTATCTTTTGATTTGCGCATATGAAGTTCAAATTCTAAAGTCTTTGAAATATTCTTTTGAATCCATTGAACCGTTTTTGCTCTACAAATACAGTCACGCCCAGATAAAAAGACAATTTTACATTTATGCTTTTCAGCATATGCTAACACCAAGTCAATAACAAATTGGCGCGGCTTATCATTATCTACCTTATCCCATTCAAATGCTGTACGTCCAGACATTTCAGCAATAGTCCCATCAATATCTACAACAATACAATCAGGCTTAGTTTCATCTGGAACATAAAATTTAAAATCAGAATATTCTAAATAACTTTTGTATTGTTTTCTAATGGCTGACTGGCCAACACCATTTGCCCTAAGATTATCACGTTTAACTGCTTCTTCAAAAGAACATTCAAAATCAATGATTTCAAAATCATAACCAATTTTAGCGGCAAAATTTTTCCAATATTCTCTTACACGATTGGAAAGGTTGGTATCTACAATAACAATATTCTTTTTGTCTTTTACGGCTTGATCAACAATTGACTTCTGAATATTGGAAACTGCCTGTTCATTTTCTTTATTTAGCTTATAATTAGCCCAGGTTTGCCCGGGCTTAACAAAGTTAAATCGAATATCGTCTCTAGTGATATAAACAGCATTAGGAATAGGATTAGTTTTTGCCCATGAAGTTTTACCAGAAGCAGAAATCCCAACAGTCAAATACACCTTAAGTTTACTTATTCCCATTTAATTCCTTTTCCAATTTCAATACATCGCGTAAAACACGAGATGGAATATAATTCTTAGCTTCTTTAATGCCTTTACTTCTTAAAATAAGATAAGACAATTTAATAAGCAATTCTTTACCACTGTATAAATCTGAATACTCTTTTACAAGAGTAGGATTTACTTCCTTCTTAACGATCTTAATTGAAGCATTAATAGCTTTAGCTTCAGGATCACTATAGGCATGTCGAACAATTAAATCAGAGAATTCTTTATTGTTAATCTTGGAAGCATTAAGCAGTAAAGTATTCTTTGAGGCTAATTCTTCAATTTTAAATGGAGGTACATATAAAATTTTGCACCATTTTTTAATGCGTTTAATTTCATATTCCCATCTTTGGACTGATTTAAACATATTATAAGCCATACGTTTATATGGCTCTAAACGATTCAAATCAAATCTGCCTTTATTTTTGCAGTTAAGCATTTGCTCAACTACTTTATCAATACCACGATTTTCATCACGTTTACGTTTACCAGAATTACGGGGATTGATAATTAAATCAGCTTTATTAAAATACTTAGAAGTAACAAGCCAATCAAAGAGTTCTTTTTCAGTTTTAAATCCGTTTCTAAATTTCACTTCATTAAAACCTAAGAAGGATAAAGCTTCTTCAAAATTAAGCTTAATAGGATATTCAATCATATTTTCAGTTTTACGAAGGAATAACCCATTGCTTGCAAATTTCATTTCATAAGGAATAATTTGTCCTATTAGAGCAGACATTGTTCCAAAATCATGCCAATGTTTAAAGCTCCAATTATTTATAAAATTAATATCAACCTGTACGTCAATATCAAATTCCTTAGAATGAATAACTACCTGATTAGTTCCGACAAATACATCTTTAACATCAAATGATTTTGACTCACGAAGAAGTTCTACAACTTCTTCGAATTTAATGTCGCCTTCTTTGATATAAATATCAATATCACCAAAAGAAGATTTATCTTCAATATGTCGAGGAATATAAACATTTTTAATGTTAATAGCAGAGAGAATAGCATTGCAAAGAAAGCTATATTCATTTACCATTCTACGAGAAGATAATTTGCCGCCCATTTTGATTTCCTTTTAATTATTTAAAAGCTTAGATATAAAATTTTTCCTACGAGAAAATAGAAAATTATTAAATATCTCTAAAAATGTCTTATCTCTATTCTTATATTTTTTAATGAGAATAGGAGATACAGAATAATCACCTATTGCTAATGCAAAGTCTTTTATAGTGGGAGCAGTTTTATACTTTTCCCAAATAAAATCTAATGAATCAAATAATTCATTTCTTGCATCAATATACTTATCAAGAATTTTCTTATCTTCAGGAAACAAAGATAAATATTCGGATTCTTCAAAATTGATAACAAGCTCAAGAGCCTTATTGCCACTTAAGCCATTACCACGTAACTGATGAGCCGCAACATATGCAGGACTTTTAATTTTTAAGATAGGAACACCATCAGTATTGTAAACAACATATCCCTCATTTAAATCTGGAAGTTCATCTGCGGCCTTAGCACAAGCAGAATAACTATCAAATGTAAATTTCTTGGGAAGCCTAATTGAATGTTTATCTAATCTTCCGCTATTCTTAAGATTAAGGACTATTTCGTCTTTATCAATATACATGCCGGTATCATTATCACGAACTGCCAATAGCCACATTTGTGTGCCAGGATATGATGTTACTACTTTATTCTCACGAGATGTAAGTTCAAATATTAAAGTTAAACCCTCGAATCCTTCAAATATGGAATTGAATTCATCTTGTGTTTGAACATTAAACCCTTTATAAACAAGGTCTTTAAACATTACATCAAAACCATTTACATCTGTGTTGCCATATGCAGTCTTTTTAGTACCAGCATGCCAATTGCCGTTATAGTAAAAAACCTTAATAAGACTTCCATCAACTTTCTCATAAATATGGCATTCGGCCCAATTTATATCTGGACATACATCATCTTCACCATAGTTAAAGAATCTATCAAATGGTCTTGCAATAACTTTTAGATTGCTATCTAAAACAACTCCACGAGATTCTATAACTACAGGATTTCTTTTAAATGAAAAACTTTCAATTTGACTGTATTGATACACAGTCAAATCTCCATACTTATAAAAATGTACTCCTAATTCATGGAGTTTATCTTCACCATATTTTTGAATAAATTTAATCAATTCCATAATAACTCCTTAAACAGAATACATCTTCATATCATTTAAACATATGCAGGTAAGTTTTCTATTATCACCGAATACATAACCTGTATCAATATATATTGTATTACCTAATTGAATAGGTTCATCAACAACAGTATGTCCTACTATTACATAGTCTATACCATTAATAATAGACTTATCTTTTTTATAAAATCTTTTTCTTGTCCACATTGAATTAGTCCTAATAGAGTGATTACTATTAACACCTATTTTGAACAGATTCCAATCTTTTAATGCTTCTGCATGAACAATACCAAATTTTTTATCTAGTGTTTCTATTTCTATTACACTAGGAAGATTGTATATTAGTTTGTAATACTTCATTATTTCTGATTCTTTTAAATTTTTAATAAAAGAACCATCGCCGGCCAAATAGTCTTCAAAGTCTACTATTGCCTTTTTATAATCTTCAGATACGGCATCACAATAACAGATAAATCTATAATCATGATTACCAATAACAGAATGAAACCAAGGTTCATAAAGTAAATCTAAAGCCTCTTTTGACTTTGGGCCTCTATCAACAAGGTCTCCAACAGCAAACATTCTGTCTTTTGCAAAATTAAATTTTATCTCTTTTAAGAGATTCATCAATTGATCATAACAGCCATGAATATCGCCAACAACGAAATCATGACCAGCTAAATTTCTATTGTAGGTCTTAACATATTTCATAGCAGATCCCATTACAAATACATTTCTCTTTTAAGCTTTTCTTCAAAAAGCTTTTCAATTTTTTTATCAAAACCTGGATTAATTTTTAAAATCTCTGGAAGAATATTTAAATTAACCCTATTCCTAGGAATATCAAGATTAGAATTACATTCTTCTTCATTCCAATCAATATTAAATCTTCTTGCATACTTGTATATATGTTTCTTTTTGACAAGTAAAAATGGGCGAATAATATTATTTCTTTTAACAGGAATAAATTTCTCTTGCCCTTTAATCCAAAATAATAAATATCCTGAAACTACATCATCTAAATTATGTCCAGTAACAATAGGTACATTAAAAGATTCTAACCATTTATACCTGGCATTACGCCATTCATGTTCAGTTTCTTTTATATATACAACATCAGAATTTGTAATAAGATCAATATTGTATTTCAAAGAGAAAGCCTCAGCAAATGCCAAGGCTTTCTTATCTTCATCATTTCCATGATTAAAGAAATATAACTTAAATTTCTTATTTTCTAATTTCAGATAGTGTGCAAATACTACACTATCCACGCCACCACTAAAGGCTAATCCAAATTCTGTATTGTTATCTGGAATAAGACCTTTAATAAGTCGCATATTTATTCCAAAACAATACGTTTTAAAGATTCAATAAAATCATCAGAATCAAGTTCACCAAGTGAAATCATAAGATTATAATTCTTAACCTTATTAATAAGGTCGTCAATATTTTCTAAATCAGGCTTAATGATTTCATTAAACATGGCACCAGCAAGCTTGTTACGTTCAACTAAAAGACTTGAAAGGTGTTCAAATTCTTTATTTTGATAACCATGACTATAAATAAGATTACGATTAAGAATATCCGCAATAGTAATATCATTAGCAGGATCATTAATCAACCGATTAAACTCTTTATTGATCTTAGAATCAATAGCACTTAAAGCTTTTCTGTACTCTTTAGATTCAATAAGAGTTTTATATTTAGGGTTTTTATAAGTGCGCAAAGTATCAGAACGTTTTTCTTCTAAACGTCTAATAAGTTCATTCTGGTCACGAACAGAAAGTTTTTTAACAGCCATTTTATTTTCCTAATGTAAAAATAGGGCCAATAAGGCCCTTAATTAAATTTCAGACAAAGCACGTTTACGAATAGTACCAATGTCTACATGAGATACAATACCGTTCTCGAACATAACTTCAAGTTCATCATCACTATAGTCTCCAGTAGAAGACATATTATCGATGCACTTATCGTTTACAACTTTAACGCGTCCACGGAAAGATTTCTTACCTGGATCAGTTTTAGGATCTTTTTGAATTGGATATTCAACTCCACCCTGAGTTACAGATGTAGCTTTAATAGCGAATCCAAGTGAATCCCGAGTATTGCCCTGATAAGAATAGGATCCTACTCCCATCACAATATTAGATGAGGCAAATCCTTTTTCTTTCAATCCTGAAAAAATTAATTCAGCACGTTCAAGTGTAATAGAATCACCATAGATAGCACCAATATGTGGATCAAGGACTTTATATCCTTTACTGTTAATAGTACCACCAAATTCATCCCAAAGAAGTTCAATAAGACCCTTTTCTTCAGGAGTAGTGCCACCATTCTTAACAGTGCCACAAATAATATCTACAGGATTCCCTGAATCAGGCCTTAACACTATGCGTCCATCACGCTTCATAATTTCTTCTTTTAAAGAAGGAATTACAACACTAACATTATGCCAAAAGTCATATGTATCAGAAACAATAGATACAAAACCATTTAAAATATCAAATATAGCCTTATCTTTATACAGAGGACTATTCCTCATTACTGCTCTACCAACAGTTTCCGAAACCATCTTATCAAATTTATCCATTACAATTTGAATAAATTCATTTGGGGTATAAAATTTATTTCGATCAATATCAAATTTAAAAATAATAAGAATTCTATTGCAAAAAGTATAAGCACGATTTTTTAATTGCTCTATTTCAAAAGAATCTTTCTTATACATGTCAATACGTTCATCAAGAATCTTTTTAAATCCATGATCTTCAGATGCAATCTTATAAATTAAATCTTTATAAGTTTTTCGTCTACAACCATTTAATATTCCTCTCTGAATATAAAAAATAGCGCATACACTACCAAAATGTTACCAATAATAAGATAATCCATTTGTGCTTCTATTTTATATTTTTACTAATTACATTGTTTACTCTTAATAGAGCTGTAATCATATTTTATATTTGAATTACTACGAATAATGGCGCCATCTACAATATTTTGATAATCGTGTATTGAAACATTCTTTTCATATACACAACCATTTGGATATTTAAATCCCATTTTGTAAATGAACTTACCATTGCCATTAGGCTGTACACGCTTATACATTACTTTAGCGTCATACTTGTCATCAACATATATATCATTAGGTTCACAACTTTTTCTCAAATATTGATAATAAACAAAATAAGTTGGAGTTACATTTATGTAATCTCCTTCTTTAAATTTCTTGTAGGATTCTTCATCAACTACTATGTCACCTACACATTTATTATCAAAAATTACAGTAAAATAGCTATTTTTACCATAACTATGCTTTCCAGTTTTAATAATTTTATCATGTTTATATTTAATATAAACAGTTTGTCTAAGAGCTTTCAATTGATTTTCAGCTCTTTCATTAAAATGTAATGAAATAGAAATACATACAATAAGAAATGCAAAAGAGTATAAAGCACTTTTATATACATTTACTTTAGAAGACAAATACCACCAGAAAAAGGTAGTTAAAAGGGCGGATATAGCAAAACCGCCAACAACAAAGAAATCAGGATTAATAATCATAATTTACTCACAAAAATATTTTAATAATGAGTCCATCTTACTAATTATATTTTGAGCACCTACTGGATTTTGAGAATGAACATAATATTTAAATTCTTTTGGGAACTTAATATTATTATCAATAATATAATTTGTAAGTGCATTAATATAAATAATAGATGTATCATCACCACCAAGATCATGATCAAAAGAAATTGAATACGGAATTCCGAATTCTTTTAAAATAGAAATTGCTTCGTCAGAATTGCGCGCAATTTTAATTTCAATATCTGATTCAAAATTTGGATTTCTTATGTCATCAATAAATAAGAAATACTTCATTTTTATTCCAATATATTTGACACTAGGAAATCAATTAATCCGGCAATCGTAAGCAAAACAAGTACCTCAGCCATAATATTACTCTAAAAATGATAAATCATATAAATCAGTTTCTCTCTCAAATTGAGAGATTGACTCTTTTAATAGACTAAAGTGGCTCAAAAAATACATATCATTAGATTCTTCAACTTCCAATACATCATTTTTAAAATAAAGATTGAAATATTTTACCTCTAATTTCTTTTGTATAGCCAGCATTTCAAGCTCTTTAACAAAGAATAATGAATCAGTAAAAATAAACCACTGGTATTGCTTCTCTCCAAACGCTATTATATGTTCTGCTTCATCTTTTAAATTCGCAGGATGCATTCTATTTTTAGCATCAGTCCATATATAAGTAATATGAGACTCATCAAGCATCATAAGGCTATCAGCAACGTTATTAAGATCATACATATGGTCACTAGTTACTATATTAATAGCCGGAGAAAGCTTTCGAAACTTATCATCACGAGGGAATTTTATTTCTCTAGTTCGATTATCTGTAACATTGGCATATTCGCAACCAAGATAATGCATACCAAATTCCTTTATTTATTTTTAAACACAAATTCTTTTGTGGTAAAAGTATCATCAGGATATATACTATTTGGGAATGGAATATAAATTTTTGAATTTATATCAAAAACTTTGCCATTATAACCAATAAATTCCCTTTTATATTTCACTTCAATACCGGCATTATTTCTAGCAATGACAATATACTCTGTACCAGATTTATCAACAATGATATCATCAAGTCTTACATTATATTTTGTTGGATAATTTGTATTATCATCAATACATAAATCTTTTAATGTAACCTTAATTTTTGCAATATCCTCTGGACTACCAAAGACAAAATCACGCTTAATTCCGTCAAATGAAAGTTCGATTCGTCGCAATTCATCTACATTGATATCAGGACAAAAATTGCGTTTTAAAAATTCACCAACAAAGCCATTAGATGATATAAGACGTGAATAGTCTTTTAAAACCCAAACACGTGAACCAATTTCGGTTATATGATTATTGCTATGACTAAAACATGTACTACCAAAATAGACACTATTTGCAAATTTGACACATTTCAATTCTACTGGTGCAAAGTCATCATCTTCATTGACTTCTACCACCTTATATCTATTCCCGAATTTATCTTTCAAAAACTGACCAATTTTGATGTCTTCTAATTTCATTTTTTAATTTCCTTTAATCAAAGTTACAAGTAACTTTTTTATCATCAATTTGAAAACAAACACCAATATCCCCATGATTATTCATAGCTTTAAATTCTCTGATATAATTTTCAGGCTTTGGCTTATCATCAAATGCACCAAATATAATAACAAATGAAGCTATAAAAATAGCAAAAATACACCAGCATGACTATCCATGATATTATTCCTTTAAAAAATTAAAACCCTTGATTTTAATATCAAGGGCTACTATTAATTAAATATTTTTGTTTAATGCTGTTTAAAGCCTTCCAGCTATATTCTTTATCATTTACGAAATAACATTTCTTAATTTTGTACCTCTATTATAATTTAATTATACAAGAATTTAAAATAATTCCTATCCAAATAAATATTTAAATTACAAAATATATCGGAATTTCTTCATTTTTAAAATCATTCATGATTGATAAATAAATCTATTTATGATATTTTGTATCAGGATAATTTTTAAGAATCTGTAACATTAGTGCTTCAAATTCTGCCGATGGATTATGATGCGATTTGCTATCATAAACTTTTTCTAAAATTGAATTACATACAAGCCAGGGAGATTCCATATAGGCAAAAGACCATCTATGTTCTTTAGAAAACAAAGGTATTTTTAAATCATCTCTAAAAGCTTCAATTTTTAAAATTGGAGCACTATAGGGATTACTAAGCTCTAAGGGGCTACCTTCCATAGGAATAATAAGATTTATACAACCCTTATATATAGGAAATTGTATTATAAATTCTTTTTTAACCCAATCTCTTTCGTAATAACCAGGTTTGTCATTTTCAAAACAAAAAGGATGCTCACTGCTCATCCAATTCTTACCAAGAAGCAATGTTTTAGACGATAAAGGATTTTTACTAATAAAAGATTTTAATTTTTTAATTAACTTTTCGCGCTCAATCAGATATTCTTTAACTACTTCAGAATAAATTTCTTTAAGTTCTAAATCTCTTTTCTCTTGACGTTGTTTTGCAATATTATTAATATAACTCTTAATTACATCAAAATACTCATTAATATCTTTTGTAAAAACTTTATTATCTAAACACTTTTCAATTTCATTTAGGCATTTTAAAGCATGCTCTTTGCTTGGATTATCAGTATTTGGTATTATATCTGACATTATTTAGATTCATTTATAATTTTACCATCGCACTTTAGTGTTCCTGAAATTCTTAAATAAGCACATTCACGAATAGTTCCATCAAAATTCTTAGCAGTATATACAATAGGCTGATTAAGATCTTTGGTTACACCTTTAAGAATTAAAGCGATAATAAATAATATAAAAATAACACCAAAAATTAATGAAATAAAATATGAAAAACCTTTAAAATCTTTATTATCCATATATAAACCTATATTGAAGTATAATATTTTATATATTTATCATCCTGTGCTTCATCTTCTTCAAGTAAAGATATATGCTTAAGATCATCAATAGAATAGGATTGTTCAACATTCCATTGTCCTTTATCAAAATATATATTAATATATTTAACAGGAATATCGTTTGAATCAGCAAGAATAAATAACTCACGGATCATAAATAAAGAGTCTGTTAAAACAATTCCTTGTAAGCCTCGAGCTACACCATTTATTAAATATCCTGCATCCATTTTTAATTGAGCAGGATGAAGACTATATGCATTTGAATCACTCCAAATACATATTTCATCATTTTCATCAAGACTTGAAAAATAAGATACATGTGAATGCATATGGGAATTGTAATCACCCATAACAATATTTAAATTAGGCGAAAATAACACTTCCTCTTTACAATTAGGAAATGTAGTCTTTTCAATTTTAAAATACTCTTTATTCATTTTGATCTTTCGAATTATTTAAATTAATTGCGATAATACTCTCTTACTTCCATGAGTGCTTTACCAAGAAGATTGCGGCCACGCCAATTATTACGGTCAAGGATTTCATCGCTCATCCAATCCAATTTGACACCCCAAATTGCATCATATGCAGAACCTTCAATTAATTCAAGATTACCGGTCCTTAAAAGAATTTCTTTCAATGTAGGATTTTGAAATTTTATTTTTAGAATATCAACCATAACTCCATAACGCTTTTCATCCCATACTTTAGGATTGAAATTTCGTACAGCCCGGCCTATTTTTTTGACATCTGCCGCTGATCTAGCCTGAATAATAGGCAGAATTTTGTTTTCATCATTAAATGTAAGAGCTTTTTCGATCATAAATGCCTGTTCAGAAGTCTTTACGTTGTGGCCTTTATACACAAACGGACTAAAGTAAAAATTACTAAACGGTGCGCCACCAGTAAAGAACGTTACCATTGTATCTGTATAACGCATTCCTAAAATAATTTTATCCATTTTAGTTTCCCAAAGATCAAAATTTATTTTGCCAACAATTTGTTGACACTTATCTTTTCAATTTAAACTACTTAAATCTACAACGATTTCACCTTTATCTGTCAATATGTATTTTATACTTTGACCATCATTACCAGCTGTAGATAAAATTTTACACGCTTTATAAGATTCTATATCATTTTCAATGGATGCATAACCTGAACTTTCATAAGATACAGGGTCTATCCAATTCTTTTTATATGCATGCCAATTAAAATGAACTTCGAAGCCTTTGTTGTGAACAATTCCAACACCCTCTAAGAGCTCTTTTGGATTTATCATTCCATTACGAAGGTCCTCTATATATTGAGCAGTATCAATATCTCTTAACCATTTACCTAGTGCAAATCCATTACGTTGACGCATAAATTCAAAGACGGATTTACCACCCTTTCCTGTACTTTCATACGTATAGAGTTCTATTAAATCTTCATGAGTAAATGCAAGTGTTGAACCCATTCCTCTTGCCAAACGGCGATACATAGCGGCTTTGGCTGCGAATTTTCTACTACAGCCAACTTTTCTTTTATTAAATACTTTTATTTACAAGCTTTCAATTTAAAAAACATATATTATACAAATATAACTATGGCAATAAAAATTGCCAATACTTACAATGTATTTTTATATGCCTGTACACTTTACTCTAATATTTATTTTAACAACACCTTACTGACATTTATTTCTATACAATGCGTAAGTTTAGAAGATCACTACCATTAGTTTGTAAAACCCAAGGACCATAAGATAGAACAAAATTTTTAGTTAAATCTAACTTTTTAACATCTCAAATAGAATTTTCTTCATATATATTGGAATCAAATTGTATCTTGCGCTTTTCTTTCACTGCCCGTATCAAAATGGCTTCGTTTTTAAATTGTTCTAATTAATCTTCATCAAGAATACCAACTATATCTATTCTTTCTTCCGGCAAAGAACTTTTGCCGTCATAATTCCAGTACCTTAAAAAACATAACCAGTCGTTATCGAAAACTAACCCAACAAGAGGTTCTACAGGTTTAGGATTAATACGCGCATCAATATTAGTATCTAATAGAAGTAAAGCATACATATCATTAGCAGTTTTACATATCTTACCTTCTAAAGCCTCTTTATAATTAAACGGTTTCATTATTTACCTTTCTAAACTCAAATACAAATAAGATATTAATATTAAGAATCTTTAATAAAATTCTTAATGTTAATAAATTATAAAACAAAAGCCCTGGCTATATGCCAGGGCTTTTATTATATTATTGGCGCACTTTAACTTGTGCAGGAACAGGAGCTACTTCACGCACGATTACTTTTTCAACAACTTCAGTTTTATGAATTACAACAGGAGCAGGAGCTACAACAGGAACGCCTCCCAATACATAACTCAAACCAATTGTCGCACCAACATTTTTACGGGTGTCAAAATTGACACCAGCCTTGGTGACCCACTTACCAGAGTTGGAAATGTGGGAAACGCCCAAAGCTACTGCACCTTCGTGTTTGAAATAACCAGCACCAACGCCAAATGCAGTTTGTCCAGGAGCGTGTGGTTGCGGAATGCCAGCAATAGCATTAGCACCAGCAATGCCGGCACGAGATTCACGGCGAAGATCATGCATTTCTTTACGCAGGATTGCCTCGTTAGCACCCATACCTTTAACAAGAGCAGTCAGATTATCCAGACGTTCAGAATTGACACCAATATTGCCGCGCAGCTCATTGATTTGACCATCTTGAGCTTCGTTCCAAGTGTTTTGCTGTTGAACAGTATGGTTCAAAGTAGTGATTTGTTGAGTATTGGCTTCAATATTACCGGCATTAATAGCTACAACATCACCCAATTCGGCAATTGCTTTCTTATTGGCTTTAACACCTTTGGTATTTTCACCAATTTGATTAGCAACGGCGAAAAGCTGACTGCCATTAACGGCATCGGTAGAGGTTTTAGTAATACGACCGGCTGCAACATTGGTTACATTGCGTTCCCAGCCTTCACTACCCATACTTGTTTCGCCTACAGGACGATGACCGGCAAAAGTACCATATTTAACGCCATTCACTTCGGCAGTAGCAGTGCCAACAGCGCCAGTTGTCTTAGAGCCGAAACCCAAGGCAACATCATGTTGATTGGTAGCAACAGCATTGCCACCTACAGCAGTAGAGAAGCGTTCCAGAGCTTGTGCACCAGAACCAATGGCAGTAGATTTTTCACCCATAGATTGGCTGCTTTGACCCAATGCTACAGATTGTGCACCACCAGCATAAGCATGCAAAGCACCAGCAAATGCAGAAGGAGCCATAGCAGTAGCGTGTGGACCTACAGCAGTAGAAGCTTTAGCTTCTACACCAGTTGTGGCACCCTTGCCAAGAACTACAGATGATTCACCAAGACCTTTAGTGTCAGAACCTACGGCAGTAACCATGCTATTGTAAGCTTCAGCACGTTGACCGATTGCTACAGACATGTTGCCTTTAACAGCGGCATTGTGGCCAGACACAACATTGATTTTACCATCAACAACATTATGAATACCGGATACTACATTAGAATCACCAGCAGTTACAATATCTACGCCAGTTATTGTATTGCCTTGACCAGCTACAGTCAATTTTTGACCAGTAGTTACATTGTAATTACCATCTACATTTTGATCACTACCATAAGCAGTATTTACAGCAAATGCAGGAGTAACAAATGCGGCCAAAGCAAGTGCAATAAAAGTCTTTTTCATGTTTAATCCCTTTATAAAAAATGAAATGAAAATAAAAGCTGGTATTTTTACATACCAGCCTACTGAAACTTAAAATAAAAGACTACGCTTTAAGTAATCTTTCATTAATTAAATCTTTTACAGATTGAGGTAGCTTAGGCAATGGATACCATGCTATATCAAAATCTTCAACCCAATGTCCAAGTCTTCCTACACCATATTTTGAAACACAATATATTTTTGTATTCAATGGCGGCGGATATTCTTTTGGATCATAACACAATACTTCATTTGTTGTTTGATATTTCATGGGCGGAATGTCATCCTAGAAACTTCACCATGATCTTGAGAGTAAATAATAAGATTTGCACCTCTTTGAGATGTTAATCCCATTCCACTAGCGTAATCATCATTTGGCGCTAGTGTTTGGTGACGTTCAATAATTATGCCTCCAACCTCTTCAATATGCTGATGATGGTGATGTCCAACATGGCAATAACGATAAGTAGTTGCTCCCCATTCAACTGGGAACAAATTAGGAATCTTAATTGCAATGTCACTTAACTTTTTAATTCTATGTCCATGATGATAAGCAAGTAAAGTATTGCCCCATTCATATGCAATCCAAGGGGTAGAGTTTACAACAACTTCTACATTTTCTTCTTCGGAATACATAAAGGCAAAACAATTCTGTAACCATAATGAACTTATTGGATCATGATTACCTTGAGAAATAATTAAAGTTACATTTTCAGCTTTTTCCAAAACTTTCATTACAGCATGATTAACTAATTTAATAGCTAATCTAATTAACTTACCAGGACGTGCATCTGCACTTAACACATGACCATGTGCTGGTGTAATAGGTTTCTCACTATCATAATGTAAGAAATCGCCAAGAATATTAATAACAGCTCTTTCAGTATAAGGAGCTGCATTAACCATTCTATCAACTACTTCTGCTAATTTAGCAGTGGCAATATCAGTATTCCAAGGCTTACCTTCATGAGTTTCAAACATATCAGCAAACATACCTAGATGATAATCAGTAATAGTATATTGTGCCAACAATTTATTTTCAACAATAGGGCGCGGTACTACCGGTATTGATACTGGTTTAGCAAAATTATAAAATTCTTCCATTGCAGACTTAATTGTTTCTGCAATTGCAGATTCTTTAGAATCCGTTTTAACCCATTGCAACTTAACATTGCCATTTGCATCATACAAAGTAGATGAAGATTTTGGATTTAAAAATTCTACTTTAGACATATCTTTTTTAAAAAGTTTGCCTTCAATTTCTTTTACTCTATCAGTTAAAGAATATGTATCGCTTGCAAGAAGTTTAGCAGTCTTAGCTATTTTATTGACATTACTTCTGGAACGTATAACTTCGTCTATATTAGCTTCTTCTTTGGCTTTTCTAATAGCAGCTAAATGAGATGATACAGTTCCATTTGAAATATTCAATGCTTTAGCAGCAGGCAATTGTCCGCCATATTGATCAATAGCGTCCAATATAAATCTTTGTCTATCCGTATATGCATACGGTCTTAGTTCTTCAGTGTTTATTGCCATCTTATTATTATTCTTATAAAAATATTAATTTAAACATAAAAAGCACTAAGGTATCAAAACCTTAGTGCTAATACTACATTGTTTTGTTTTACAAAAACAATTTATTTTTTCTTTCCAGCATATACCAAATATTTCGTCTACGCTGGCACTGATGCTTATTTATTCTTCGGCGCATACTTACCTTTCAAATCTTTTATATACTCTATAATCCAATTAACGGGATTAATAAGTATATACAATTTAAATTTGCGAAACATAATTAATCCTTAATTGATTCTGCAGCATTACTAGCTAGAGTATCAACAAATTCATTTTCAGTATGCCCAGAATGACCTTTAATCCATTCCCAAGAGACATTGAATTTTTGAACTAAAGTATCAAGTCTTTGCCATAAATCTACATTCTTAACAGGTTTCTTATTGGAACCTTTCCAGCCATTCTTTTTCCAATTATGTATCCATTCTTCCATTCCGTTCTTAACATATTGGGAATCAGTAGAGATGATTACATTACAAAATCGGTTAAGCTTAGATAAACCATTAATAACTGCCATTAATTCCATACGATTATTCGTAGTGTCCTTTTCAGAACCAGAATCATGTATAGATTTTTCACCACATTTTAAAAGATATCCCCATCCTCCAGGACCAGGATTACCTTTGCATGCTCCATCTGTGTATAAATATACAGTACAAGACATAATAGTCTCCTCATTAAAATCTAGCTGACAAATCCATTAATAAAATATCAGGTATAGTAGCCTGATTAAGAAAATCGATATGCTTAATTATCTTATCTGCATTATCAGGAAAACATGACAAAAAGATCGATCTATCATCTTCATATCGGTCTTCTCCTCTTACAAAAAATTCTACAGTATTATATCCAACAAATGAAATTTCAGGATTATTCGCAGATCTTAAATAAATTTTCTGTCCATTGATATAATAACATGCAGCTAATAATCCACGAACAGCTTCACTCTGATAATTGATTTTTATTCTAAGACCTTCATCATATCCATCATATTGGTAACCAATATTTATAAACTTTTCATTTATATCCATTTTTAGAACTAATTCTAATAATATAGGAACTCTCCAGCCAAAATTTGACAATGGCCTTACGTCAGGATCTCTAATATCTATAACTTCGCCTTTAGGATAAGAAAAAATAGCTTTACTATTATAAAACACTTTAAATCCCTTATTTTTCTTTACGTAAAATAAATAACTCATTTATAAACTTCTTTACATAAAGTTAAAAATACAAATTCAGGCAAAGGATGATTATTGGCTAATTCAAGAATTCTTATCATTTCCTGAGCAACAGATATTAATCTTTCGTCAGAAAAGTAATGCTTAGATTTTGTATCATAATCATTACTATTTGTACCTTTTAAGAATATTGCATAAGGATATATATCCACATGTAATCTAGACGAAAAAATAATTCCATCAGTTCTATTATCAGTACGAAATGAAAAATAAAATTCGTGCAATAGAGGATCTTGTTCAATTACTTCAAATTCAATTATATCACTTTCGCCATCTTTATTTTTATAAAATGACTGTTTAGAGACTAAAGATTTTTTATTATTATTCCAAAATAAAATTGCTTTAATAAAATTTTCATATTCATAAACGGAACCACTCGTATTATAGTCTTTATAAACCCGAATAGATGTATCTACATCTTGTTTAGTCAAAATATAATCACTAGGATAGATATAAATAATATCTTTATCTCGTGTTATAAAAAGAATTTATCCTTTTTATAAAATATATCCAATTTCACAATAGTCTCCCTTAAAGCTTTTTATACATTCCGCTTAATGAGTCTAAGAAAACCTGATGAACACTTTTTGTATTTAAATCGTCAAGTATTTTCATTACAATTTTTGCCTGAATAGGGTTAATCTTTTTAAATATCTTAACTCTATCTCTATCTGTGCTAGTTCCACGCATATATATATTGTTAAAACTAATATCAGGGCATGCAACACTCTCTATTTTAATACTTTCATATACTTCTTTACCCGTGAAAATATGCATAAAGAAATTGCCTCTAATAAAGTCATTTTGCTTTAAAATTTGGAAACTAATATGATCGCCATCAATTGAATGAAGGGATTGTAAAAGTGGTTTATTTGAATCAATTTTTAAAAAAATAGAAGACAATTCTTCAGTATTATCAAGACCGTATTTCAATCTATATAAATACTGTTTTGATATATCCATATCTTCATTTTTAATATTAGAAGGATATGTATATATTATTTTATAATTATCTTCTATAGCAAAGTATTTATTTTCTTCATATACTATTTCAAACATACGTTATCATCCAAATGAATAATATTGCAAATGATTAAATATAATTTCAATAGCAGGTGTCTCATTAAGACGTTTTACAGTTCTGAATAGCTTTTCTTGTGTAGCAACATGTTGAATAACACACTTTGTAGAATTATGATTAAGCCTATCACCTAAAGTAAACAAAATTCCTTCACCTGCTTTTAATTCTGGGCAAGTAACAGATTTTACTCTGAAATATTGAGAACCAAGTAAAATATCCGGATGATTACCATACCCTTTATTGATTAAATTCTTATCTTGATAATTAAAGGTAATACAATATTCTCTTAATCCAGTAGTATTACTTTGTTGCAACATATCAATCTTTATGTTAAATAATGGTGCATTAAGATTTGATGAAAGCAAAATATTGCATATGCGATCAACATGCGGAGCAAGAACTCTATGTGTCCTGGTCATTACATTTTTATCTTTTATAAACTTAGAATATACAATGTTACCATTTATTCTCAATTCAAAACCACAATCTTTGTAAACAATAATCTCTTTATACATTTTAGTGCCTAGAAATAAAAGAAGGACCAGTAAATATCTGGTCCTTTATATTAATCTTTAAACTTGATTTTACAACATAATTTGCTGTACTTATTTTTAATGGGAGTCATCTTTGATAACATTCCCTTATAAAACTCTGTTTCTTCCATTTTATTTTTACTTTCTGCCAAAACATATAAAGCTAAAAATAAAACAGACATAACAACCAATACAAGTATGATCAATGTTGATATTGCTGAAAAGAATTTCAAAAAGTACAAGAATCCTGATATGGCATTTACATTAAAATATGCAAATGCAAAAGTTCCAGCAGTTCCTGCTATAAGGACAAAAATTAAAAATATACCAATAAAAAATTGACGTGCAAATATACAGAAATTTTCATTAGGCTCTGTATACAAATTTACAAAACGATAAATTAAATTTTTACGACTAAGTTCCATACCAAACCTTTCTAAATAAAACCTATGCGCCTAAATTAACAGGCATAAGTTTTAAAAACGAAAGTCGGGATTGCTGAAATTCAATCAAACATTGGGAGCAAATAAATTTCCTACCATGACGATTAAACGGTAAACCATATAAAGGTTTAACCTTTTGACATCTACAACAAGTTCCCATTTCTGAATTAAATTCAGTATCTGTTATAATCTGCAATGGTTTTTCACCAGTAGCAACGACATCCAACTTATTAAAAACAATTGACATAATGTCTCCCTTTAAAAATAAAAAAATAAAAAGAGAGACACTTTCGTGCCTCTCTTTCTTATGCTTTAAAAACCAATTGCATCAAAAGTGTCCATAACTTCGGCCACATTATTTTCTGCATTTTCGCCTAAAGGAATTAATCCTTGACTTTGACCATAAATGGTAAAAATCGGTGCAAGCATACTGCCAAAGAACGTATAATCAACAATGTGTTTAAACCACATCTGAATATCCGCATCGCCTAGATTAACTAGGGCACCTTTATTGTGCATACGCAAAAACTTATTACACATTTCAAGTGCATTGGTATTAACTGCCCAATTAACAATACGACAAATAGAAACGGCAACTTCTCTTGAATAACTTAAGTCATTCTCGATACTTTCAATTACCTTTTTAACACTCTTGTCGTCTTTTGTCATGTTTTTAAGGTAGAAGACAGCATGAGAGCTAGCTCCACCTGATACATGTTTAATCGCATTAATTACACGATTTTCAAGAACCATTGTATAAATATGGTCATAAGTAGACAAGTCTTCCTCTTTAATACGAAGTTGTACTTTACGTTTACGTTCCCAAGGTACATACGATTTAGGATCATTATCACGCGCCAGTCCATAATACAGCTGAACTAACATGTAAAATACCCATGCATCATTTGTTCCAGGCCCAACTGCATTCTTAGCCATAGCTGATGAACACAGAAATTCCATATAGGCATTATCACCAGGATGTTTAGGATAAATCGGAACATAATATAATTCGTATTCTTTACTCCAATCTACATCTTCAATGGAAGAATATTCGGACAACAAGAAGTCTTCATCCCATTTCTTTTGATCTTCAGTAAAGTATTCCAATTTGAATTGAGCCATCATTTCTTGTTGCTCAATCCCTGGTATTGTACTAATTTGTAATAAGTCGCCGTCGTTATCACTATGGCTACGTTTAACGATTTCAGTAGAAATCAAAGCACAATATAGGTTACCTTGTACATCCAAATAATCATTAACTGAAATTCCATAATTATCTTGAAGATAATCATTGAATTCGTCAATACCCCAAAGTTGGGAAATGATCATTTGTGAACGCCATAAAAACGGATTACGCAAAGTAAATGCATTTAATGGACGGAACTGGTCAAGCATTGCCTCTTCAGTTGTCTTATCATTTGGCTTGCCATAAATATATTCACGAATACTCTCAAGAATATTACGATCAAGAATTACAACTTTGCCTTCAGGAACATATTTGTCATGAACCTGTTTAAGATTGACACCTTTAAGGCTTGGCTGAATCAGGGATTTAACATAAGTTTGACCACCTAATTCAGTACGATACAGCATTGATTTAATTGCATTCAGATAGCCATTCCATGCTGAAGGACGTTTCTGATTACGCTCATTACGATGCGGCGCAATAGTAAAATACTGGGCAGGGCCAGCAATCGCAGCACGAATGACTTTAGACAATTCAATAAGCATAGTAGGATACACATATTGACCATCATTTTGTTTGCCACAGAATTTATTCAAAATTTCTGCGGATGGCACACGAATACTTGTACCAGAACGAACTTTACTCAAGTCGATATAGAACCCTTTATTAAATTCAGGATCCAATAATTTACTGCTAGTAGGAATAATAGCAGAACGACTCAAGATCAAATCTTGTTCATTAAACATTGATTTCAATTCAACCAATGTATATGATGGATAATTGTCAGCATACTCAAATACGCGACCTTCATCTGATAAGATTTTTGCCAATTCCTCAACAATTTGCTTATCAGCTTTATCAATACAATTATCTAAAATATATTGGCCTAAAGGTGAATCTTTTGTTTGGCAAATGTATTTCAGACAATTAAATGACATGCCTTGATTTTTAATCTTGGCAAAATGGCTACCAAGTTCAGTATAAGAATACTGAACCAATCCGTACTTAACGTTTTCGATTACAATAATTTCATCATCATAACCATCAGTACGTTTAATACGTTTTTTATAAGTAGCGGTAGGCAATGAAGCAACTGCGGCATTGATTTCCTCTTCATTTAAACTGTCGAGGTAATCTTTACCGTTATTATAGTAGCCATACTTAAATGCAAATGCTGCTTGAGCAAGACGAATAGTATTCATCTTACCTTTAAGGCTATTGATACCGGTAATAATATCCACATCAATGATTTTATCTTCTTCACCATCTTGATGGATCTTGATTTTACCACAGCTACGCATGGTTTTAGTAACACCTTTCAAGCCTGTTTGACTTGTAATACGAGCATTACCTGCCTTATAATAGGCAATATAATCAATACGAGCAGACCCATTATACCCTGATTCTTCAATAGAAGTAATCTGAATATGATCTACCATATCAATATAAATTGCTTCATCACCACGTGAGCCAATTTTAATGTATCCACCTTTACTGTAAATTGTTTGTCCAACTTTTACATCAATCTCGTCAAATTCAGTTTCAATGTGACGATTAGTGAATACAATTTCTTTACCTACTTTAGGCGATACTTCAATTTCGCCGCCTACTAAACGATATGATTCAAGCTCAATATCGTTATAAACCATTACTGCATCAACTAGAGTATTATCCTTAGTGATTAATTCACCATCCTTTTCAATTACATCTTGTAAAAAGATAGCTTTAGATGGATTGCTCACACCAAATGAATTCCCATTAAGGTGAGTCTTAAAACGTGCAGGCAAAGATTGTCCAATTTTAAACAAGCTTGAGTAGCCTACAAAACCACCATTTTCGTCTTTAAACACTTGGAATCCTGGAGCTTGAAACTCTTTACCATTTTTAGAAATGATAATTTTATTTGATTCAGCAAGCATTGATTCACTACCAGGCAGTACATTAAAATACAGCGCGGAAATCTTAATAGCACGATCAGATGGATTAAACAAAATGGGCAATGCATCACCCATAACTTTGTCTTGGTGCAGATATATCAAAACCTTACTATACTCGTTATAGGGAGAAATAATAACAAGTTCAGAAGATTCTTTCAAAGCAGCATTGTATGTATTACTTGTAACATACAACACATGATTCTTAACGTAATTGATGTCTTTGCGAATCAATTCCGTAAAAAGTTGATCGTGCTTGAACAAAGATTCAAGACGTTCATACAGCATCATAAACATAAGTTCATGATGGCTCATCAATTCAATATCAGAATTCTTGTCAATATGTTTGGTTGCAAACAAAAATTCAGGCCAATTCAATTTGGAATCATAAAAGGATTTAGGAATCTCAATTGTAGTTGGTTCAGAAATTTCATTTACAATTTCCATAACAATACGGTCTTGCAGCAATTTCCAATTTAGTCTTGAATCTTGCGGCAATTGTTTAGAATAAATTTCATAAACCTCCGCAACTGTAGCATCAGCATCAATTACAGGAATGTCTTTTAACCGAATGTACATCTTAGTGTCCTTTCTGAGAACATTGTTGTAAAAATAAGAAAGCCTAACACATAAGTGCTAGGCTACTAAAACTATCCATATAGGAAATGTCTTCCACGTTTCCCTTTAAATTTTACTTTATTGGACGGACGTGATCCGTTAGAATTGAAATAGAGGCTACCACTAGTAGAATCTTGCCAATCGCCTAAACGATATTTGGCATATTCAGATTCAACTTGCTCTGAAATCTTTTTATACAATTCCTTGTCTTTTCTTCCTCCAGCCATTTTAGCTGTAGAATATTGTTTATGCTTTTTAAAATTAGCGCAAACACCATCAGGGAATTCACTACTTCTCATTCTGTTAAACATTACATCGGTAACAGCTTTTATACCATGAGTACCTTCACCACGCGCCTCATAGTAAGCCATTTCTGATAAACATTTAATTTCTTTAGCAAAACCAATAGATGGTAGTGCTAATAATATAGCAAGTAATTTCTTCAACTTAAATCCTCCATATTAATTTAAAAAAGAATTTGTTCTTCCTATTAAAAATAGGCAACATATGATAATACCATATGAGGGCAGAACATCATACCCTTAGGAGTCTAGTTGGAGAGATGGCACTAATAAAACTTTTTCAGAAAACATGCAATTAATATAGTCTGCACATTTTCCACAACATATAGTTGCACCTGTGTCAATAATAAGATCATCAACACTTTTATTTAAATCAATATAATCTTTATTGATCGTGTTGGTGCTAACATTATTACAAACACATACAACCATTATTGTTTCCTCAATAAAGAATTTATATAAAATACCATATTAATAGTATCTTGTATAAATTAATTAAATAAAGAATGCGCCGGCGTCACATAAAGTGCGCCGACGCTATTCAGTGGATCATTATTAGAGCAATCCCATGCATTTGCCCTTTCCGTCCATAATCCAAAGACGGAATAGTCAGACAAGTCTGAGGTTGAGCTGTAAGTGAGTCGGCGAGGTTGGTAGGGCCTATCACATTCAATGAACACATCTAGGATATAGCTCTTTATCCTAGAAGGGCCGATATAGTACCTCGGCAGGGTTTACGCGACCCGACCGCCTTTTATAGCGATCTAGGCATTTCTTCTACTATACAATAAGTATCAGTAGTTTAACGACATAACATCCAATGCTTTAATGATGTCATCGGTCGTATGGCTCAAGGCAGGAGACGGACCTATTATTACCATAAATGCTATTTTGGGCCAACCCATAGCTGGATTTCTAGGACTACCCGGGTTTTACAACTACATTGAAATTATCCTAGCTCATCCAAATATAGTTAATTTAGTAGCTCGTCTTAAGACGTTCTACATAAATTTGTTTTCATCAGGCCGTCTTTCCGTTGCTGATGAGCCAAATAGCAACTATACAAATTGCTATGCTGTCAAGAAAGGACAATGGTATGCACCATCAATTTAAGGTTAAAGCACCTTAGAGCTGCGGGGGTTGAATCATAAAGGAGTAAACATGTTCAGAAACCTTAAATTCTGTAAGTAGTCACCACAAAATTCGATTCTTAAGGTATTTAAAACTTATGCAAAAAGTCGGTATATACCGATATATGGCTAAGTTATTTCCATGAAATATATGCTTGTTTAAATTTCACTAGCTGGTAAACTAGGTATGCCCAAACATATTTACTCTTTTATAATTGCTGGTTACGATTCCAGCTCTACCCAATCGTAGACGATTACGAAACTTACTGTTGCACTGGCCGCAGTGTTAGAATTCTCGGACAGTTTCTGTTACCAGGTACTGTCCAAACCCTGTACATTTATGCTCAACTACCTAAATTAGGCAGCGGCGCGTACCATGTAAACATCATCGTTTGCATTTATTTTAATTTTGCCTTTACGAAGCAACTCGTGCCGAGTAATATCCCTATTCATCGCCTGTCGAATTCCATTACAACCCCATCAGAAGACATCTCATAAGACATTTTAACTCAATCACAGTAATGTAATGGGGTTAAAAATAGACTATATGGAATCGCTAACTCTTTTCAGAGTGTCAACATCTTTGAAATGTCTTTTGGTGGAGTTGGCGGGAGTCGAACCCGCGTCCAAACGATCTTAATAAATATCACCTTTACGGCAATAAATGAGCAAAAGCCCATTAAGAAATGTACACAAAATATGCTTTGACCCAGTTAAAAAAGTCGTTTGATATATCCGATGCATGACTACATGCTTCTTGAGCTATTTAAATTGTATACACTTCTTAATAAACTTTTACACAAGAATATTTCTTTATATTTCAATATTCTACAAAGTTTTGTTTTTGTATGCACCAATCATATCAAGTGTAAACCCGATATAAATAGATGCATACAAATTTTGATTGCATTTTACGACATTTTATGCATTTTAATGCATCAATTTTAGTAATGAACGCGTTGGTTTTTATCAGGGTACCATGCACCACCTTTGGGGTACACTACCCAGAATTCACGTGCAGAATCACGCACTGCAAAGCGCTTTGTTCCAATTTGAACAACTGAAATAATCTTACGCGTCAAAATTTCATCACCAACGCCTTTACCGGTGCATTTTTCATATACACCAGTCGGACCGAATTGGTCCAAAACGGGTTTGATATCAATAATCAAATCATCACCAACTTTAGGTACTTTAATACCATCAAATTTAGGTTTAGATTTGTGGTCAAAGGCACGTCGAACGTGTGCTTTGGCCTTTTTAGTTTGAGTCATTTTTAATTAATTAACTTTCAAAATAAAAAATAAAGGAATGTGTACATTTTTAAGGAAAATGTACAAACCTATCTATTAGAAATTTCAAAAATGAAAACTAATCGTACCAGCGATGTGGCGTTAGTCCATTTTGTTGTTTTTGCACTTGTGATCTTTTTCAGTGTACGATATCACTTTCAGTATCATCAATACTGACAAGATTCCCATCTGAATCCATCACATATGCTTTTACTTCAACATTGCCGCCAACATGTTCTTTCAGGCGTTCAAGATGATTCTTGATTTCTTCAGGCAAACTTACAATCGGCGCTTTAGTCTTGGGTTTATGTTTAGATTCAGTTTTAGATTCGACACCATTAGCTTTGCTAATTGCATCAAATGCTTGTTTGAAAACATCGGTTTCTTTCGGCTCTTCAGGAATCTCTGTAAGAATTTCTTTAATACAGAGATCTTTAATAGGCTTAATATCGCCAAGGCCGCATGATGAAACACGATCAGTTGATTCACCATGAATATTCCATACTACAGGAATATTACCATGAGTTTTCGATTCAACCATACCAAGAGCCATGATGTAACCGGTTCTTTTATCAGTTAAGATACTAGCAACAGTACCTTTGTTGCCAGTGTATGTAACAATTTCAAGCGGCAAATAACGCATCATTTCTTTGCCCAAATAAACTTTTTGCGCTTCCATTTTGGGACCTTTCTAAATTAAATTAAAATTAGACTTAATAAAGTCTATGGCACGACCGCCGTTTAAAGAATACAAAACTTTTCTAAGTTGCACATCATTAGGACGCATCTTATCAATTTTGAATTCAATATAAAATGCACTACCTAAAGTAAAGTATTGCAATTGATGTTTTTTAACTTTCTCCATGAAAGCTTTAAATTCTTTATAGCTTATATTACCAAGCATAGGATTATAGCTTTTTGGGAAAGACCATATTTTAAATGCCATTTTAGTCTCCAATTAAATAGCATTATTAGGCAATAGCAGAAATAATAAATTCGGGTGTATACCCAATATATTTCTTACAATTTTCGACACTCATTACAGTGTCAAATTTACGGGCCCGCTGACATGTTGTTAATACTTCAGTTTCCGGGTCCTCTACTGACAATGATTTCAAATAAGCATCTATTGATTCTTTATGATGCTCAATATACAAATCACGATCTTTAGAAGATTCAAACAGAAGCCAATCAATATCTTCTGCATAGATATCTGAACTTACTGGCGTAAAAACGCGTACAGCATATACCGGAGCATTTTTATTATACTCCGAAATAGATTTAAAAACAAATTTCATGATAAAACCTTAAAATAAATTTAATCAAAAAATAATCGACACTTATATCGTGTCGACTATTTTAAAACTTTTATTCAGAAGCCTTTTTATCAGGCAATTGTTCCAATGCTGTAATTGCACGATCATTTTTACGATCAACAGATTTAGAAAGCTCAATAGAGTGATTGATATACTGGTATTGCATATCTTCAAATCGAGCTTTGTCAATCGGACGGCACAAAGCTTTTGCCTCTTTGCCGGGAACCATATCGTTCACGCATTCTTGATAGACAGTTTTGTCATGATCAACGTATGATTCAATCCAGTAATTTGAATTGATATACATACGATTATTTGTTTCACCTTTAAAAGGATTACAAGCAGTCAATACCAAAGATGCGGCAATTACAATAGCAAATTTCTTCATTTAAAGTCTCCGTTATTTACAGGGTTCATTAAGATTTAGTACAACAAAATCTTTTGCAAATTGTTGTACAAAAAGGATTTGTTTACCATCAATGCAAACATTTGTTGAAGTGAATTTATAGCCATCAATAGAGAAATGGTTCTTTACCCCAGTTAAAGACTTTTCAACTTTTTCAAGTTTTACAGGGTTTTCATTTTTATCTTTTGGGCGCGGCGTAGCATTTAAAGCCCAATAGAAAAGCAAACCCAAAATAGCAATGGCAAAAACACCAGTGATAACAGCAGGAATCAAAGATTCTACTGCAAACTTTTTAAAACTAGACATACCATACTCCAAATAAAATGATTTTAATCAAAAAATATTCGACACTAATGTGCCGAACATTTTTAAATCAGAACCAAGATTCTGGATAGCAATCAAATTTAAAAGATTTAAATCTTTGAATTTCATTATGAATACGGCAAAGAATATCATAAAAGTGACTTATACGTCCTTTAGCATTCTTTGAAATGTTCTCACTAAGCATAAATGCTTTCAAATCGCATTTTGGAATAGGATTATCATCACTAATACCAAAGTATTCAATCATTTTTAAAGATTCAAAATACAAACCATTATTCAAAAAGTAAAGATCATTACTTAAAGAATAGTTAAACCATAATTTAGGGTATAAAAAGTTTGCAGGATTAAAGTATACCTTATTCAAAGCTTTTTCTTGCTGAGCAAATATTTTATTACTCAACTTAATAGTTGATAGAAATCTTTCATAGGACTTGATATTAGTCCGATAAAAGAAATTAAACTTTTCTGGTGACATTTTGTTTGCCTTTCTTAAAATGCGGCCTCAAATACTTCTTCATTACAAGACGTGCTTCATTGTCTTGATTCAAAGATGTCCATATAAAATTCCAACATATATCAGACTTACGAATAATATGAACAACTTTACTAGCACTAACACTGCCATAATGAGCATTCAGGTTATTAGATTTCAGATCTTTTACATGAACAATTCTTAATGGATCGACATAATAAATCTTTCCATTATATTTGAATTTAACCATAATATGATCCCAATCGTAACTATCAATACACTCCAGTACATTATCATCTGTAACTTTTATTTTTCTTATTTTATTATAGCTGCATTTATGATTATCTCTGTACCAAGTTATGGCAATACCAACATTAGAAACGCCTTTTACATTTAAAAGACATTTCAATAATGTAAAAGATGACTTACCACAGCCTCCATAATTTATTTCGGGAAACTTTTCAGCCATTTCTTTATTCATTTCTTTAATAACTTCAATCAAATCCATGATAGTCTCCAATATATTTAAATCAAAAAAGAATCGACACAATATGTCGATTCTTGTCTAATTATTCTGAACAATAACGCTGTTGACGCTTTTTATGTTTAAGAAATTCAATTTCTTCCCAATCGGTTTTGTGATAATCGGTATATTCTTTCCAATGTTTAGGTACATCCCAATGCGCTACATTGTATTTGCTACTATCACTAAATCCAATAATAGTACCAGAATCAGGAGAATAACCATTGACATCCCAAATATCAAATTCTTCTTTACCACTCTGTATAGAATGGCCTTCATATCGCCATTTATGATGACAATATCGACTATCTACATAAACCTGTATTCCACGGTCTGTAATAAAATATTTACCATGAAAATCAGTAATCATTTCAGGTTTGATAAACGTACCATCTTCAGGCTTATCAAAATTAGATTCATCACGAGGATCAGATTTAACGTCAGCATCAGATACTTTTTCAGAATCAATGAGAGCACTGTTAGTGACAGAATTCTTAAATTTAGGTCTTGAAGTCATACACATATCCTTTTGAACAATAAAATAGTCAAAAAGAAATCGACATCAATGTCGATTTCTAAGAAATTCAAAATCAAAATATAAATGATATATCATTAATGAGAAATTATCATTTAGAAATTTTTGACAAGCTGCCATCCATAACAGCTTTAACAATACCAAAAACAACATAGCCAAAAACAGCTAATACTGCTAATGTTACAAAGAATTCAAGTACGCCCGGGGCATACAAAATAACAAAAACGGAAATACCAAGAATGGCGCAAACTTTAGTAAGAGAGATATTACCATCTTTCTTATAAAGCAATCGAGCAAGTGCAATTGTTGCTGCACCAATGAAATACTTTTTCATGTTTTGACCTTAAAAGATGGAAATTAAAAACAAATAAAGAAGATAAAAAGTCATGATAATGCCTTATGCAAACTTACCAATATTTTTATTGGTATATTTAGACAGCCAATTGGATAACTTAAATTTGGGTTCATATTCAACCCATTTATAGGTACCATCCTCTTGCTTTTCATAACGAGCATAACCATAAACCCGCGCAAGAATAAATAAAGTAACACCAAAAATAAGACCAGTAGCTGCACCGATTACAAAACCAGACATGGTACCAGAGAAACCACAAGCCATACCAATCAGCAGTGAAAATACCAAGTCTACATAGGCTTCATAGCCTAATACACGTTTCAATAACTTCGGCGATGCTTTAGCTAAAATAGAAATAATGGCAACACTAGTTACTAGTGAACCAAATACAATAAGTCCAATCATGACTTACCCTTTCATTTGTAATGACAAACCTTTTAAGATAGTAAAAGATAACCATCCTAAAAACATAACTACAAACAATACAGACATGTATACTGTAATAGCAGTTTCAAGACCCATAATTAATCCTTTCTTAGATTAATAAAATAAGGAAGACATAGAACTTCATATATTGGTTCAATGTCATATTTTCTATGAACTTAATCATAATAAACCTAAAAAATAAAATTTAACCAATAAAAAGTCGACACTATTACGCGCCGACTTTATAATACTATTCTGCAATACGTAAATTCTTCATATCCGCGCCACTAGTGTTACATGACCATATACCAGAAGATAAAACAAACACATTGCTAACACATTCAGTAACGGTAACAGGTTTACCAAAAGGATTCTCATCCCAAGTTACCTTTTTACTACTTTTAAATGCTTCTTTAAGAATTTTTGAATTATCAAAAGCATCTAATTCAAATTCATCAAGAATACCAATAATATTTAAATCACTATTAGATCTGAATATGCCAGAAAGAGTCCATTGCGCAGAATATGACACCTTATCACTATTGAACACAACACCTAATAAAGATGATTCATGTTCATTAGGAATACGAATATCATCATTTATATTGGCATATAAAATTGCATACATGCCATTTTTAAGCTTGCATAAACGATTACCTTTTAAAGCTTTTTTATAATCAAACGGTAACATTTCAAAGGCCTTTCTATTAAAATAAACTATCAAGTACACCAATTGTTTCTTTCAGGATCATTTTGAATTACTTTATAGTTAATAAATTTCTAATAATCATGCAAATTAAAATAATTACACAGATTAAAATTAAAACAAAGAAAATAATTAAAAGAACCTGAAGAATTTCATTAAAGAACGGCATAATTATAACCATTATAAAAACATATAAGGAAGAACAAGTATACTGTATATAATTATATAAACAATAAATAACAATACAAAAGACAATGTATTTAAAGTCTTTAAACGCTTTAAATAAAAGCAGTTAAAACCAAATGCTGATAAATATACCAAATTTGCAATCACAATATTTGCAGACATAGCAACTTCCATTAAAGAATATAATCATAAAAATATCGACACTAAAGTCGATATTTCTATATAATACTATATCTAGAATTAAAAACATCCAAATTTAGCAATAAAATAATAAATAAGATATAAAAACAATAAAACAATAAAACAATAAGTAGGCCAAATGAACATACAGTTGCCACACAAAAGCAAACTAATAAATTAAATATAAATCTATTAATATAAGATATAATATTCATATACCCGCGCCGCCTAATTCTCTAGTGATTAAAAATACATGTATACACCTATACAAATACTAATACAACAATACAATACACACATATATAGGAATATACAATACAAAGGCTATTACAAAATAGCCTTATATAAAAACAATACAGTAATACATATATAACTAATACGAATACTACTAAACAATACAAAAAGTATATAATCATATATAAAGATCAATATACTTCTGAAAGAGTCAAATACTATTATATAAACATTATTATTATAAACCATTTAAGGTGATAATTACCTAATAGGATCTATTATAATATGAATACATCCTTACTAGAATCAAATACTAGAATCAAATACTAGGATCAAATACTAGGATCAAATACTAGGATCAAATACTAGGATCAAATACTAGGATCAAATACTAGGAT